TCTTGGATATACTTCACGTAATTGAGAATATCTTGAATCGTATCATTCGGTAAAAAAGATAGATTTACAAATACGCCGCTTTTGTTCTCGTTGATTTTTACAACTGGTGATTTCTTCAAGATTCGCAGAATTTCTACCTGGTGAATCTTAGCGAGAGATTCGATTTTATTTTTTACAGATTCCAGCTCGCTTATATTAACGCTCATGATATAGCCATACTTATTATGCTAATTTTATATGTATTTAGAATTAGTTTAATTTAGTTTAAAACCAAATCCTCGCCTCCAGTCATCTTGATGCGTGGTTTCTTTACCTGCTCCAGCCTTTTCTCCACAAGCTGACCAATTACACAAATGTAAGGGTCATTCAATTCGTATCGCACACCAATAACCTTGATGACAATATCCATATTTTCCTTGATTGAATTGAAATATTTGTCTGTATTATGATGGTCGCGTGCAATAAACACTGTAACGGGAATCACATCATTCGTGTCGACGACTTGGGCGTGAATGCCCGCCTTGGTTATCGTCTTACTGCTGCACTCGATTTTCATACCTTCTACCGGATGGCAAATCATACACTCGAATATGGTCTGGAATTCTACACTCGAGTTTGTAACTTCTCCGGAGGAGTAACTAATAATACGAATAGAACCAGGTCGAATAAAGCCCTCGGCAATACATCTTCCCTCGACTGCGTCGGTAATTTTCTCTTCTAGAATTTTCTTGACGTTTCCACCGACTTCATTAATCGATAAGACCGTCTTCTTGGTGAGAACCGACTTTATGTAAACACCGAAAATCTTTTCAGAATTTTGAGCCATTGTACTGTATTATTATATAATCTGTATATAATAATTCGAATCAATTTTTCTTCGATAATGTTATGATTTTGTTGATAATGCCTTGTTCATTGTTCAAATACCAGTGTTTGTCATTCTTGTTTGTATCATTATATTCCCTCAATATTATTTCGAGTAAAACTTCGAGTTTCTCTTTAGAACTTATTAAATAATCTCTAATGTTGATTATATTATATTTTGTTTCTCCTAATACGTCGTTTATATGCGAAATTAATTTTTTCAGAGAAATATCTGTTAATCTTGCTCCGCGTGTTCTCGAGTTTGTTGTTTTCTTTACTTTCATCACAAACATCTCTTCTCTGTCGTTTTTAAACCATTCGGTGAACCCTATAGTGTCTGCGAGCAATTCTGGAGGCGTTACGTAAATATCATTGTAATCGCTTGATTGTAATAGAGGTTTATATTCAATTTCATTATTGGATTCCGTCCAAACGCCGTCCCTTAATACAAATGCACGAGTAGTTTTATTATCCTTTGTTAGAATAATTCCTACATCGCCATTTTTTGCAGTCATCATTTTATCTTCAAAATGTTCTACAATTAATGCTTCCATCGTGTCGAGTTCTTGTTTCTCCTCTTCAAGGGTTCGCTTTGGTGCCTCCCAGTTTCCATCAAACATGCGGTTTAATAATGTTATTTTGTCTGTGAATACCAAATTGTCCATCATATGCGATACCACGTGAGCACGGAGAGAATTATCCGTCATACCATATTCGGCTTTAAGATGTGTTTTAATGTCATTGAATGTATTATACCACCATTTGCTTTTGGACTTATCGCGCGGCGGACCATGTTCCACTACACTTTCTTTTAGATACTCGAGTGCCGCGATGAAGTCTCCGGCCGTCTGTCGGAGAACCTTATCGCTATCTGTTCTCGTGTATCCCATATCCATCAATTTGCTATGATTCGTCGGGAACACATCGTTGAAATTATTTGTGAGATTTTTTATGATTTGTTCGTAGTTACTGGTTGACGTATTTGCCGTCTTTCGTATCTCAAATGTCACATTTTTGAACTTTACATCGACGGGCATACTTCTTTCATAAATCGATATGTTCTTGTCCGTTATTTCAACAGGTTGGAATAGATACTCGTCTCCGTTATTTATTAGATGCCCCAATCTACCGTATTCATCCGTTATAAGCTCATTTGAATTATCAATTAACTGTGTCAATGCTGAGTATATTTGTTCATCTGAATATTTGTTTGTGCCATTCTCAGTATCGTCAGATATTCGTATGGAGTTTATATATTGCTTTAATTCATCTCCATTATAATAACTACGGCGTTTGAATAATTCCTTGATACGTTTTATAATTCTGTTATTATTGGCTTCTGCAAATTCAATACTATATGTGTCTTTGGATATGTCCGGAGCAATTTCATCCGCGTTGGGAGAACGGAAACATTGAAATACACAATTATCCTTATAATCACACATGTTTGCGTTCGTTTCTGGCTTATCACCAATCTCATACGGAATCTCGTTGGCCTCTCCCGGGTTACTAGACAACGATAGTTGGATAGTTTTGTTTTTTACAATCTGATACAGCTGTTCTGTAGTGAAGTTCGTCTGCCCAATATTTAAATAGCAATCAACCGCGATTTCTTTGAGTGCGCGAGTAACTTCACCAATTTCGATTGCCTTCTGTTCTGCTAGGCGATACACATACAAGTCCGCAGTTTCGACTATTCCGATTGATGTTGCGTGGAGGAATATTTCCACATTGCGTTTTTTGAATGGCAAATTACAGTGACTCAGATTACGAACTCCGCGCCCAATAATCTGCTCAATACGATTCATATTATACCATGGTTCCATTATGTGGACCTGGCGTATGTTCTTGAAATCGATACCCTCGCCAGCAGCCCTGGAAATAATGACGACTTTCACTAGTTTGCCATCCATGTTCTCTTTTTGGTTCAAATATTTGATATCCTCGTCATTATTGGGTGATAGAGTAGCATCCCCTGTTAGCATTACGTATCTTGCAGTAGGTGGAACTGGCGGGGTCTTGAATAATGATTTGGTCCCCTTATCCGAACCATAACGGGAGAACCCAATCTCTTCGAGAGCCAGCGCCATAGGAACTGCGCCTCCATCGATGTATTGAGTATATATTAATATGATACCTTCCGATTTCTTGACAATCTCGCATATTTTCGCCATTTTCGCACTGTATTTGGGAAGGTTCTCCGGACTGAATATTCTTCCATATTCTTGTTCAATTTCCGGTTTGTATCTGAAATTATATTGCTTATCTGTATTTAATTCCTTAGAATGCATTATATTGGATAATCCACTTTTTCCTATCATACTAGCAATTAGTTCCGCGGAATCCTCCGCCGAATACTCGACGCTGGGGTCGAAATCCTTGGATGGATATACAATATTGAGCGCCTCGAGTGGTTTTTGCAAAATCGCATATCCGAATGTATCCTTGTCTTCGAATGCTTTGTCTGCATCTTCGCTTCCGTTACGAATACTATCTATAATCATATCATAGCCCTTCTGTTGGTATTCTCCGATTCCATTCATGTATACACGGACATATTTCAGAGCGCCGTCAGCATCAATCGGTTTGCCATTCATTTGTTCGGTTGGATATACGAAATTCGGGTCCTTTTCAGGGTATATTCGATAAGGGAATGTGTATGGGTTCTCCCCCCTTACATAAGAAACGTATCCATTTAATTTCTTCTGTAGTAGCTTCCGACCTTCTTCTCCTTTGAATTTCCCCGGACCTTCGAAAATATCGGATATTTTGATTTTCTTTCGCCCATCGTTCACATTCATTAGATTCGTCAGCCAGATGATTTCCTCGTAGGAATTATACATGGGCGTTGCCGATAGTAATACTAGTCGCATATTATCCGTGTATTTTGCAATTTGCATAAGCAAATCGGCCGACCTACGCTTACTGAGGTTCTCGTCAGTCATTCGAATATTATGCACCTCGTCGATTACAATGAGGCTATTATTGAATGTTCTCTTAATACGTTGATTTATAATACGTTGGTCAGCAGACCCTTTCAATTCGAGAGTTTCACTAATATAGTTGGCAAACTGAGTATATCCCATAAAAATATAATATTGCTTTATAATCGCTTTCACTTGGTTGATTATGTTCTCCCGGTCACTCTCAAGACCCTTGGCATCAGTCGGATTGATTTCCTTGAGTATGGCGTTTCCAACACATGTGTTTAAATTCCAGACACCATTCTCGAGAACCAGCTTGCGTTCGTCGAATAACTGCAACATGAAATTGTCCTGAACGTTGGGGGATGCAATTATCATTATTTTCTGTTTGATTCCCGTCTGTTTCATATAGTTACGCATTTCTTCTGTTATTCCTATGGCCGAGCATGTTTTGCCGGTTCCTAGCCCGTGGAACAATAACAAGCTATTGTAAGGTGTCTGAAAGGATAGGAAATTTTTCACGAATGATTGGTGGGGCATGAGTTCAAAGTCCGCGCTACATAGTTTTTCGGCTTGTTCTACAATATCTTTTGCCTCGCCATCATATTTCGTGTCATTGAATTCTTTGCGTTTTTCGATTTTGATATTTAAGTTCGGGTCGTCTAAATTTGGATATAAAAAATCATGCCTTGGATCATCTGCGGTAGCCCCCCACACGCCCCCCTCATCCTCATACTCGTCTTCTGCGGGGGCTTCCGCCCCCCGCACGCCCCCCTCGTCTTCATACTCATCTTCTTCTTCTGCGGGGACTTCTTCTTCTGCGGGGGCTTCCGCCCCCCGCACGCCCCCATCGTCTTCAGATTCATCTTCTTCTGCGGGAGCTACCTCCTCTTCGACTGGTTTATCGGTGTTTATAATTATAGGTTCTCCAATAATGACGGGTTTACGCTTGATTACACGGACAGGTTGGACAACCTTCTTTGGTATTACTTCCGCAACTGGTTCATTTACTGCAACCAAATTTTTTTTTGTAACTCTTGGGTTTTTCGCATTCACAAATTTTATCTTGATTTTTTCGCCTGTTGCTATATCAATAACGTCTTCATAATCACGTTTAAAACGTTCCGCACCAATCATATCCTTCAAATCACTAGCAATTTCACGATATAAGCCATCCTCATATTGTACCTTCGGCCAATTTGTATATGGTCTAATTTCGCATCGTTGTCTGCTTGTATTATATTTTTCATGACGTCCACATTGTTTTTCTTTTTTTCCTTTTATCTCTTCCTCCATTTTATATATATATTAGAAATATATAAAACACACGTTACGCGTATTATCTACATCTGATAAATCGACAATTGTTTCAAACAGGAATCCACATTTGTGATTATCCTCTTCTTTTCTAAATTATAATCTCGCATTTGCGTTAAACAGGTCCCAATACGCGACCAGCACATTTTACTTACCTCGGACCGCTGGTAGTTATCCAGATTCAGTGTGTCATTGTATTCCATATACACAAGAAAATACTTGTGTTTGTAAGAAATGTAATTGGAACCAACAAATATCTCTTCAAATGGAGTCACATTATGTATAGGATGTATCATATCAATTGTGAACCCAGTCTCTTCGCAAAATTCGCGGATGGCACAGTCATAGTCAGTCTCGTTATTATTCCTACGACCCTTGGGAAACCCCCACTCGGGTTCCGCCCAATTCGAATATTGTCTGGACTCATCTATTAAATTAGAGAGCGTATAGAAATCATTACGCAGAACAACGCCAGATACCAAAGTGGCGTGTTTTTCTCTCGAATTACTCTCTTCCATTTTGTATCTCGCATTACAGAATCCTTCGCCCCATATGTCCTTCCAAAGTGTATTAAAATCGGTTGTCTTTAAACGATTCTTCTCATATTCCGTCATCTGTTTCAACATATTCATAATGTAGCTTTTATTCTGAACGGAATATTTACCACGCATGAAATCAATATAACCAAGGCTCTCCTTCCTACATATAAGTAAATACTCTATTGCGCCGGTCTTTGACTTACGAAACGCAATAACGCCAGAGCTAGTAATCGGCATTTTGCAATTTGTAAATTGATGTCCAACCTTTCCGCAATTATTACAGTGATTATTTTTATTCATGTCGTTAAAATATATAATAACAGAGTTCTATATACTTTACCTACATGAATTTCGATTCCGATGTATGGGGACCTCATTATTGGTTTTTTTTACACACCATCGCTCATTCCTATCCTGAAAATCCGAATGCAGTGACAAAGCGCAAATATTACGACCTCATACAGAACATGCCCTTATTTATTCCAGACGCCGAGATGGGTAGTAAATTTAGCAATATGATTGATAAATATCCAGTTAGCCCATATTTAGGTTCTCGCGAATCATTTGTTCGATGGATGCATTTTATACATAATAAAGTGAATGTGTCGCTAGGTAAAGAGGAGATGTCATTTTTGAAATCGGTTGATATTTATAAGTCGTATTACAATTCCAAGCCATTTGTGCTGAGCGAGCAAATTAACTTGAGAAAACATTATCTGTATGTAGCCATCGTGTTTTTATGCATATTTTTGATATATATTTATTATTAATTGTATAGATATAATATAATATAGTCAATGCGTTTCGAATTAGTCATTTTATTAGTCACTGCCTTTGTAATAGCAAATATTCATACAGATGGTAAGTATCTGAAACTAGCGTTATCTTGGAAGAAATATTACCAGATGTTAGGTGTTGCGTTTGTAGGATATATGCTATGTTGGTTGATGAGGAAAAACCCTGAACGCGCAAAGCATATGTTAGTTTCATCGAATGAATATTTAAAATACTTGCCCGTTGACAAAAATACCACAGATTTCATATCGCCCATACTAGATTTCACCGCAAAACATGATTTCGGTGGTCCAATGCCGCATCAATATGAAAGCCGAGTTCTCCAATCGGGTGGCGGAATCGCAAAACCTACAACCGCAACCGCAACGAAACGTTCTGTAAGCGAAACAAAGAAAAAATTCGTTGCTGCACAACAGAATTGGCATTGCGGCGATTGTCAGAAACAATTGCCAGCTTGGTTCGAGGTTGATCATACAATTCGCCTAGAACATGGTGGAAGTAATCATGTAAGTAATCTGGTAGCACTTTGCAGAGATTGTCATGGAAAGAAAACTGCTATTGAAAATTTATAATGTATATATATACGTTTAGGTAATTCATGTCATCACTAGACAAAATAACGGATTTTTATACAGAATACGGATTAAACCGTAGTCAAGTATTATTGATTTTTTTGATTATCGTAACAATAGGCAATTTATTCTACGTGTCTGGAGTAAATGTTTTAGAATCGAAAGCATATGCTTCTACTTTCACGGTATTTTTCATGATTATGTTATTGGCAGTGTATAAACTATTTACATCAAAATCTGAAAATCAATCTACCAGCAAGTCTGACCAACCGATTGCGTATACAACTATCTTTGTTATCTTCGCATTTTTATTATTCAGCGTCGTTTCCGAGTTTTATAGTAAATACATCAAGACGTCTGCTATTTTCCAAAATGTTTCCGATAGTCTGCAAAATCGCGTTATCATAAACCTCGTTCAAATCAGTCTGGTGATTGCAATTGTTGTCGTTGGAATTTCGGCTGTAAACAATTTCTTTGGGCGATGGTTGAACAATGCTGTTGGATGGCCAGGGTTTATTATTAATTTGATAGTTTATATTCCTTGCTTGTTGACAGACTTTATAAAATACCTGAAGGCTCAATATGGAATAACATCTAGCGTTACATTTATCCTATTGGCAATTGAAGCTACATTAATTGCTGGTTATGCATTCATTCCCAGTTTGATTGCGTCGAAACTCAAAGAGGATAGCATTACAGTTATGAATTCCCCAGAGTTCTTGGATAACGCAGTTATAAAGAGCTTTGATAAACAAGATATAGGAGAGCATGATTATAAGAGAACCAATTACGCGTTCTCTATGTGGGTGTATATTAATCCACAAACGAATAAAAACAATGCTAACTCAAATATCTTCTCATATGCGAATGCTTATCCAAAAATATCCTATATTAAGAATGATAGTCAAACCGGCAAGGACATTTATCGTTTCATAGTCAATACCCAAAACTATGATATATCGTTAACGAATCAGAAATGGAACAACATCGTTATGAATTTCAACGACAATGATACAGTTGATATCTTTATAAACGGAAATTTAGAGAGAACATTCGATAAAAGCGACAGGAAATCATTGATTAACGATGGCCTTAATACAATAACAATCGGTAGCAATAATGGTATATATGGTGCCATATGTAATATACAGTATTATAACAGACCAGTTCGTCTGAATGAGATAACGGCAAATTATAATTTACTGCGAAATAACAATCCTCCTACCAATAATATAATGTAAAACATATATATAAATGGACTTTTTAGTTATTTTTTTAGCCATCTTACTCATCGTAGTTATCTTCTATATGGTATATACCAAATCTGACAATACAAAGTCTAAAATAGAGGTCGACATGTCAGCACAACTTGCTGACATAACCACTGACAAGTTAGTTAAACCGGATGCGGTATCATATACATACAAGGTGTGGTTATATGTTGATAAGCCTATTTCATCTACAGCGTTTATATTTGCGAGGGATAAGGATTTGACTCTAAAGTTAAATGGGACTACGTCGGTGTTAAGTGTGACAACTAAACACGAAAGTTCTGCCGATATAACGCATATGATTACAAACAACTTCCCTCTGCAAAAGTGGGTATATGTTGTCATCAGTGTGGATAACGCCACGATTGACATGTATTTAGATGGAAAACTGGTGAAATCCGTTGTTGACATGCACACACCGGATGGCACGTCGCCGATTAAGTTTGGAATAAACTCCGGTGTATTCATGTCCAAGTTCAATCGTGTTGTCGGTGCATCTGACCCACAGACTGTTTGGAGCGATTACCTTGATGGCAGTGGTTCGGGGCTAAGCAATTTAGCCAACAAATATAGTGTGAACCTGACTGTATTAAAAGACAATGTTCTTTCTACAAGTGTTTCTTTATGGTAAATTATTTATCATTCTAAATATATAACAATGGAGTTAAATCGACCGCTGACTGAACAACTTCCTGATATACAAACTGGTGCTACAAATACTATAAATAATGTTACAGAATCGGTTAGTTCATCATTGAAGGATTTCTCTACGCAGAGCATTGGAACAACGAGCGAGGAGTTTTTAAACTCGAATAGCATGATTTCCAAATTTGCGTTCTTGGTGCTTGTTCTAATAGTATTCATCATGTTGATGAATTTAGGAGTCTTTCTGATTAATTACATATTGCAACCATCTAAAAGTCCGTATGTCATCAAGGGTTTACAACCAGGAAATCGGACGGTTCGTATTCCTCAAGACCCGAAAAATTCGAATGCAGTGACTATCTACCGTTCAAATAACGCCGATAAAGGCATTGAATTTACATGGACAGTGTGGATTAATATAGACAGATTGCCAGACTCGCCTAAAAACATATTTACGAAGGGATTTGGCGGAAGTCAACGGGGGCCTAGCGTTAGCCTTAAAGGTAATACAGACAAAACTGGTTCGATTATTGTAGGTATGGATTCAGTAAACGCGTCCGATGCGAATATAATCGAGATTCCTAATATTCCGTTGGGTCGCTGGTTCAATCTAGCAATTCGCATGCAGAATAAAATTATGGATGTTTATGTGAATGGAACTGTTACAAAGCGTTATGTGTTCTCTAGCATTCCTCGCCAGAATTTCGGTGATGTCATTGTAGGTGAATTTGATGGAACACTATCTGATTTGAGGTATTTCGATAGCGCACTCAATATTTTCCAGCTCAATAATATTGCTATGGCTGGTCCGAATCTAAAGTCGGAATCAAAAACATTGGATACGCGTTTTGATTATCTATCGAGTTTGTGGTATAGCCCTAGTAAATAATAAATAATATAGCTCATTATTATAATAATGGGCGATACTAACGCTTGTAGGCAACGGCAAATATTTTTAATGGCGACTGCATCATTACCAAAAAATCGAATAGAGATGCAAGCAAATCCATATGTGAACACATCTTACACCCAGTCTCAATTAGATATGCGTCGTAAGGCGGAGATTCTACAACATAACCGTAATGCGTCGAAAGTTGGGGGGTTATCTCAATCGCAGAAATATGCAAATGCAATTAATAAGAATGCCAAGAATGCTTATAATATCACGACAACTTGTGGTAGCGACTTGTATTTACCATCACTATCATCATCATGTGACGTTCCTGGACCTGTCATTACTTTACAATATGACCCAGCAGTCCCATTGTATAATTACGAAAAAAATACAGATGCATATGGAATACTTAATCCGGATACCATTGGTAAATGGGTTGATGAAGTTTATAATAATATACCTGCCTTTACTGGGATTGAGACTACATTTATCAATTCGCTAGCAATTGGCGTTTTAGATACAAATCCAACCAGTTTTACAATTAACGTGCCTGTGGGTATATATGTCGAAGGAATTGCAACTGGGGCATCTGCGTCAGGTAGTGTGAAATTATCGAGCGTCGTCATAACGATTTATTATAATAATGCACTAGTTACATTGACGACTGCACCAACAATCAGATTAAATGGGGTTGCTCTACCACAAGCGTCTACATCGCAATATACTGTAGATATGTCTGGACCGTCATTCAGTGGTTCTCAATATATAGGTAATCTTTCTATATCTGATTTGGTTCTCCCTACGCAATATGGATTCGTCTATACTATAAAAATAAAGTGCACGACGTCGGTTACATCTCAGGTAGGAACCTATACAAATTTTAAATCGGGTGCTATTGTTAATTTGACCACGCCGACCTTATTTAAATGTTCGTTTGCTGCGCTCAGTCCGGCACCTCCAGCACAAATCGCATATGCGATAACTGCATTAGATGTATAATTCTATAAATAAATCAAGGTTTATTTCAAATCCTAAATCGATAAAATTTAATAGGAAGTCTTCGATTTTATCATAGTTTGTTGTTGTTTCTGGTGGGTTCTCTGGTTTCTTAATTATTTTGTGTTCGATGATGCAACTACTCGTCATCATTGATTTTCCTATATTGGTGAATGACCATGATGGTATATCCATAATATACCATAATGCACATATTTTTACGGATGAGAAATTGTGGGGTTCAGGCAGAGTCTCTTCGAGGGGAAAATCTGACCCGACATGCATTTGTTGGCATCCTCCACCATTATGCAGCCTCTGCGTTGGGCTTGTTCTCCCACTAAACACCATCCGCCCTTGTTCGCGGAAATGGGATTTTGTATCGGGTTCGCAGTGGTGTCCTCTTCGGGGTCGTCTACCGATTTCGTTTTAGGTAGATTCAATACTCGGTCAAGTTCGCTGGTATCGACGCCCCCTTTACTGGCGGAGATAAGAAGATTACCTACATTCTGAACTGTGCCCTCAGCAATATCGATTCCCGTTTTCGCAGTATCTGACACGACATCGGCTGTCTTGTTAATAACCGCGCCGGTTGTATAGCCAAATAGCGACAGGATGGGTGTCAATATAGGTCCAAAGATGGCGATTATAGTCTTGATGGCATTGCTTAAATAATCGAGCAAGTTTACACCAACAAATGATAGAAGTAGGAGAACAACGAGGACAATTATGATTAGATTCTTTCCGCTAAATGAATCAAAACCTGAATCACCATTCGGGGAATTTAAAACTTCATATTTCGGTTGAACACTTTCCATTGCTTATATATTTATTAGATATATATTCGTTTGTAATAACTCTTTTTTTTATACGTTTATAGTAAAAATTATGGGTGCCTTTAATTTTATTGAGTCGTTCTTTTTGCTAAGTTTAGGGATTACATTCGTATTAATTGTTCTCCTAGTTTACCACTTTAAGCAGAAGTTGAGCACAATGGAGCAAAAGTGCGATACTATGTTCGAGATTGTTCAGAACCTTGTGCAGGAGTTTAAGACAGTTAAACAAGAGTGCGGTTCAATGCCCGTGCAGACCTCTTGTCCAATGTCAATGTGTCGCGAATTCGTTAGTTCGGATTTCATGAGGAATGTTTGTGATGACGAGGATGATGAGGCTGAGGAGGATGAGGATGATGAGGATGACGAGGACGAGGACGAGGACGAGGATGAGGATGATGATGAGGATGATGATGAGGATGAACGCGATGTCAAAATAATCAATATGAGCGAAAGCGCTATAGAAGAAATAATCGAGTTAGAGCCGGAAGCACCTATAGTTATTGAGGAGACCGTCGATTATAAGAAACAGACAGTTGCAGAACTGAGGACTATAGTCACATCGCGGGGTTTAGCAACCAATCCGAGTAGGTTATCGAAAACTGAATTGCTGAAGTTATTGGAGAAATAAATTTTACGATTATACTATATAGACAATGGAACGCCAATATGCTAAATGCGATATCACTTTAGTAAAACCTATACCTTCGCAATTCAAAGTTATTCCGATATGTGAAGATGATAACAGTAATTTGTTACGCAGCAACTCTATTATTACGAATGCTGATTACCGTAAGTATATGATTTCAAAATCTACCATTATCAACGAGCGCAATACCAAAGAGTATTCCAAAAGTCTTTAGACCATAAATAGATATAGAATAATAGTAAACTATTCTATATTTATGAGTATAATTAGTTTCGACATCGGTATTAAAAATATGGCGTATTGTGTGTTTGATGCAACCGGTGGTGTGGTCGATTGGAATGTTGTGAGTCTTATGAACCAAGAACCTGAGGTTAAGATGTGTTCTTCTGTAACAAAAACGAAATCTAAGAAGAATGCGGATGTGGCTCCGGCTGCATGTGGTAAGAAAGCCAAATACGAAATTAACAATGAGTGTTATTGTGAGAAACATGCGAAAACGAGCTTTTATTTACTACCAGATAGTAAATGTTCTCCTGTTAGTGTTAAGAAACTCAAGTTGGATGAATTAAAACAAATGGCTAGTTCCCGATTCATAGCAGTCCTTGATTCAGACAACAAGGCGTCGCTAGTTACAAAAATAAATTCTTTCTTCTATGAGAGAACCTTGCGACCAATAGTAGCAAAAAAGAGTAATGCAGGCACTACCGATCTAATCACTATAGGCAAAAATCTGAAAACTGAGTTTGACAAAATCGAACATTTTCGGGATGCAAAACATGTGATTGTGGAGAACCAGATTTCGCCGATTGCAACGAGAATGAAGACAATCCAAGGAATGTTGGCGCAGTATTTTATAATGCGACATGATAGCATCAACATCGAGTTCCTATCATCTGCTGGTAAACTGAAAGGGTTCGAGAAGCAGAATGAGAACCTGGATTCTGAATATAAACAACATAAAAAGGATGCAGTTTTCTATTGTTCGCGGTTCTTGGAAACAGAGCGGTATGCTGGGTGGAAACATATACTAGAAACCAAAAAGAAGGACGACTTGGCGGACTGTTTCCTACAAGGGATTCATTGGATGAAACGCGAAAATATTATTTCCTCTGCGTAGAACTTAAACATAATTTATGTATAATAATAATAAAATGGAAGTCATTGATTTAGGCAGCTTAGACTCGATTACAATGAATATCGGGGAAACTAGACAGACTAATTTCGGTGGCGGAATCGAGCTTCTTATGAATGATAAAAACAAGAGTTCGTCATCGTCTACTAGAATCGATTTAGGAGAACTTGATAATTTAGAGAACGAACTAAACGAGCTTTCTAGTATGAATATGAATCCTGCACCCGCGCCACCTCCTGCGCCTTCAAATAAATCGAGTGGCGGTGGTTATTTTGGATTTGGTAAAACAGACACTTCGGCGGACACAAATGATTCAAAATTGGGTGGGGCGACAGTAGATAGCATTGGCAATACGAAGACTTGGGATGGGTTCTCGAAGTTGAATGAGGTTCCTCTGGGAGGTGGTGGCGGAAGTGCTGGTGCGAATTTGAATGAGCGTGAAAAGCGTAGGAAGAAGCGCGTTATGATTAAGAGTTTGGAGCAGTGGCACGAGAAGGGGCTTGTAAAGAATATTTCGCATTTCACTATGGAATCTACTTACGAGGAGGTGGAGGACGAATATGAGGGGGCGCTCGAGGATAAGCGCAAGCGCGATGCAATTAAAATTCAGCAGAACTGGTTAATCACCGCCATCAATACCATCGAATACGGGAATGCGATGTTCGACCCATTCGGCATTTCGCTCGATGGCTGGGGTGAGTCCATTAGTGAGGATATCGATAGTTATGATGAGATTTTCGAGCAGCTCCATGAGAAATACAAGGGTGGAAAGATGAGTCCGGAGCTTAGCTTGTTGATGCGTCTCGGGTTCAGTGCGAGTGTTATCCATTTCAGTAATAAGGCACTCTCGACTGCCGCACCTGGATTCAATGATGTTATCAAGCAGTCGCCTGAACTTATGCGTATGTTTACCAATGCAACGGTTGATTCGATGAAGCAGACCGCGCCCGGTATGGCGTTTGCGAGCGAGCTACTCAATAGTAATAAGCCGACGACCATGAACCGCCCGCCACCTGCGCCCGTTGAGACGCGTAATTTCGCACCGCCACCGGCTAGCGCAAGGCCCGGCATGCAATTCACCCAGAACCGTCCGGACATTGACGCGGGGCGTGGCGCTATGTTCCGTGAGCAAGGAATCGATATCAGCAACACTGCCGCGGAGACACAGCCCAGGTCGACTAGACCCGAGATGACTGGACCGCGCAACATGGATATCGATAATATCCTATCGGGACTCAAGACGAAGAATGTCAATATTTCGAATGATGATGACTCCTTAGTTAGTCTGAGTAGTTTGAACGACGTTAATGGAACGGCGATGCCGAAGAAGTCCGCCAGACGTCGTAATCGGTCGGATAAGAATGTGATTTCTCTCGACATTTGAAAAATTAAAGAATTTCAACACAAAATGTAGTAAAAATTGATTCACGTTTTTTCAACTTAACTGTAATCAATTCACGAAAACAACGATTTAACAACTAACAAGATGGAGGCCAAAACTAAGACAAAGTCGATTCAGTTCACACCGGAGACCAAACCGGAATATTATGGTAAGATTAAGAAGCCTGAGCCCATCAAGTGGCAGGTAGATAAGCGCAAGGCGCTCGACGACGGAGCGCAGTGGTATTATAGTCACCTGGGTGACATTCAGGGACCTTGGGACGGGAAGGTCATGCGTAAGTGGCTCGAGGCAGGACACTTCACACCGAGTCTTGAGATTCGCATGGGTTCAGTTGGCGATTTCGCTGAGCTGGAGATGCACTTCGCGAACATAAATGATGCGTTCTGTATACCATCGGAGCTACTTATGTCGCTCCTGTCCATTGGAAAGGATAAGTTCACTACAGTTTTAGACGGAAAGGAAACTTGGAGACTAGGCGAGGCTAAGCAGCGCATTCTTTGGGAACAACTCTCTCCCAACAACAACGTCTACATTGGAGAATACTACATGGGGAAGTTGGGCAACGTTATCGAACGTCTGCCGTTGTGTGGGGAGTGTCGTGGCATAATGACCCCAACAAAGGTAGGTTCGGACAGCGGTTTGTTTTGGACTTACGGATGTAACTGTATGGATAGCGACGGACCCGAAGAGATTGAGACTGAGACTGAGACTAAGTGTTATCGCCAGGTGCCGAAGCCGTCCGACTTGGACGGAATGGTCAAGCCCTCGCCGTCCATTCTGTTTGAACTATGCCACGACCATTGTTGCCGCGTGTTGCCAAATGGATGTTCTAAGACAGAAGTAATAAATACCAGTAAATTGCAAATCAACCTGGCGAGCGCTCTATTGACTAAGAAACTCCTGGTTCATAATAACGACCATCCCGACGGCGCTTGGTCGTGGAAGGATTGGAAGACTGGTCGTGAGCAGGCAGTTTACTTCTTTGATGATGGCACCATATTCTCTGAACGTAAGCCATTCGGAACCTGGAAGACAAACACAGGAGTCACGGGAATCGCAATATATCAGCAACCAGGTGATTGGACTACCTTATATCGTACACACCTCAGCGAGAGAATCGAGATAACTCTCGATAATTGCTTTGTTGGCCCGGAAGAGATTGAAACTGTCTATATGTATATACTACTTGAAGCGGACACTGGATTGCATTATTTGCAGCAGGACTGTGCATATTTCCAGAAGATTGGTGATGAGGTGGTGTTGGCGGATTTGTTTGGAAACCCGACAAAGTCGGCGTCTAAGAAGATAATATACGAGTAAAAAAAATAAACATAAAAATTAATTCTGTAAATAACATATTTTTTATTGCAAACACAAGTCCGTCTTGTATCGAGCTCGGCATGACAGCATAATAAATATTATTTTTGAAATCGATATAAAGAAGAAGTCGTATAGATAAGTAGGTGGGGAGGCCCACTTCAAGAAAACAAGGTGCTTTTATAAACGGGAAATTGAGATTTGTGTATGGTATACACCGGTGTAGCTCAGAGGCAGAGCATTTTACTTTTAATAAAATGGCCGCGGGTTCGATCCCCGTCACCGGTATTCGGATGGTGATACAGCTCACGGAGCAAAAAATCAGGGAACCAAGGTTCCCCCGAACCCCCTCCTTCCATTGTGGTTTAAGGATGGGGTCGGAGGGTTGCACAGGAAGTGCAGTTGAAAACTTCGTTTTCTAGAACCGTGGTTCCCTGCTCAGTTGAGTGCCCGAGTGGTTAAAGGGGGCGGACTTAAGATCCGCTGCGTTAGCTTCGTGGGTTCGAACCCCACCTCAACTATCATCCATCTTTGGGAAAAGTGGAGCCAATTTTTTGGCAAGTGTTTCCCAGTTGTTAAAACACAACTGCCTTTATGGTAAGGCTCCATTATTTTAGTGGTTAGAATCCGCGTCTTATACCTATCAAGTGAGCGTGGGACACCAGTTCGATTCTGGTATGGAGCATTTGGAGGGGGATACAGCTTGTGGAGCAAATTGGATATAGATTGATATATTCGCCTGATTTGAGAATGAACAAACAATATGATTTATTTCTTATCGGCATTAGGAGCAGCTTGTGGAGCATACTTTGATGTAGTTTAGTGGTTAGAACTAAGTCGCGTTAGACTTCAACCTCGGGTTCGATTCCCAGCGTCAAAACGGAGGGGGATACAGCTCAAGGAGCAACAACTCTATTGTGTGCTAAGTAAGCAATCATACAAATATATGTATGAAAATACTGGGTCTCGAATCCCGTCGGTAGAGGGAGCAGCTTGTGTAGCAACGGCAACAGCTCAAGGAGCAAAACCTCTATTGTCTGTTAAGTAAGCAATCATACAAATATGTATGAAAATACTGGGTCTCGAATCCCATCGATAGAACCGGAGGGGGATACAGCTCACGGAGCAAATTGGATATAGATTGATTAACAATTTATATTCGCCTGATTTGAGAATGAACAAACAATATGATTTATTCCTTATCGGCATTCGGAGCAGCTTGTGGAGCATTTGGTCTCATGATGTAATGGTAGCATACTTGTTTCTGACACAAGATATTCTGGTTCGATTCCGGATGAGACCTATTATCTACTGTGATACTAATGGGTTAAGTATTATGGGCCACTCAGGCCGCATAAATGTGGGTTCGAATCCCTCCAGTAGAACGGAGCAGCTTGTGGAGCATACTTTGATGTAGTTTAAATCTAAAACGAGAGGACCAAACTTATCCCTAAATTTCGGTTGGAGCCCGAACATCAAAACTGGAGGGAGGATGCAGCTCATGGAGCAAAAACAAGTCCGATGTGGTCTAGGTGGTTATGACAGGGATCTTTCAAGTCTCTGACTCGGGTTCGAGTCCCGACATCGGAAACAGGGAACCGACGGTTCCCCGCACCCCTCCCTCATGGGAATGTAGTGTGAGATACAGCTCGTGGAGCAAAAGAACAAGTCTGATGTGGTCTAGGCGGTTATGACGTGGAGTTCTCAACTCTAAAACTTGGGTTCGAGTCCCAACATTGGAAACAGGAGGGTGATACAGCTCATGGAGTAATTAAGGTTTCTATAGCTCAGCCGGCAGCAGCGTGCGACTGTTAATCGCAAGGTCACAGGTTCGATCCCTGTTAGGAACGTTTGGAGGGGGAAGCAGCTCAAGGAGCAAAAGGAATGGTTAGATAGATAGCTTAGATGGATAAAGCATGACCAAAAGGTCAAAGTCGCGGGATCGACTCCCCGCTCTCAATAATCAGGGAACCTACGGTTCCCCGAACCCCTCCCTCAGATGAGGATGAGAGGGGATTTGTAGAGGGACAAAGAGTCCTTTACAAAGTTCTTATAGTAGAGCATGTGTTCGTTAATCTTGGAACTTTATGGAGGGTGATACAGCTCATGGAGCAAATTTAACAACGGGTTATTTTTAAAAAATAACCAGACACTCACTTGTATAATATTGTTCGGTTGCTCACAGCGAACCCTTTTAAAAGCACTTTTAAGCTCAAAAAAGCAGCCCGAAAGAACAATATCTTTAGTCGTGTAGTATCACGTCTTGCAAAATAGCAAGAAATAACTGGGGCAGAACCAGTCGTGGTTGGAACTCTGTGGCGCAGCGGTAGCGTGTTGGATTCATAACCCAAAGGACGGAGGATCGAGACCTCCCAGAGTTATCACATTCCAGTCGGTTGGAATTTTTGGTCGTGTAGTGAAATAGTATCACGTCTTGCAATTCAGCAAGAAATAACTGGGGCAGAACCAGTCGCGATTGCGCGTGAAATTGGATTTACGCAATGCAGGCTTTAGCTCAGTTGGTAGAGCGTTTGACTGTAGTGGAAAACAAACATCAAACAGCCGCTGGTTCGATTCCGGCAAGCCTGAACCGAATTTCGTTGGAGAAATTCGCCGCCCCAATTTCCTCTACGCAAGAGGGATTGGGGTTTTTCGACCCAATAGTGTAGTGGTTATCACAGCGGTCTTTGAATCCGTTAACCTGGGTTCGAATCCCGGTTGGGTCTTTTTCAACTTTGAAAAGGTGAAACCGAAAACCCTCCCTTTATTGGGAGGGTTTTTTGCGTTATAAAACCTTGTAAGGGAGGGGTCGTAGGGGGGCGAAGCCCCCTACTGTCCGTGTGGCGAAATGGATATCGCGTCCGACTTCTAATCGGGAGATTGCGGGTTCGACCCCCGCCTCGGACTTAAGGAACCTGTGTAAAATATAATATATTGCTAATTTATAATGAACCCCGAATTATCTACGTTTATTGGTATTATGGTGTTTTACATTCTGTTATCTTACGTAATTGGTCCAGTTCTGTTTTATTATGCGTTTGGAAAAACGTTGAAATCTGCAGGAAACGGATTTATTGTCGGTAGTTTAGTGTCGATTGCCTTGTGGCATTTTGCAGGTTCCAAAATGATTTAGTATATTTTGTGTATTTTATATACACAAAATGTGAAATAAAGAGTCCATATATGTATTGGACTGCGATTCTAGCATATACTATCAGAGAGGGTTACCTAAACAGCATCTTATCGATTGTCGTCCTTACACAGAAAAAATGATGCATGGCAATTCCAAGCGCGAACAATGCAATGAGAACATGCAGGAATTGATACTGTGGTAAAAGGAACCGGTGAATCAAGAACGCACCGACGATTGTGAAAATCACATCAACGACCGCGATGTTGAATATGCGGAATGAATGTGCGCCCTCACCGACCTTACCGAAAATCTCGCTATATTTGCAGGGCATGTGATATAGAATGTAGTTATATTATTTTTTCATCGTCTTACGTTTCGATTTGCGTTTTGATTTCGTTTTACGTTTGGATTTTGATTTACCTCCTTCATTTGTTTTTCGTCTTTTAGATTCGGGTGCCTCTTTCGGCGATTCTTTATCTACATGAACCTCGCCTGGCATATGACCTTCGTAACTTAAACTTTGATGGTCTCTTAGTGCCGTAACTTTTAATGCTTCCATATTAGCGGATGATTCCCCTGGTTTAGCTTTTATAGCAAGAGCACCAGGAACATTTTTTTCAACATCATCAATATTTTTCTCATCGTCATCTATAAAAATTATCTTTTCATCCTTTCGGAACGAATTAATAGTTTTAGATTTAGGAATATAGTGCTGGTTAAAAGAACCATGTATACCAGTTATCATATTATAAGCTCCGACATGTTGTTCTAATACATGTTGTAGATATTGTTTAAGAAGGGCTTCATCCGCCCAAGATACAACATGAAATGGTATTCCATATCCTTTGAATTCTCTAATTAATGCTGCAAGTTGTTGTATTTCTTCACGCGTCATCAAATCTTTATAACGTGTATATGTTATACCATTATATTCAAATATAGCTACTGGTTTTCCACCACTATGTTTAGCAAACGTATTATCAAAATCTGCTACAGCTATTGTATTATTCGCTGGTGTTAATCCGCGACTACTCGAAAAAAGTCCTGCCATATATAGTGTATCTGTATAAAATATTCATAATGTATTTATAAATATTTTCTAATAACGACGTCCACGAGATTTCCTACCACGCGACTTCTTCTTTTTCTTGTTGGTCTTATTCTTCTTCTTTTTGTAAACCTTCATTTTCTCCTCAACTGAAACCTCAGCTTTCTCCTCATCTGCAACTGCAACCTCAGCTTTCTTCTCGTCAGTGCTTAAACCATTCTTCTCCTTCCAAGCATCATACTTCGGTCTCACATGAGTCGCAAGCTTCAACATAGGAACATCCTTGTTCTCCGGACTCGCACGCTCTTCGGCCATAAACTTCAACCAAGCATTGCCCATTTTATATATACTACGCAGATATTTTTCATTAGTACTGCTTCAAAAATTCATGAAACTCAATATTAAAATCTACTACCGGTTTGGGGTATTTCACGTCTTTATAATTCACATGCGCAACCTTCCAATTAAAAATATCGCGAGGCGCAACATCTGCCAATTCCGGAATCCATCGCTTAATATATTCCGCTTCACTGTCGAATTTCTCCGATTGAATCCATGGACTAAATGTGCGAAAATACGGCATATGGTCTACACCCGTTCCCGAAATCCATTGCCAGTTTCCATTGTTATTTGCAACATCATAATCCACAAGTTTCCTCGCAAAGTATTTTTCTCCCCAACGCCAATCAATCAACAGTGCCTTCACCAAAAAACTAGAAACGACTAAACGTCCGCGATTATGCATCCAACCAGTTGTATTCATTTGTCGCATGGCCGCATCTACAATTGGAAACCCCGTCTTGCCCTTACACCATAAATCGAACTTAGTCCGGCTATTCTTCCACTTAATTGTATTCTTGGGGTCCATTTCCGGGTATCCGAAGAGAACATGTGCATAAAACTCGCGCCATATGAGCTGTCGACGTAATTCGCCTGTAAATTGTTTATACACCTCGCGCACCGACACACATCCAAATTTGATGTATGCCGATAACAACGTAGTATTGGTAGCAAAATAGTCTCGCGTATCCGCATATGTTTTGTTTATTTCTTTAATAGAACGCAATCGCTCGAGACCCAAGGTTCTCCCGCCATGCACCAAAACGTCATCGTTGGTCTTCACCAGCAATCTCCTCGCATCGGCCAACTTTATCTCACTATGCACGGCACCATACGCATGTGATTTGAGCACCGACTTTCTTGCGGTAACAGGCGATTCGACTGGTAATGGGAGAACCGTCTCATAAAAGGGTGTGAATACTTTGTATGGATTACCAGATTTACTCACTATAGTTCCAGGTTCATACAAATAATAATCTTGATACATCGAACACTGGACGTCCATCTTCTTACACAACCGGACAATCTCGTCGTCACGAATCAGTGCATAGGGTGTATAATCGCGGTTGAAGTATACTGCATCGATTTGGAGAACCTTAATTAAATCACGAATAACCGACTTATTTTTACCATAAAATGTGCTAAGTTCTCCTCCAGCGGTCTTAATGTCAGCAGCTAGGTCTTCTAAACTCTCTACCATGAATTGGACCGCGTTGTTCGATTTATATGTATTGGTTGGACCAACCTGCTCCGGCGTGAATATAAAACAGGTGAATACATTTTCGCACTGTGTGGTTGCGTGGTGAAGCGCCATATTATCATCTATACGTAAATCCCTCCGGAATATAAAAAGCCCATTTTTCACCATTTACTATTACAATACGGTCATATTTTTTTATCTTATTTTATAAAATATAAGATAAAAAGATATCGTATTAATATGTATGAATCATACCTTATTGACTATAGGACTGTTCCTGTTGCATATATATTCATCTATCAAAATACACGTATCTATGGCCTGGGCTCACATATACAACAATAGTGTTTTGGTTCAACACATAGTAGCAGGATTACACACGTTCATGTATGAACTGAAGCGATATTTCTATAGCTGCCGAATCGAACCCCCGTATCCATATTGGTCAGTATTTTGTGATGGTAATGAATTGATTGTCCCTATTTCCACATTGATGCAAGATAACATAAATATCCTATTCGATATGTTACTGAATAGTTTCCAAAATACTACGGTAACACTAAATAGCGAGTATCTCCTGATGATGCGTGTCAATGATCAAGCAATTATTTCACGCATATATGATAAGAACCGAGACGATTATGATATTGTTATCGAAAAATCAAGGAAACATTTCTTGAGTGTCGAATATACCCATCCCGAAATGTCGAGCCGAATTGTGCTCGATTTGGACCCGTCGTTGTATTTAGTCGGAAACGAAGTATTTACTGCGGGTTTTGTCCAACGCTGTCTCGAATATCAATCAGAAAACTATGTGTTTGATGATAATTACGTATTGGACATAATGGATTCAAAAATCAAAATGTTGACACTGAAGAAGGGCGAATATATTATTATAGGTAAGACAGAATACGAGAAAAGGGTATAAAGATTTCTATAGTTATAATATACGGGAAGCTATGGATCCAACCCACAAACTGCATGGTAAATGGGATTTGTATTACCATTTACCACACGACAAGAACTGGGAACTGTCTAGTTATAAGGTCATTCTGGGTGACATTGACACTGTTGAGCGAACGATTCTAATCAATGAGAGTTTGACCGAGCACATTGTGAAGTATTCGATGTTGTTTGCTATGCGGTCGGGTATTACTCCGATGTGGGAGGACCCGAAGAACAGGACTGGTGGCTGTTTTTCATTCAAGGTGATTAACAAGCAAGTTTTTGAGGTTTGGAAGGCATTATTTTATGCTATGTGCGGAGAGACATTGTGTATCAACAAACAACATAGCAAGTTTATAAATGGAATAACCGTTTCTCCCAAACGGAATTTTTGTATTGTTAAGATATGGATGGAGAATTGCACGCTACAGGACCCGAATATCATTATGGATATTCCGAACCTGCAGAAGCAGGGGTGCTTATTCAAGAAGCATGCACCCGAATTCTAGGAAAAATTGATTTATCGATTTATGATATAATATGGATATCATAAAACTAATAATGGCAGAAGAGCGAATTCTAATGTGTTTGACGAAGCTAGAGGGGCACTTGGGTTGGGATACGAGCGCCATGTGTATTACATCTCGCATTCTAAACTTATCGCATTATATTTGCCCTGAGCCAATCGAACATAGGGCAATTTATGCACTTCTAGAAAACCGATGCAGTGATAGTGATTTGAAACCTTGCCAACAGTGTGTGTATCATATGCTACCGTTCTTTGGATTTGCGGATGATGAGTTGAATGAATATGTGAAGGTTTTGCTCGGCGATAATTGCGAATATCAAATGCCTGGCCACTGTATGTTTACGGAGGAATTCTATGAAGAGATATACGAACTAATGGTGCAGGAGCATTTGGAGAGTTGGCGCGATGGTTATTTCGAGCCGGAGGATTTGACGCCAGACGAATTGGTGATGCATAATGAATATATCGCGTATGCAAAGGAACACAAACTTATGTAAACACCCCACTTGATTGTATCTTATATTTATTTTTTGTTATCATATAAGGTAACAAAAAAAACGATTCAAATTATCAACTGCGGGTAGCTCCGTATACACTATTGTCTCACCACTTCCCGTCGCCGCCTCAGGGGAGGGGGGTAAGGGTTGCGCCTCCGGCGCAGTTGAAAACTAAGTTTTCTAGAACCGTAGGTTCCCTACGCCGAAGGCAAATCGGCCAAACACATTCGAATCTCCCCCAGACTCGCGACATCATACTTAACAATCAGTGGTAGGTCGTTTCCGAGATACAGCTCAAGCTGACTACAGAGCGGCGTGCATTTAATGAAATGGCTCAGACTCTTCAGTGAAAACTCGCCTTGGACTACGACCGCCGCATCTGGCTTATTAATGAACTCCATATATCCACCCGATTCCGACCTGAGAATGCGCGAACTTGCAAAGTCGCCTTCACACGAGAAAATCAGGTCGTTACCAACCGACTGGATGACGATGCGGTCGGAAATACCTGTGAGGTCACGGATAATCTTCTGGAAATCGGTGGTCGGCATATTGATGACCGTCGAATACTCGACATCCGGAACGACGAACTCCTCTGTATCCGGCTCAATCAGGCGCAACTTCTGATTATAGCGCTGTTTAATGTCACCATTATCGTATTGAAGACCCAGATGAGAAACGATACCATCATGATAATCGGACTTATCGATGTAAATCGTTAGCGTGTCATCATTTGACATAGTGGAAATGACCTTAAAGAGATGGAGAGTGTTCGCGCAGACGATGATTTTGTCGGGGTCACAACGATACTTCTCGAATCGGTCAGCGTGCAATAAGACATTTACTAAAATCGTATGTGTCTTATCGAAATTAATGATGCGCATTCCCTGCTTCGTGAATGTAATCGAGGCATCGGTCAACACATCCTTGAGCGCGGTAATCATATTGCGGATAGGCGAGACCTGCACACTTTGAATTTCTAATACTTTATCTGAGCTCATTATTATCTTATTTAATGGACTTACTGTTTATATTGTTTGTTGCATTGAAGATTTCTAAACGCATTAATAAAATTGATTTAGATGTATCTGCTTATATAATATACAAACAACCATGAAACCAATTATTAAATGGGTCGGCGGCAAAACGCAAATCGTCGACAAATTACTAGACGCCTTTCCGCCCGTCATCGAGAATTACCACGAGATATTTCTAGGTGGTGGTAGTGTCTTACTCGAACTTCTAGAGCGTGTTAAGGCGGGCAAAATCAAAATAACCGGACGAATTTATGCATATGACGTAAATGAGCCACTCATCTATGTCTATAAGAACATCCAATCCAATCATAACGGGCTATACAGAATCATCCGAGGGTTTATCGATGAGTTCAATTCGTGTTCTGGGAGCGATGTGAATCGCGCGCCCATATCCATCGAGGATGCTAAACTGTCCAAAGAAAACTACTATTATTGGATGAGGGCGCGATACAATCGCCTATCACCCGCCGAAAAGACAACCGTCGAAGGTTCTGCCCTATTCATATTCCTAAACAAGACCTGCTTCCGTGGAGTATTCCGTCTGGGACCGAATGGGTTCAATGTCCCGTATGGACACAATGCCAATCCCGAAATCATCAACCGTGCGCACCTGGATGAAATGCACGAGCTCATTCGCGACGTCGTATTTGAATGCGCCGACTTCACAGTTTCCATGGAAGCCGGAAAAATTGGTGATGGCGATTTTGTATATTTGGACCCACCATATGCGCCAGAAAACGCTAAATCGTTCGTGGGCTATACGGATAAGGGGTTTCCACTTGACCAACACAACCGGTTGTTCGGTATGTGTCGCGGATTGAAAAAAATGATGATGAGCAACGCCGATGTAGCTCTGGTCCGTCAAAACTTCCTTGCAGAACAATATGTAACGAATGTGGTTTCATGTAAACGGTCGATAAACTCCAAGAATCCAGAGGCGAAGACGAATGAAGTTATTATAACGAACTACTAAGAGACTTAAGCAAGTCGGATGCTCCAATATATTCAAATTTACGAGTGCGAAAGAACTCGAGAAACTCCTGCTTTTCTGGGCTACACATTGCTCCAGGCAGAATACCATAATTTTCCCTACACACCTTCTCCGCTCCACCCATACACAGAATCTTTACCGGTTTACCATATAGTTTTGGAATTTCAGCATATTTTACAGGCACGCCCATTATTTTTTCTCCTGCAGTTCCACTAGTGTAAAATGTTTGAGCCTTTGCTTCTAGAATAGCATCATCCACCTCCGAATCTGGCTGAAAACGTTTCTTTTTCACGGGCTTAGTCACAACCTTACCGAGTAGGATATAAATTTCTTCGCATATATGCTCTCCGAACTTGTTTGTCCATTGTTTATCTAACTTTAAATCCGTGCGACGAATCCTCATCAGTGCCCGACCCCAATTATCTTCCAACACTTTGTATTTTGACTCATCTGACCTCTTGTTCTTCTTTTCGATTTCTGGGAGGAACGACAGGTCCCCAAACAACCACTGGATGACCTCCTTTTGTCGAAGCAGAACAATCTGTGGATTTTCAATCTTGGAAATGAATGCCATAAACTGTTCAGTTGCTAAATCAGTTTCAGACTTCGTAACTGCCATCTTGGCGACCTTTTCATCAACCTTTTCTAACTTTTTCACTTCAGACATCGCAAATTTACATTTATACTTATAGTAATAAATGTAAATCAATTTTTCGCACGGTTTACAGACGTCGAACGCACATTCTGTGTGGATTTACACCCTTGAAGATTTAAAATGGGACGCCTCCCATTTTAATCTTTCAAGGTGCTGACCGATAAGTCTTCAATCCGACGCCTTTGGCGTCCCAATTGAAATCTTCATCGGTTTAAGTCTTAATCGTTTCTTAGTTTTATTTTTGGATTTAACCTTGGGATTTTTGCTTTTAGTTTTAGTTTTCTTATTTTTAGTTTTAGTGTTTTTTCTTGTCGCTCTGCCTCCTTCCGACGCACTTCTGTCCATAGGATTTCCTTGTAATGCCTTAGGCAGAGGGCTGGATTTAACTTTTTTTAGAGCCCTTTCATCAGGGTCCATAGTTACTGATTTTGCTAATGGTTGTTGGTCTAATTGCATTTCTTGGGGTGCTTGCGCCGGCTGGGTTGCTTCTTCACTACTACTACTACTCGCTCTAACGAGCGATGGAGGGCGGATTAGTATTTCATCGATGGCAAGCAATATGTCGACGTCTTTTTCATCGGAAATAGCATCAATCTCTGCATCTATCAATTGCATATCAGAATAATCATCACAATAGTAATATAAACGCTTTATTTTCAATTTCTTTATCAGGCTTTTATTCGCATGGATATAATTATTGAAATCTCCGATTATTTTATCTATTAATCCAAATGTTTCTTGACCTTTAAATTCCATATAATCCAATATTTCTTTGGTATTAATTCCTTCTGGGATATAAGTAAACATTCGTCCATCATCATCTTCATTTTCTAATAAGGTTGATACATAACCTTCTTTCCATTTACTTAACGATTCGATATATTTGTCATCAATGATACGTGGGATATGCAATTTCAAATATCCGTATGCTTCATTGATTACAGGATTAATATATTCTGTTATTAATTTGTCAGATTCAGGCATATTTATTAATAATGTAGATTTAATCAATAGAAATACATATATGTATTTTCGGATTGTTTCAAGAATAACTTCATCTCCAGGGTCTAAATACGCACCGCCTCTCATTCCGCCTGCTAATAATTGGCTACCTTCATCAATAATGGCTGGAATTTTCTCGCGCATTGCTTTCTCGCGCATTGCTTGTAAACAATCTCTAACATTCGATTCCTTTGGATTCGATGCGCGTGTTTTTACATCTTCAAAATAAGCATTCATAATAGCTTTAAAGCTACCTAACATATCTTGTCCAAGATTCGAAACTATATGAGATATAGTTTCATTGTTAAAATAATCCAAATCTGCGTGGTCCATACACATCGTAAAAGCTCTCAGGCTTAGCTTGCCGCTAGTAAATTTATAAGGCGCGGCATCTCTTATCTTTGGCGAATTTGAAGGTTTTGTTACAATTCCTATAATATCCTCTGCATTTCTCGCAAATGCTGTAAAAGCGCCACTGAATGTTGCTTTACGGTCTTCTTTATTTTCCGCAACCATCGAATCATCTTCATATGTACCAAGGTAGTAAGGTAAGAATTGTCTTCCATTTACTGAAAACGCTGGCTTTTTTATATTAAATCTTGTAATTATTCCTTGAAATAGCTCATCTACATTTTTATACATTTCGTGTAGAGAGAATCTATTGGAAAGCAAGGATTTATATGTAGATAATTCTAATTCCTTTACACTTATAAAACCGTTTAATTCTGTTAAATCGTCTAAGTCAGCCGAAGACGGAGCCCAATATGCATCATCCCTACTTTCTTCTACTCCATCAAGTGTTGCATCAACGTCCTGTTCATCTTGTGGAATATCATCGATTGACTTTATAAGTTTTAATATCGGAGTAAACAGATACCATATTGATAAAACATGTTGATACGTTTTGTCGTTTTTAGTAGCAATCTGTCCGATTTCTGTTAACGCGGCAACTAACAAATCTTTAATATCTTCGTAACGTTCTCTCATTGCACCTATATTCGTGCGGACGATTATGCGTTTAGCTTTAGTTTCTTCGAAAATACGCTTGAGAGATTCTAATCTGTTATTAGCATTTTGCATTTTTTGTGCGGGATTTGAATACTTTGCTACAAGTTCTTTGCTAACGCACAAAAGAAATCCATTGGGCATGTTTAATATAGATATCGGGTTACCATATTTGAGGCCAATCTTGAATGCCCCTAGGTCATATGTAACAGATGCATGTATTCCATTTGAAATACTAGGGGTTAACTTATATGTTGTTGCATCTGTTCCTGGCGTTCCTTCTGGTTCGATTAACATATGTTCAATCGATGGTTGTGATGTATATAGTTGAATACCACTGTCGCCAACTTTCTTAGAAGCAACCTTCTTTGGACCACTCGTTGTGATAACATTCCTACCGTTTCGGAATGCATTTGATATAACATCGAGTATGGGAACATTACTTGAATCAGTTTCTTTATTAGAATCATCACGAGTAACTGAATAGACTAGTTTCTTGGTTGGGTGAGTGTCATCGTGTATGTTTAATGTGGATTTAACATTTGCAAAGCGTCTGGCTAATTCTACATTTGTTACACCAACATTTGGTACACTAAATCCTTCCGTTGATAATTCCATATCGTATTTCGAATACATCAATATCCCAATAGTGTCTTCGCTATTAAGTTGTCCACTGCGGTCAATGAATTTAGGATACTGAACTACCTCAGTTCCGATACACACTCCACAAAGTGATTTGCTTCCAACCTTGTTGAATCCATGAGCTTTACCAGCACCTGTGGTCGGATTCAACGTGGGACCTGGGTCATAGAAGACTGCACCCGTATTTAATGCAATTACTCTCTGATTTAGTGGCATGGGCGGCGCTTCTTCTTCTGCCATATATTCTCTCCAATCTGTTCCAAATAAATTACAACTTACTCCAAAATTTGATTTAGCCACGTCTCTCAAAATATATATGTCATCAGTTATTCCTAACAGTCCAGCAAAACAATACTGTAATAAAGAAAAAGAATTAAACCCTTCTCTATCTGAATCGTCTCCTGCGCTAGCATCCACTATTATATGAGCAACATGGTATTTTTCTGAAACCGAATCACTATAAATCTCAGATACGTCGGCATCATTTAACACGTAACAACAAGCGGTCATTTTTGGTGGCGGGGGTGCAGATGCAGGTGGAGGTGGAGGTGGAGGTTCAAGTATTGACCTTCGTAGTTGTCCTGGAGTTTTTTGTATATAAGCTCCTGATGAAGATACAAAAAAACTTTCACTATTATTTATGTATGTATTATCTGTAAATTTTGGTCTATGAAAGCCTATATATTTTGAGTGTTTTAACATAGTTTGTAAAAATACATCTTCACTTACATGTACACGAGGCCTTGCCTGCGCATCAGATATAGCTTTGCAATCGCCTGGAGTATAAGCATTAACTAACTCTACAATATTCTTAAAATTTTTATGGTCATGCCATCCATCAAATTGAGCAAACATACATAAATAAGCAATTAGTTCCGGAATATCGGTGTATTTGATTCCAGGACTATATGGATTCAATGATTTAAATGTAGTTTTTCCGCCTTGAACTATAGGAGGAATAACCTGAGATACCACCGACATATTATATATATATTACTATACTAAATTATTTGCGTAATTACGTTTTATCGACAGTGATTTCCTTCGTAACTACCTTCACTATTTATCAGTGTGCCTACACTTTTCCGATGGACTTCTTATACTACTTGTCTACCATAGTTTCCTTTGCGAGAACATGAATTACTTTTGGATAATAAATATTACGCTCACTTCCTGCAAGCGACTGTCTTTGTATATCTATACAACGCTTAGAGAACTCCGAATCTGCATCCTGGTATTCTGGGTTCTCCTGTTTCCATTCCATTAGTTTACCCATACTTTTATAAGATACAGTTTGAATAGCCTTTTGTAGCTTGGAGTCATCTACCTCTTTCGTCCATTTGTCTTCGTCTTTGATATACATAGTCTCTCGTTTCACGTCGGTACAATGAATCGGACGCTCGTTGATACTGAGTTGTTTCAAATTATCCATAAATATCTTGGAAATCCCTTGCACAAACCCGAGCTGTGCATTGTTCTCCAGGTCTTGGTAGGAAATCTCGATGTTCTTTACGAACTCGGTGAAGTTGAATGCGTCCTTACATTGCTCGTTAAGAAACAGGTTAATATTGAACTTGTTGTTATTGATAGTGTTGTTGTTACTGTTTACAATATTTGTATTTTTACTGGATTCCAGAGCTTTATTTACCAACTCAGCAGTAAGTTTCGATTGCTCGATTATGAAGTTCCTGAGTTCAACGTTGTCGCTCAATAAACGCTGATTGTCAGTTAATAAACGGTCAACATCTGTTACATTACATTTACTTTCATGATACCACAAACTATTACGAGCTTTATATGCTTTGTTACATTTTTTACATGAAAAATTTGCTGTGGCATTTTTTGGCATTTTTTCGTTCAAATTTGTTCTATTTTGGTGTTTTCGTGTCAATTTGTGAGTCGTCCAATTCGACATTTTACAGCATCTAAAGTCACATTCTTTACAAAAAAACTCTTCGGCATTTTCCGCATTTTTTTTCATTCTAAATAGTCTATATATATAGAACGGAGAAAAATGCCGAGAAAAAATACGTAAAAATATTATGCTGTCAAATTTTTCAGGAAAAAATAAAAATCAAAGCATCATGCTCACAACGTGATTTTCGAGAATTTTGGCGGCTGCATATTCATTTTTGGACATTTTTAAAATGTCCAATTTTCAAAACAACCTATTAATAATGTACCCCTTCCCAAGACTTTTAAGACTTATTGATTTTCCTACTTAAAGACGAACATTAGAATGTATGATAAAAATCGCATAATAAATTTTACTGCAAACCAACTTAAAATAATTGTTAGTTCGATACTAATGTATTATTATATCTTGGAACATGATAACCCTCGGTTGGAAAAGTGTGATAAACTGAATATTGTTAGAGAGCACACAACATTTGTTAATTGCGAAGACAAAACTAAAGTTTTCTCAATCGAACGATACTATAATGCGATTCAAATCAGGATGGTGTCCGAAGAAGAACCCGTAATTGATATAGATGATTACACATTCGGGGTAGATATTAAGAAATATTTACGTGATAAATATCCGGATTCTGAAATTGAGGTAGTTTCTTATAGATGTTATGGTGCTAATCGCTTAGATATGCCAGAAGATGTAATAGATAAAATGAACGACATGATAGAAAACGATTATTTTGTTCATTACGATTGGGATGGTTATAGTTGGATAGATGGTGCTTTATGTGAATTTGGTTGGCAAAGAAATGAGAAGGAATATCCCACAGAATGGTGGATTTATAATCCACTTACAGTAAAACTTTACAGACCTCATCGTTTTGTTTTGCCTGTCAAAAATGTGCCTCATCCACCTTTAGACCCACTCGAGGAATTAACAATGGAAGAGATTTTAGAAAAAATTCACATGTAATAGCCGATTGCAGATTGACTGAGCTAACCAAACAAAAAAAATATAAACGTTAATAAACTGACTATAATTCAAAGATTACGATTATGCAATTCCAGCGACTTCGCTTTCGACCAATTTGTAATAAACAACCCATCATCGCGATATTTCATAACTCGCGCATTAAACAGTACCTTCGCCCTCTCACTAGATTCCGTAAACGATAAATTCTCTACGAGCATACCATACATAACACACCTGTCAATGTCATATGCGGCGAGCAAATCGGCCTCCCTTACAACATGATACGCCAACTGATGTTCGCCCAAGTCTGGATACCCCTTCTGTTTCACTTTCGAGTAAGACATCGTTGTAATAATGGATACAACGATGTTCAATTCATCCTCCGTCAAGAACCCTTTCATGAAATCGCAAATGTCACAAATCGCGTTGAGTTCGTTCGGCACGTATTTTCGGTCACACATGTCGTGCAGAATCGCGGAGGCAATGATGATATTTTTTTGTGCTACAAGATGTGGGTTTTTAGCGACCTCGCTCGCATATATACTAGCAGCGAATCTCGCAACCTCGATACTATGTTTTAACGCGTGCGACTCGTCGATGTTGTATTTTTTGGTGTAGTGAATGACGCACTTGTAAGCCCGGTCTTCCATAGAGTGTTTTCTTAATTCTTAGTTCTTTCGTTTATGTTAGTGGTTATTTTTGTTACAAAACATTTCAATTTTATGATAAAACTGAATAAAGATACAGATACAACCACAATAACAAAGACAAAATGAGGTCACTTACCGCTACTCAAATCGAAAACATCGAGACGTTCATCGCAAACCGAGAACCATGCCAACCACCATGCTTGTCTATGCGCGATGTAGAAAATGCAAAAAAAAGGTATGCAGAAATAAAAGACCAGCCACCACACACATATTATGTGGCAGGACACAACGCCAATGGATTTACTATGTATAACCTATATAAGTCAACGGACAATACTATTTATATTTGCACAACCTATATTGAAACACTCAGCGCATATTATAAAGTGGAGGAGGATTGGATTGATAAACTTGCATAAAATTGAAATGGAATTTGCCCATATAATAAATGGCACCAACACAACCCAATCAAATCAATACAATGCTCGTCACTCTTACGCTCGCTTACGTGCCCTCGGCTTCCATCAAAAAGTCCGTCTGGGCCTACCCGAGCGAACCTGAGTATACCAACTTCACATTGATTCCTAGTAACTCGGATGAAATGACAGAGGCAATGAGACATTACGATGGAACTCCGGATACGATGTATGAGAAAATTAAGGAGGATTTTGAGAGTTACGATGGGGTAAAGGCGGAGGCCGAATTCACGTTCGAGTATGTAGTTCGCGATGGGTTTTATCCAATCCAGAACTCGTGGGAGCCGAAACCCCATGCAAAGCTACGCGTGCGTAGCTGGAGACTCAAGTCGGGACCGGCGATTGATAATGCATTCTATTGTAGAACTCATAGTTGTGAGTATAGCTTTGGATGTACTCTTCTTAGACAGCTAAACAACACCTTGAATCGGACACTAAGCTTAGATAAGATGCTACAGGAACGTCTTCGGGGGCGCTACATCGCAAATGTCGAGGGACAGAGTATAATCCAGCGCTCAAATATGCTACGCCGGTGTCCAACGATAAAGGGACCGGAGAATTGCGGAAATCCACTTATTATAAATCAATACAATGATATTGAGGAGGAGGTCGATTATGATAGGGTGTATGAATATTATTATGGGATGTATGGCTCGAAGGAATATGGTAAGCAGGAGAGAGACGACCAAGACGCAGTAGCAACTTTCCCTGAATAAAAAACAAATAAAATAGCATAAGTGTATATAGATGGGCATTAATGTTCATAACTCACTGATTCTATCCGTAATAATACAAACATTGGCAGGACTTGTAGATATTATAATTCTTTTTATGAAGGTTCCTTCGCGTATTTTTTTACTGAAACAGCTCTTGATTTTAGAAGTAATCGTCCAGATGGTAGAGGGCTCATTTTATGCTCATTGGCTATGGAATTTCAAGGCGATTTCAAATATAACTCCAAAACGGTATGCGGACTGGGTTATAACGACACCAACCATGCTCATTACATTGATTTTTTACATGATATTCTTACAATACGAAAAAATGAACAGGTCACACGAACTGGAGTTTTTCGATTTGTTCAAGAAAAACGTACTCCCAATCAGCAATATTCTAACACTCAATTGGGCAATGTTGTTATTCGGATATTTGACGGAAATCAAACTCCTCCCGATCACAACAGGTGTGTTCCTAGGATTCATTCCGTTTTTGACGTATTATTATATGATTTATAGTAAATATGCGAAGTTTAGTAACAGCGGTATAAACATATTCTTATATTTCTTTTTCTTTTGGTTCTTGTATGGTGTAGCGGCGCTGTTCCCATATAACATAAAAAATACATGCTATAATATATTGGACCTGTTTGCAAAGAATTTCTTTGGAATATTCCTGGCTTACATAATATTGAATAAAATTGAAGGAACGGAAACACAACAATAAATATGCAACAAACGAATGTCTGCCTTATCAGAGAACCAAATTAGTATCATCGAATCATTTATTGCCGAAAATGACGCAATTGAGATGCCAGACATAGACCAGGAACACATTGCAATAATACGTGAAGAAATCCAAACACAGCCACCGAATACATCCTATATGGTGGATTATGACTCAAATCGTCGTATCATGTATCATATGTATAAGTCATCAAAAGACAATTGTGTCTATATTATGGCAACGTCGATGCGCACTATGTTCACGAGTTATACAGACCCATTAATTGGATATTGCAGACTATAAAATTGAACTAATCGCATGCGAATTATTTTATAAAATAAATCAATAATGAAATCAACAAACATATTTAAGACGATTCGGCTTGCGTATAATATCGAATCATTCGGCTCGAGTATGGTGGTATTGGAAGACGTCGTCGGAAACGAACTGAGAGCGACTACGAAATTGTGTATGAATCGAATAAAAAAGAGCGGGATTCTACCCGAACCGAGCAGCGACCAGTCTACGGTTTTTCGAATGTTGGACTGGTGCAGGAATTGTGGTGCAGAACCACTCGCAGAAGAAATCCTGAGCTATGTCGGAATATTACCAACAAAGGATTTCACATTCGAACTAGTGTTTAGCGACGAGCTTTGCAATGTGCCTCGGTTACCTTTGCAGATTACTATGAGAACGTATATATGGAGACAAGTTGATGACAACCGTATGATTGATTATGCATTTGGTAAATTACGCGAAACATTAAACAAGGACCTCGCAAATCAGAAACATGCCGGCCGATACGTGATAAACAGAGACGAAAATCCGGTGGAATGCAGACCGACCAAATTGGTGAGATATGGGGCAGAGAATGGTCCGCCATTCGACCGCGGAATAGCCCTTGGCCCGAGCGGTGAGGAATTAGATGACAACGACCAGTATCTAGACCAATTTTATTACTAAAAATTGATTTAATAACTATTTTTATGAGTATTATAGAACACTCATAAAAATGTCGGAACAAGATACCGGCAAATTCCGAATTAATACCAAGGACCAATACTATACGAAGTCGTCAGTAGCTAGCAAGTGTGTTTCGCAGATACTCGAACTCTATCCAGAGTCAAGCGCATATTTATGGGTCGAACCATCCGCAGGTAATGGCGCATTTCTGAACCAGGCGCCCGCCGCCGCCAATAAACTCGGAATCGACATAGAACCCAAAATTGCTGGAATGCAGCAAGCCGATTTCTTGGAGTGGACACCGCCACGTGACCAAATATGCAAAAAGATATTCTTCGGTAATCCACCATTTGGTCGCCAGGGGTCACTTGCAAAGGCATTCATCAAACATGCTGCGAAATATGCCGACATTATCGCGTTTATTCTACCTAGGTCGTTCGTGAAGCCCAGTATGTCCAGAGCATTTCCGCTAGACTTTCACCCCATATCCAGCGTCGAAATAGAACGAAATGCGTTCCAAGTGAATGGCGACGAATATGACGTGCCATGTGTCTTTCAAATCTGGGAAAAGCGGACAATGAACCGGGTATTACCTGAGCCAGCCAAAGAGAGAGGATTTGTGTATGTAAAAATAAACGAACCGTTCGATATAGCATTTACGAGAGCGGGAGGACGAGCGGGCGTTTGTTACAAGGCGGGTAGTAAAGAGTTCAACGTGCAGTGTTATTATTTCATACGATTGGACAAACATAAAGACACAGTAGAAAAAATTATTAATCGTGTAAATTCACATAAATTTCCGGATAATACAGTTGGTCCGAGGAGTTTATCTAAGTCAGAAGCAAATGAGGTTTTAAATCGAATCATTGACGAGTGTTGAAGCAGAATCATTATTTTTTTTGTTACTGATTTTCTTTTCATGACCAAAGGTTTCATCCTCGAAAAATTTACCATAATGCGCATAGGGAATCTCACCCTTCGGATATTGTGCGAGTAAATCGGCTCCGCTAATGAACTTCACACGAATTTCAGGAAAGTTAATATTACTGACCAATATGTATATCAGTTTATTCGCTTTCTCTTCGAACAATGTTCGGTCAAACTTACGGCCTGTTCCAATCATGCTCGACGGATAATATTTGCAACCGCGAGCAGTAAACGTCTTCTGGTCGTATTTGATGTTTGGGTCGTCATTATCGATGAAATCGAACTCTTTACAGCCAGTCACATGGGTAATCGGAAACTTCTGTGCCAGCCAGGGTTCAATCAAATGGGAGAACACTCTACCATCATTGAATATTTTAGCCAACAGTTCTGGAGGCAAGCAATCAAATGCGACATTCGATAACGTAAAGCGATGGACTTGATTCATGAAGCAATTTGCACTTTGTATATGTGTTATCAACCTCAATCAATTTTTGCAATAAAATAAAACAACATAGAATATATTATATATTGTTTTGTAGTGATGAATGAATGTATTATCTGTTTGGATAATGTCCCAAGTAATGAACAGTCTACTATCGAATGTGGATGTAATTATGTCGTTCATATACAGTGTATAGAGAAATGGAATAACAAGTGTATAATATGCAATGAACATATTCGAAAGGTAGATTTTAGTATTTATAGGCGATTATACATACAATGTTTGGTTACGTCATTGGCGTTATTCGTGCTGATTATAATTTGGGACCACTTCCACTGAACCATTGTATCGTGTTCTTATTTTTAACCTTTATCACACGACCAATCGGCACTAATGTGGCATTAATGGTCTTCGCTTGTTGATAATTGTCCATCGTGTAAATCTCATTCTTCGTCTTATCATATGCATAGTCGACACCCGCATCCGTAAGTTTCGCAACTTTAATATTGACTTTCTTAGTTTCCAATTCATCCTTCATATGCTGGTCCTCCTCAATCGATGGGTGCGACCCAAAATCATTCGACTGTATTTTTCCATAATTATAGCATACCAATTTATCTTTGTTGATACCCGAATACACTGCGCAATCGAACGCACTTTCTTTCACGGATTTTAGAAGCTGTTGATTGATGCGATTTTTAATACCAGCGGTCTCAAACAACGACTCGTCTGTGCTGAGTGGTCTGCCATTAATCTTACTGACGTCCTTCTCTAGAATCGTCTTATTGCCAATCTTCTTTAGTTTTTCTAGGTTGAATGTGGCCAAATATAAGAAGACTTTCACGGTTCTCAGTTCCTCAGGTAACTTCGAGTGACTGCAGATGCGCCGGGCCCTACCGATGACTTGGTCAACACGGACCATATGCCAATACGGTTCGACAATATGAACGAATCGCGTATTTTTTAGGTTGATGCCCTCCGCACCGGACGATGTAATCATGATGATCTTTATAATCTCACCCATGTGATTGTTCTCTGCAATACCCTCGAATTCTTTGGTTATCGATGAAGGCACGTATTCCCATTGACTATTGTATATTTTCAATAGGATATCCTTTTCTTCCTCGGTCTCCGTTCCAGTATACAACATGAATTTCGGTTTGAGTTTGTCTTCATCCTTTTGGTCGATTACCCAATCACTATGCGACTTCTTTTGTATTTTGAACTGTGCGTAGCCGTTGGCCTCGAGTATGACTTTCAGTAGTCCGATTCCTTCGACAGTTCGGAACTGACTGTATACTAGATGTAATCCGACGTTGTCTTCGTCCATGAGATTCTTCATGATTTCTGTGAACTTCGGACTGAACTCTTTTAATTTGTTTGGTATGAGGAATTCCTCGGGTCGGTCTGCAAGATACTGCAGCGCGATTTGAATGCGCTCGTTGTATTCGACAGTGTTTGGCTCGAACGCACCCTCGGCCTCTTCTTCTTTGTCCTCATCCTTTTCCTCTGCATCCTTGTCCTTGTCCTCTTCTTCACTTTCTTCTTTTTCTTTTTCTTCTTCTTCCGCATGCTTCCTGGCTGTAGGTAACGGGCGACCAGGCGGGTCCGGGAATGCAAAGTTACAGCAAGCACGCGAACGAATCCTATAAGAGGATGTAGTCTTGAACAAGTCGTCATTTTTATTCTTACCCATCTTCTCATTCTTCTTGCGAGAGGATTCTTTATTGCGCTCAATTTCGCGTATTTTCTCATATACGGTGAATTGGTAGTCGCTCATCTCAACTTTCACTTCTTCATAATCGCGCTCCACGCCAGTCTCGTCGGTCCATTTCAGTAGCGTAGGTAATAAGCTATCTTGTGTGCTAGGGAAATGCGAGGTCAATCCCAATACGCGACGCTTGAACAACTGTTCATTCTTAATGAGTTCATCGTCGGCATCTACGAACATATTCAAAAAAGTATCCGCATCATCGGGGAGGGCTTTGTTCATAACCATTTTGGTAGCAGCGTCAATGATTTCGACTTTTTCATTTGTAAGAATCCGCTTGATGGCCTTTTGAAAATCAACGTCGGAAATATTACCCGTCTCATCCAACTTCACACCCGCATATGCATCGGCGACTTTGGCGAAACCATTCTTCTTGACATTGATGAATCCATATGGATTGCGTGTTATGGTCAATGTTCCATTGTTATAGGCAACATAATCATACGTGTTAAAATTGGCGGCGTCGAACATACGAAGTATCGATTCCGTGGTAACGGCCTCCTTGACATTCAATTGGAACGTCCAAGTCTTTATAGCTCCACGTAGGATATTAAATAATATACCTATTTCATTTGGGTAATTGATAATCGGCGTTCCGGTCATCATAATAATCTTGACGTTGGTAGCCTTCATCAGATAGTCGTATAATATATACGAAATCGTCTTGGGTTTCTTTACCTGATTCACGATTCGACTGACGAAATTGTGCGCCTCGTCGATGAGAACCACCGAATTGTCAAAAGGATTTATAGTAGACTGCTCACTGAGTTCATCAAATATCTTCTTCATATTGGGAGCATTATAGTGAATCTCCTTGTATTTGTTTTTAATCATCTCGTCGAGCTGTTCATCTATAGCGTTCTGTTCGGGAGTGCTCAAATCAGTGAAATTCGCGGGCTTCTTGACATCGACCAACCATGCACCCTTATGTTTCTGTATATATGTCATAGATAGCGAAAGTGCATTCGAGAGTAATTTCTCGAATTGAGGCTGCCCGTCAGTCGTAACGAATTCCCAAAACTGATTCTTGCGATACAAATGGTCACCACAATCCTTGAGCTGACTGAAAAAATTCTTACTCAGCGATGCGGGTGTCATTACGAATACCCGCTTCTCCGATTTCATCCCCTCTGCAATCGCAATCGACGTGCACGTTTTTCCGGAACCGAGTGCGTGCAACAGTAACAGACCTCTGTATGGTGTCATCAAATTCAAGTAATCGCGGACAGCTTTCTGGTGGGTGAGTAATTCGAAATTCACACCATCTTTATCATCACAGGTGAGTTCGTCAGACTTATCGAGGATTTCCTGGCGATATGGTTGGAAGATTTTATTGAGTTTTTCGACGGATATTTTGCGATTGTTCATGTAATATGCGGATGCCTTATGGATGATTTTACTCGTGGGTTTTGGTAGGCGCGCTGCAATCTGAGGTTTAGTAAAAATAAATGGTTTTCCGATGACCACTTTTTTTCCAGTGATTTTTCGAACAACTGGCTTTGGTTCAGGTTCTGGCGCAGCGTCAGGTTCTGGCACAGCGTCAGCTTTTGGAGCGACTTTAGTTTTAGGTTTAGGCGCCACAACAGTAGGCGCGGCAACAGTAGGTGCTTCAATAGCTGGGGCTCCAGGTCCCAATCGCAAACGTTTGAGTATTAACTCGCGATTTACGCCATTCGCAGGATGTTTTCGCATATCAATAATCACAGTCTTGTGTTTGACCTCCCGCACGTTATCTCCCTCTTCTGCGGGGGCTTCTGCCCCCCGCACGCCCCCCTCTTCCTCTTCCTCTTCCTCTTCCTCTTCCTCATCTTCTTCAAGTTTACGCTTATCTGGCACTTTCTTTTCTTCTTTTTCCTTTTCCAATAAAAATTTCACATCGAACCCCGTTTTAGGATTTGATATATGTTTCGGTTTTACTTCTAATAACGCTAAATAATTAACCATCTATATAATTATAGCTATATTCTTTTTATCAAAATCCAGACAAATTATGAATTGCAGTTTCACAAGAAATCTGCTCAGCCTTCTTCTTGATTTTGTGAACACCTTCGCCCAGGAAAACTAGCACCTTACCCTTCTCCGACATATATTGGTGCAGCTCAGTATGCGACCGAAATTGGGAAATTGGAATTGCACTAGATATCGCGACACTATGAATCTGTTGTCCTAAACACAAATAAACCCCCATGTGGTATCCCGTGTCAGGATGGTGTTCATTAATTTCCAAGTAATTCGGTGTCACCTTAAACTCCTTCTGGATTTTCACTTGCAGAATATTCTTATAGTTGTCGTCGTTCTGAATCAGGCTAATCCAATCCACATGCTTCTCGAATACACTCTCTACAAACACCTGCACAATCTGAAATCCAGGTCCAGCTAGAAATACATTTTCAAACCATTTGTCTTCATCCTTAATCATAATACGGTTAAAATCTAGAAAGAGTGCACCAATAAACGCCTCAAACAAACACCCCAGCTTCTTCAAATTATTACGCGTTTGTTTCGACTCAGCGTGCTTCGATAGAATAAACCACTTGTGTAGTCCCATATCCATAGCCATCTTACCAATCGACTCGTTTTTTACAAGCGCAATCTTCTTCTCTGTCATGAAACCCTCATTCTCTTTGGGAAAACGCTTATACAGATACAATTTAGTAATGCACTCCAGGACGCCGTCTCCAACAAATTCCAGGCGCTCGTTTGATTTGGTATACAGCGCAAGACAGTCATCGGGTTTAGGAGCAATTATGATGTTATTCTGCTTGTTCTCCAGTTCGGGACGGCGAATATAGGACCTGTGAATAAACGCGCGTTTGTATAGCTGAAAGTTATGAATGTTTGTGTTAATGCCATAGGTCTTCAAAAATCGCTGAATTTCGTCAACCGGGATTTCCTTATTTAGGGGATTGTATGGGTCGAAAACATAAGTTTCTACGCCATTCGCCTTCTTCTCAATTCGGATGTCATCGTCAGATGTGTTCATTTTATTCTGCAAATAAAATGAATATAGTAATATTGTATAGATATCCAATAATCTTTATGTCGATTCAATTTTATTATAATTGCATCGACAATAAAATCTATTTAGACTATATATATCATGGTTCTAAGTACATCCGCTAAAGCTAGAAGCGCCGCCAGTCTCGCCAACCAAAATACCGGAGGAGGAGTTAAGAAGGCTGGCATTCCGCGCGCCGTTAATGTTGCGATGAGGGTCGCATTTGAGGAGCGTGGACAACCCCAGTCTATGGCTACTATGATGCTCCCGCTCGCCTCGACCGTCAGGTCTAACCGTGGCATTGGTTGGAGGTTTTTCGAGAGGTAAATAATTTAAATACTATATTAGAGATAAATCTATATTATCTCTAATATATGAAGGTTATTATTGATGAGCGCGAAGCGATGCTATATGAGAAGTGTTTAGACATAGCGAAGACTGGCGATATTAATACGTTACATATTAACAAGCAGGTTCTCCCACTCGGTGATATACTCTTGAAATCAAATGACGACCAACTCATTTGTATTATAGAGCGTAAGAGTTTGAGCGACTTGATATCAAGCATAAAAGATGGCAGATACGAAGAACAATCACACAGATTGTCACATAATGGCGAATGTTCTCTTCATCAAGTGATTTATATTATCGAAGGTATGGTGAGTGCGCTGAGAACCCCACAAGAGAAACGTCTCGTATACTCATGCATCGCGTCACTCAATTGTTTCAAAGGATTTAGTGTCCTGCGTAGCAATTCGATACAAGAGACAGCAGAGATGCTATTGTGGATGGCAGATAAGGTCGATCGGAATCTCGCGAAATACCAGGTTGCTACTAACGCCAGCGATTTGACAACCGCAACTACAGAGCAAAATTATTGTACAGTAGTTAAAAAGACGAAGAAGGATAATATTACTCCGGATAATATCGGAGAAATATTACTGTGTCAGATACCAGGAATCAGCTCTACCACTGCGATTGCCGTAATGCAACACTTTGATTCATTCGCTCATCTTATGGACGCCATCAAGGAGAACCCAAGTTGTCTAGAGAACCTGACATGTGAATCAAATGGAAAAACTAAGAAAATCAATAAAAAGTGTCTCGAAAGTATTGTTACGTATTTACGACCGAAACTAGCTTAGGGAGATAGGTCCGAGCTAACATATGATTTCGGATTCTTATATTCTTTGTATAATTCAGGGAAAAACTGTGTTTTCGGATTAAAATATGATGGACGTGTTATCTCGTTCTCCTCATACTTTCCGGAATCAATTGACTTCTGTGTGTATTCAACACCGCCCCAGTTCAAGTCCATAGGATTATCACTCACCTTCGACTTTTCCGTAGAATCGTGAACCGCATCGATTTTGCTATAGACTCCAATCTGTAATCCGTCAGGGTCGAATCCAGGGTAATTATTAACATTGTATATTTTGCTAGCACGATTCGCATCTATGATAGGTGCAACTGTTACGGGAGATGACCCACCCTCCTGATTAAATACATCGGGACGAATTCTAAACACGTTATTACCCTGTGTATCATTCTCGCTTTGGAGGAATAAGACGGGACAGTCGATTCCTCTGGCGCGTTCGTTTTTCAGATAATCGATATATTCGTCTAAACTAGTAAAACGATAAATCTCATTTTTCATATCATCGTAGAGAACCAATTCATTACCCTTTTTTACTAGTATCGAAGGACATTTGTTTTTTGTGTCGACGCCCTTTGTTTGCATAGTTTCTCTCGTTTGCATGAATGCGGAAACTATTAACACCAATGAAAATATAACAATTAAAAATATAATAGGAACTACGCGCATATATAGTATTTCGCGAAAATAATTTGACTGATTAATGTATATGAAGAAAGAGATAAAACATAAACAAACCCGATTTAGAAAAAATAAAAAACGAAACAGAAATGTTACAAAACGAAGACGTCTGCGCTTGAATGCCATCAAATTAACTAACACGCCCAAGATGGTGACATTTGGCGAATTGAACTTGGACGATGAAACACGCAAATTAGATAAAAATACTATCATAGTTGGAATTATATATGCCAAATGGTGTCCTCACTGCAAGGATTTAATACCAGATGAAAATGATAAAACGACCGAGCCTAAATGGGACAAGATGATTGATTTAATTAAGGCTGATGCAAAAGGTAGAGACGTCGCCTATTTGAAGATTGAAGACGGCGAAGTTGGTAAGCTCGACAAACTAAACTATAAATGCAAACACCTATGTAAGACTCCGGTTGCATCGGAAGGTTTCCCAACACTGTTTAAAATTACAGGCGGAAACTGGCAAAAATACACGGGTGAACGCACTCCAGCTGTAATGGCCAAGTGGTTTTTGGATAAAAATTATGATTGAAACTATAAAATTGATTTTGTTTATGAATAAACAAAATAAATACAACTCAACTAACCAAATATGTCGTCCAAGAAGCCCATCATCTGTTCGAAGTCGTTCAAATTAATCGACTTCTGTATATACAATGAGAAAACCCAAGAGAAAGAGAAGGATAAAGAGAAAGAGAAAAAGACGAGCTTCATGATTCAGATGTTCGGAGTAAACGAGACCGGCGAAACATGTAGTATTGTCGTCAACGACTTCAAACCCTTCTTCTACGTGAAGGTGGGCGACGATTGGACAGACGCCGACGCACGTGCGTTGTATCGCGACCTGTTCAAGCGCCTCGGTGATTACTATGGCGCGTCACTCCTCAGTTGCGACTTGGTCGAAAACAAGAAACTATACGGTTATACCGGAGGAAGACTATACAAGTTTGTCAAAATCGTTTTCGACAATGCGACCGTTATGAACAAGGTCAAGCGTTTCTGGTATAACGAACACAACAATATGATAAAATTCAAGTTCAAGGGGATTCACTTGGAACTATACGAGAGCTCCATACCACCGCTATTGCGATATTTCCACATCAACAACATAAGTCCGTCGGGATGGATTCAGATATTTACAAAAAAAGCGACTGTTCCAACCGAGCTGACTACCACATGCGATTACGAATATCTTTGTCCCGCTAGTAGTATCAAGCCGCTTCCTGAGAAGGAGACAAGGGTGCCTTATAACATCTGTAGTTTTGATATTGAGGCCAGTAGTAGTCACGGCGATTTTCCGATTCCTGTCAAGACATACAAGCGTCTTGCGTCGAACATTATTGACATATTTCAAAAGCATTCTCCGGATGTATCGAGAGCAAAGTCGCTGATTGAGCGGATTGTCCAAACATCGTTCGGATACGACCGATTCGAAGATACGGACTTGGTGTATCCGAAGCGAACGAAACCGACGAAGGAGTTGGTGACACAGATGATTGCACGCTTGATGACAACGGCGATTAAAGACGCCGAGAAAATGAAGGAGAAAAACAAAAATTTGATTAGCACAATGTTCGAGCGCGATGACGCCGATGATATAGTAGACGACGATGAAATCGTCGATGAAGATGGCGGTGACAGCGATGCCGAGGATGATGACGATGAACCCAAAACATACTATAAAAAATACGAGAAACCCGCGAAGATTTCGACAAAGGCGACTATCGTGGATGTGTTGTATAACACGGATTATACGCGAGACCAGAAACTGAAATTCGCAGATGATGTGCTCACGGCCATCTTTCCTGAGTTGGAAGGCGATAAGGTGACGTTTATTGGGTCGACGTTTATGAAATATGGCGAGCCAGCGCCATACATGAATCACTGTTTGGTGTTGGGTTCGTGTGACCCGGTCGATGGCATCATCATTGATTCTGTCAAGACGGAAAGCGAACTGTTGTTGAAATGGGCCGAGTTGATTCAGACGGAAAACCCCGACATTATCATCGGTTATAATATCTTCGGGTTTGACTACGACTTCATGTTTCGCAGAGCGCAGGAAAATCACTGCGAGCGCGAATTCCTGATGTTGTCTAGGAAAAAGGACGACCTATGCGCGAAGACGAACCCCGCTGGAGAAGTCGTGGGTATCGAGAATGCCAAAGTGGTATTGGCGAGTGGCGAGTATGACCTGAAATACTTCAAGACTGCGGGGCGACTGCAGATTGATATGTATACATATTTCCGCCGCGATTTCAATCTATCGTCCTACAAACTCGATGATGTCGCAGGTCAATACATCGGCGACGATATTAAACACGTCGCAGTGAACGGAAATACGACGGAGCTATTCAGCAAAAACTTGACGGGTCTCAATGTTAGCGATTTCATCCATATTGAGATAACGGCATTCACATCGGATTACTATGACGGTGGTCGCAAGTTCCGTGTGGTGGATATTCAGAAAGGACGAGAGCATAAGGGTGTCACATACAATGTGATTGTGGTCGATGGACAGCACGGTAATATCGATATGACCAAGGCTGTGAGATGGGGTATGGCGAAGGACGATGTTACACCACAGGACATCTTCCGCCTGGCGAATGGTTCGTCGGCGGATAGGGCGATTGTCGCGAAATACTGTATTCAGGATTGTAATCTACCACTCCACCTAATGAACAAAATCGATGTGATTACGGGATATGTGGAGATGTCGCGGATTTGCAGTGTGCCGATTAGTTTCTTGGTATTTCGAGGTCAGGGCATCAAGCTCACCAGTTATGTCGCGAAGAAATGCCGTGACAAAAACACGCTCATGCCGGACCTGGACCGAAACGGCGGAAATGAGGGATATGAAGGTGCCATCGTGCTACCGCCGAAATGTGCGATGTATATGGACAACCCTGTCGCGTGTGTTGATTACGAATCCCTATATCCATCGGCGATGATTAGTCAGAAATACTCACATGACACGAAAGTCTGGACGAAGGAATACGATTTATCGGGCAAGTTGATTAAGCAAACGGGTGAAATCGGCGAGAATGGCGAATTCAAATATGACAATATGCCGGGCGTCGAATACATTGAAGTGGAGTTTGATACATTCGCGTATCTCCGAAACCCGGAGAGGCCGGCGGCGAAGGCGGTGAAGACGAAGACGGGTAAGATGATATGTCGATGGGCGCAGTCGCCAGACGCAATCATGCCGGCGATTCTCGAGGAATTGTTGAAGGCGAGGGCGGACACGAGGAAGATGATAAAAACGGAGAAGGACCCGTTTATGCAGAATATTCTCGATAAGCGTCAGCTCGGATACAAGGTGACTGCGAATTCGCTGTATGGTCAGTGTGGAGCGAAGACGTCTACATTCTACGAGAAGGATATTGCTGCGTCGACTACGGCGACGGGACGAACAATGATTACGTATGCGAAACGGATGATTGAGGAAGTGTATGGCGACCGACACTATGAAACCGAAAAACATGGAACTGTTCACACGAATGCCGAGTATGTGTACGGAGATACGGATTCTGTATTCTTCACATTCAACCTGAAAGACCCAGCGACGGGGGAAAATATCCGTGGAAAGAAGGCGCTCGAGGTTACTATCGAAATAGCTCAAGACGTCGCCCATTTGTGCTCATCCTTCCTGAAATTACCAATGAAGCTTGCCTATGAGAAAACACTGATGCCATTCTTACTTCTTTCCAAAAAGCGATATGTCGGTATGTTGTATGAGACGAACCCCGATAAGGGCAAACTCAAATATATGGGCCTAGTCCTAAAGCGACGAGACAACTGCGACCTGGTGAAAGATGTGTATGGTGGAGTGCTGAACATTCTGATGAAGGAAAATAATATCCAAGGCGCCATGGATTTCCTGGACAAGTCATTAACAGATTTGATTGCAGGTAAGGTCTCGATGGATAAGCTGGCGATTACAAAGGCTCTTCGCAGCGACTATAAAAATCCGAATCAAATCGCACATAAGGTTCTTGCGGACCGAGTAGGTGAGAGGGACCCTGGAAATAAGCCGAAACCTGGCGACCGCATAAAATACGCATTCATTGTTACAAACAAACCGAAGTCGCTGATGGGCGAGCGCATCGAAATACCCGAATATATCACCGAAAACAAACTCAAACTCGATTACGCGCACTATATTACAAATCAGTTGATGAAACCATTGCAGCAGCTATTCGGATTGGCGGTTGAGCTTATCTGGGAGTGCCAGCGCAAGCCGAGCGCCATTAAAACATACAAAAAGGATATGGAAATTCTTGAGCGTGATTGTGGCGGTGACCATGAGACATTCATGAAGAAGAAGGAAAAATACTGTTCCGCAAAAGTGAAAACATTATTATTCGATAAGGTATTGAATCAGATTTCCAATGAAAAAACTGGATGCCAGGCGATTACCAAGTTCTTCCATTAACGGAAACGAACCGGAAATTCGAATGAATATATACCATTGCCAGAAATATCAGAATTAAATAAAGTGGACAACATAGACGAAACGCTTGCATTATTATCATTTTCTTCTGTATCTGCTCCGCGTAAATCGTATCGACATACGGGGCAGCCGACATGTGACTCAAACCATCGCAGCAAATTAGGTCGGCGAAAAATGTGCTGACAATGACGGATTTGGCATACACGTTCATTTTCAACAAATTCTTCTAGAGATATAGGACACTGTGTTTCATTGAAACTACCCGGCGTATATGTGATAATTTGTGTTGCACTTAGTATTTGCGCAGGAGTTAAACCAATCTGAATTTCTTCTGTATTTGCCTGACTCAGCAAATATATAAGGGTTGCAATATCGGAACGGTTCGATGTTCTCCCTGTAGTAGCTACAGGCGTAGGTGCGGGCGCTGGGGGGGGCGCCATGTCTTGTCCGCGTTGGAGTATGCGCATAATATTGGACACGTTACGATTATATTCCAACATCATCTCGGAGTGCGCATGAATGATTTGATTATATTCAGATACAAATGCGCGCAAAAATTCGGCTGAACGGGCGTTGGTAGTTCTACCTCGATTATTATTAAATGTATTCATTGACTTATATAAAGTAATAGTTTTATATTATTATAATTGCAATGGATTTATATAAAACCAGGTGTTATACCGGACTGGCTAATCTAGGGAACACATGTTTTTTAAATTCATGTTTACAGGCGCTGAACCATACATATGAACTAAATCAATTGCTAGATAAGTTGAATAATACGTCACCAGAAAAGTCGATTATAATGAATGAATGGAATGAGTTGAGAACCCTTATGTGGTCACAAGATATGGTTGTATCGCCCCAAAAATTTGTTATGAATGTTCATAAGATTGCACGTGATAAGAACAAGGAACTGTTTACAGGATGGAGCCAGAATGATATGCCAGAATTTTTGCTATTTATGATTGAGTGTATACACGAGGCGATTGCGCGAAAGGTGAATATAAAAATTACTGGGACAAAGGAGAACTCAGTGGATGAACTTGCAGAAAAGTGTTACACAATGATAAAGGAGGACTATGCGAAGGATTATTCAGAAATTATGGATTTATTCTATGGAATCCATGTATCCGAAATTGTCTCGATGGATGGATTGACCAAACACTCTATAAAGCCCGAAAGTTATTTCGTTATGAATTTGCCTGTGCCGGATGGGTCGAATGTTTCTCTATATGATTGTTTTGATTTGTTTACTACCACCGAGGTTCTCTCAGGCGAGAATGCATGGTTCAATGAAAAAACAAAACAGAAGGAGGATATTAAGAAGCGTATCACGTTCTGGAATTTCCCTAAAATTTTGATTGTCGTATTGAAACGATTTAGCGCGGATGGGAGACATAAAAACGGTCAGTTAATTACGTGTCCATTAGATAATTTGGACTTGTCTCGATATGTATCTGGATATAATCCGCGGTCTTACAAATATGAATTATATGCAGTTTGTAATCATATAGGTAGCGTTTATGGCGGGCACTATACAGCATTTGTTAAGAACTATGCTAATGAATGGATGCATTATAATGACCAATCTGTAAATCGACTACCAGAATCCGACACTATAATAACCCCTATGGCATACTGTCTCTTTTATCGCAAAAAAAATAAATAGCTATAGTATAATGAGTGCTACAACTACACCTACAAATACAGCCACAACTACACCGGCACAGACGACTCCGGCAGCAACTCCGGCAGCAACTCCGGCACAGACGACTCCGGCAGCAACTCCGGCAACTACTACTCCGGAAAAGACCGAGTCGACAGATAAACCTAGCGTATTTGACAATGAAAATACAAGAATAATAATGTGGGTTCTCATCGGTTATTTTGGTATAATGGCAATTTTAGCAATTTTCTTCAAAGACCGTCTGGCATCGATGCAAGCGTTCTCCGGAATGGTAGTAGATATGTTAGTCTTCGGAATAGTTATTTACTATGCTTATTATTTATATGATAAAAATAAAGGCGATAGCAATGGTGTAGTCGAATCTCTTAAAAAGGAATTTATCAGAGAACTTGATGATTTTAATACAGTTATAAACCTAAGTTTATTTTTAGTAGTTGTCCAAGTTATTAGTTATGGATTCAGTATGCTAACGCTTGCAGGCGGTTCTCCCATATCGCTGAGTTTAATAAATGCGATTGGTTTATTGTATTGGGTTATTCTACTTATCGCAAACTTCTTTAAGCACGTTCTCAAGGTTGATATTCCGGGATTATTTTCATCACCTGATAAGAAGACAGAAAAGAAGACGGATTGCAAAACAGAAACAGATGGTGGCGAGGTATTCAATATATCAAATAATGTATATTCCTACGAGGAAGCGCGCCAAATGTGCAGTTCATTCGGTGCTCGATTGGCCAACTATGATGAGGTTGAGAAAGCGTATACTAGCGGAGGCGAATGGTGCAATTATGGCTGGTCGGAAGGTCAAATGATATTATACCCGACACAAAAAGATACATGGAGTGTTCTCCAGAGAAATAAGAAGCGCGCGAATGATTGTGGCAGGCCCGGCATTAATGGTGGATATATTGTAAACCCAAATGTGAGGTTTGGTGCAAACTGCTACGGTAAGAAACCTACTGCATCAGACATCGATGTACAACGCATGAATGCCGCAAAAACATTAGATTCAATTCCAACAAGTGATGATGAAAAGGCGTTGGATGAGAAGGTGAGACAGTGGAAAAATGTCAATGTAAGTCCATTCAATAAAAACAAATGGTCTGCGTACTAATTTTAGTTGTAGTTTTTCAATAAATATAAATAACTTATTATATTTATTGAACTGTCGCCTCTGCATATTTACGGCGTTCTTCTTTCAAACGCTCATATAATTCATAAATGAATGCTTTACCGTGTATTAACGAACAATAAAAAATACAACCACGATTATTTTCATAATCCGCTATATTCGATTCTATCATATGGATTCGCCTTGCTATTTTCTGTATCTCAATTTCATTGGAACTAATTTTTACCATCTACCTAATTAATTTAGATATTTTTATATTACTTTGCCTTTTTAGTTTTTCGCACACCAACTATTTTCGGCAGCTGGCGTTTCGTCTGCTTACCTTTCGTATCAAGAACTCTCTCATAAAGCGCATCATATTTATCATACTCCATTACATCCAATATTGCATCGCTGCTAATAAAACTCTCATTCGCCATAGGTCGAAACACTAAACCAAGCGGAACTGACAAATGCTTGAGCGCCGGAAATCCGGCAATTGAACAAACATCCCCTCCATGCATAGTGTTCTCTTCAAACATGGTTTTTTCTAAAAATGACCTTTCGTATAGCATATATATTAGTCACGCATATTATTTTGTAACATTTCTGCGTATATCCGAGACAGTTGTAATCTCTCGGTTCTCCTTAAGGTATTTTATAATAGATGCTACATGTTCTTTGTTCGGTATTATTTTATCTAGGCATGTTTCGATATACGTGAATGTGATGGGCGAATACTCCTTACGGTCATAGACGCGCAGATTACCATCACTAATCTGCAATTTTGTCTCGCGCATATTTTTACTATCAACATAATTACATATTTGTGACGTAAGTTGATTTTTAGATTCACGTATTTGTTTTAATTTTTCATTTGCCAATTTGAGTTGTGTATCGAGAACAACCCACCGCTGAATATTACTTACGAATTCTTCTTTATTATTATCCATTCTATTATAATAATAAATATTAAATTTTAACGCTTTCCACGCGTACCCTTCTTGCCCTTACTTTTACCTTTTCCCATTTTACGAATTTTCTTCGCCGTCCTGCGAACAGACTTGCGCATCTTCTTTGCAGAGCGCTTGAACTTGGTATTCGCATAAAGAAGAAGCGCCGGAACAGCCATGTTCGTGAGCATTCCGCGACCACCCCTGTTTCCGCCAGTAACGGGTACAGCGGCAATGGGAGCAGCATTCGGGTTGTTCATCGCGATAACGTTGGAGCCGGGAACAGCGTGCTGGGCATCGCCGGCACCGTAAACGGCAAGCGCGTAATCAGCCGCGCCAGAACCACCCGTAATGGGCTTCACATCGACAAAGTCAGCAGGAGCAAGCGGTCTAAGTTCGCCAAGAGGTCCACCTCCAGTAACAAGAGCAGGAGCAAGCGGTCTAAGTTCGCCGAGGGGTCCACCTCCCGAAGCATGTTTGCGCATTGTATTATCCATTATATATTAATAGCCTATATTTTTTCCAATCCGATTCTTTGAATTCTATACGGCATTTGAATCAACAAATATAAAATTGCTAAAACTATCAAAATGAAGAAGACATTATACAAACAAATGAACCATATATACACATATATTTCGTCGTATATAAAGGAAACTACTGGTTTTATCACTTCTTTCACATCGCGTTTAATGTCTTCATTCTTGAAAATATCCGACAAAACATTCCGCATCCTATTAGAAAAATAGTAGAAATATTATTTTATTACCATACGCGTTTATAGTGTTAATTTTATTTCATTTTATATCATATCTAAAATGAACGCAATTAATGAACCAAATGACAATTTCCCGTTCGACAAGTTAGCATTAACTTCTCCTATCGCTATGTCTGGCGGAAACCATTTTATGAAATTCTTGCTAAATGATAAGCCCGTATATATTCAACCACCGAATTGTAAACTCAAACAGGGAATCGTCAAAACGGGTAAACGTTCGTATTGCGACCTTATGTTTACCAATGAGAACGAGAAATTCATTCGATGGATGGAGAATTTAGAAACGTTTAGTCGCAAATACATTTATAATCATCGTGCGAAATGGTTCGAAACGGAATTGGATGAACATGATATTGAGAACTCATTCACTTCGCCACTGAAGATATTCAAATCAGGTAAGTATTATATTGCGCGAATAAATGTCCAGACCATACTAGGTAAGACGACATTGAAAATATATGATGAAAATGAGAGCGTAATTGAGTGTGAGAATTTGAAGGAGAATGAAGACGTCGCGACAATTTTGGAGATTCAGGGAATCAAATGTTCTGCACGTATGTTTCAAATTGAGATGGAGATGAAACAGTTATTGGTTCTTAAGCCCGTAGACATGTTTGAAAGGTGCATATTAAAAACACCGTCGAAGGAATCTTTAGAGAAATCTATCCAAGAACCGCAAATAGAACCTATCACGCCAACCGAGCCTCTATCCATAGAGCATCTATCTACAGAAACAATCATAGAACCCGTAGAAGAACCAATTAGAGAACCTGTAGAAGAACCAATCAGAGAACCCGAACCAATAGAACAAAAAGAACCTCCCATAGAAGAACAAAAGGAACCTTCTATAGAAGAACAAAAGGAACCTTCCATAGAAGAACAAAAGGAACCAAGCGATTTAGAAGAATTTGAATTAATAGTTGAATCAGACGAAACAGTATTTTTGAAGAAACGAGATGACGTATATTACAAAATGTATCGTGAAGCTTTAAGAAAAGCCAAAGAGGCCAAAGAGTTGGCTCTATCTAGTTATTTAGATGCAAAACATATTAAAAATACTTATATGTTGACGGATTTAGACGACGATGATGAAAGTGATTTAGAAGACGATTTTGATTTTGACCCCGCATAATTATTTAGCAAATAAAACCAACTTTTCGGAAATAATTTTATCAACCGTTTATATAAACAGGATGTTAACAAATTTTCAACAGTTGATGAAAGGACTCTCCAGTTGGTTCGAACCCAAGCGTATTGCAATTCTAATTGTCGCAATTGCCTTGGGGGTTGCGCTTTTATACTATTCCCAGTCTAAGACCATTGGACTTGAGAAGTTAGAGGATGGCTCTGAGAAGAAGGCGCCTGCCACCACATCGGTTGCGGATGTTACGCCGGTCTCCTCGGAGAACCAGTATACGCTTTCGCCTACGGCTAACCCCGTCGACCTCCTCCCCAAGGATGTCAACAGCAAGTGGACGACGCTGAACAACCTCAATGGCGCGAACATTAACATGCCTGACCTCCTCCAGGCCGGTGTCCACATCGGTTTAGACACGATTGGCCAGAGCCTTCGCAACGCCAATCTCCAGGAGCGCTCCGACCCGATTATCCCTATCTCGGATACCGGACCCTGGAACAAGAGCACGATTGAGCCCGACTATGGCCGTGTTCCCCTCGACATTGGTGAAGGCAAGCGTTAAATAAATTTATTATTATAACATCATATTATAATAATGCCTGTTTCAACATATACATATCCAAATGGATTCCGACTAATATACGAAAAATCAAATGGTAGTATCCCCGTTACAAATATGCAAATATTTGTAGATTTTGGTTCTGCATATGAGACTGACGATTCGAGAGGCGCTGCGCATTTTATCGAACATATGTGTTTCAAAGGAACAAAGCGTATAAAGGAATCAAAACAAATACAACGCACTTATGATAGGGTTGGTGCGTATATAAATGCATATACAGATAAGCGATATACGAGATATGTTACAAAATGTGATAGTAATTATACCGAAAGTCTAATGAATCTGTTTGCAGACATGTTGTTCAATTCGCTATTTCGAGAGAACGACTGTGCTATGGAGGACAAAATAGTCATCGAGGAATCTTCAAAAAGCAGCGATAATTCTGAGACCGAATTAGTTGACCGTAGCGAGGAAATGTTATATAATGGTAGCGCATTTGCGTATCCTATAGATACGTTGGCATATCATAAAAAACAGATGGACTGCGCCCGCATGAATGAATTATACAAATTATTCTACCAGCCGAACCGCATTTCTATTAGTATCGTGTCAGACCTTTCGTTGTCGCATATTAAACAAATGCTAGCATCGTCGCCATTCGCAAAACTACAAAATAGCGCGCCGTACCACAATACTATAAATCGGTGTATTACGCCTCAATCTGATACTGCGTATTATATAAAAGAGAAGATAACAGATAAGACAACGCACATATCATTGGGATTTAGAATAAACCGTGAAGATAGACACGCAGCGATAGTGCTAAGGACTCTTATAGGCGGACCAATGAGCTCGCGCTTGTTTATTAAATTACGCGAAGATAATGGATTGACGTATACTTCTAGTGCATATGTCACATATTATGATATTTATGGAGACCTTACTCTGTATGCTGAAACAGATAGCACCAAAGTAATGTCAAATAGTAATGGGAAAAAAGGTGTTCTCCCACTCATGTTGGACGTCATCAATGATATTCTGAAGAATGGCGTAACTGTGGAAGAGTTCGAGTTTGCGAAAGGTTATTTGAAAGGGACGATGAATGGCGAATTAGACAATAATACACTGAAATGCAAACATAATGGTGCGCATTTCTTAGAGTATCCAGATGAACCGTTTTATGAATATACAAAACTATACGACGCGCATTACAAGAACATTACAAGAAAGGAAATTGATGATGTGGCGCGCAAGTATTTCAGGAAGGATAATTTGAGTGTTTGTTTAATTGGTGGTAAAACGCCAAAGCCAAATCAAGTGAAGGCAGCCATAAAATTAATGTATCGACATTAATATATACATGCAAATACTGGACATTTTAGGATATATATTGGTAATATTCATCATCGGAATATGTTTATACATCTATTTTGATACCGACAGTTTCCAATTGAAGTGCATTATATCGTCAGTCGATGGTAATAAATATTGTGTTCGCGAACGAGCAAATCTGAAGGCTGCTTCCGACCTACTTGCTAAGACATCGCTTCAGTGCAAGAAGCTAGTCGACTATATGGCGGAAAAACACCCTAATAACGAAGCTGTGAAGCGTCTAGTAAATGGATATAACCCTCAGAAAATAATGGAAACATTACCAACGAGTCAATATACAGCATATAGTGAGAACAAAGGTGAAAAATTGGCCTTCTGTTTAAACGTCAAGAAGGATGACGTCACCAATTTAATTGACGAACATACTCTGATGTTTGTTGCCATACATGAGCTTTCGCACATAATGACGAAATCGATTGGACACAAGAGCGAGTTCTGGGAGAACTTCAAATTCATGTTGCAAAATGCGAAGGAGGCAGGCATTCACGAACCTGCGGATTATAAGAAGAAGCCTGCCGAATATTGTTCGATGAAAATATCCGATAACCCATTCTATGATATTAAATAAAAACGTAAACATAAATATAAATATAAATACAAACCACTTGTATTTATATATATTGAAATGCCGTCTTGCACTCACGCTTATTTGACTAAATGTAAAACGAACCCACAGCCACCCGGGTTCGGTGATTTTTTAAGAGGAACAGTAGCATTGTTTTATTTTGCAGAAGCATGTGGTTTCGAATTGTTAATTGATTATAATTCTCATCCTATATTTTCGTTTTTGAAATTCGGGGACCATTATACGGTTAATAACAAGGATACCGAAATACATGAATGTATATGTCCGCTCTCGTATCCCGATATAATCAATAATTTGAGTGTTTTATTTCAGAGACACACATCGTTTTCAGTTCTCACAAACTCATTTTATGCGACGAATCACCTTGGTGAGTTTGTAGTGTTTGCTGAGCTATCTGATACTTGTAAACAGTTCATGCGAAAGTTACTTACGCCATCGGATATGATTGAACGTGTTCTCTCACATGTGTATGAAGAGCTGGGTGTGGATGTAGCGAAAGGCTATAAGGTGATTCATCTTAGATTGGGCGACGTATTTATACATGATGACGTATATGATGAGAACGCGGCAACCAAAATAGCCGATAAATTCAAACGTCTTATAATAAGTCGCAGTATAACAGATAAGTGTATTTTGTTAACAGATTCGGCATCAATTGGTCGTCGCATTTCGAAGTTATCTCCACAAATCGCGTATTGGGATAATAATAAAATACATACAGGCGATTTGCGGAGCAAAGCGACGCACGGTCTACGCGATACCGTGATTGATATGGTAATTATGTCGCGTGCGAATGAAATCTTGAGCTGTAATTTGTCGAGTTTCTGTAATATACCGGCATTTGCATTTGATGTTCCGATTACAAAATTGTTCATGGAACATGAGTTCTCGCCGATTGCATAAAAAAAGAGTTTTTCCATAAACTAAATATTTAAGCGTTTTTCTTACTGAGAGGGGTAGTAATCTGGGTTGTCCGTTCCGAGAATGATAAATCTACGCTCTGCATGGATGTATTCCACGATATACGTGTATCCAAAGTAATATGATAATACGCTGAAACAATTTCCGTTCAACTGGGTTACTTCGCTGACGTCATCCTCGTAAAATAAATCGTTGGAAGGCATTTGATTCGTTTGTTGGTTGTGTGACTTTATTTAGAATGTCTTGGATTTGATTCAATTTTATAGACTATCAACACAAAACTCTAGACATATATTATATATGAAAAAAATACAAACACAAACTAAAACTAAGAAAAATAAAAATAAAAATAAAAGGGGGTCACACAAAAATCGTGTTCATAAAAAAACAATACGTAAAGGAGGGATGTTCAGTGCGTTAAGAAGTCTTTTGGGAAGATCGTCTGCTCCTGGTGCTGTTAGGGGGGAGGTTCTGCCTCCTGCTGCTCCTGGTGCTGGTATGGAGGTGGTTCTGCCTCCTGCTGCTCCTGGTGATGGTGATAAACGTAAACGCCAGGAGGAGGAGCCTCCGCCTGATTCTGGTGATAAACGTAAGCGCGAAGAAGAACAAGTATGTTGGGTATGTCTTGAGACTTTTTCTGAAGACAATATTCGCAAATTTGGACCTAAGATTGGTTGTATAGGCACTAAACCTCATTACGCTCACAGAAACTGCGTAAGTCAATGGTGTGATACGTTAATAAAATATAATGATGGACTTTGTCGGTGTGGAACGTGCCAGGCATTGATTAATCTACCAGAAAATATAATTAATGCGAAATTTATCCTTCCTGTTCCTCCCTATCCAGATCGCGTGCCGGGGGACGAGAACAATGGGAAACGTCCGCCAATCGTAGATGACCCTAACCCTGAAGAAGCAAAAGTTCCAATAATTTTTCAAGGCCTCGAAGATAAATTAAACGCCGGAGATTTAAATGTAATACAATACTTCATGAATGCACAAGATAATATTGGTATAGTTATTACAAGAGCTGATTTGGGACCGGAAGACGTATCAATAAGCATACGTAATGCTATAATAACTCGTGCAACGGCTGGAGATGAATATGCACTAAACGTGTTAGAACGATTAGCAAATAAAGGATACAATTTTGCTATAAATTTTTTTAAAGCTAGAGCAACGGCTGGAGATGCAGATGCACTAGATATTATTGTTAGATGCGCTATAAGGTTTAACTCTACGCCACTCGAACAGTTTATATATTATGGCCCACGCACTTTACAACCAGGCGAAATCCAAATTACAAAAAATAGAAAAGGATTTATAATATTAGCACCTCCTGATGATAATCCTAATTCTGCTATGTCGAAATTTTCTGACAAATTGAGACGTTGGTCAGAAGATTGTTTTCTAACCGAAACAGAGATTATTAAACTTAAAATTATAATGTTACGAGAATGGTGGGAATATAAGGATGGTTCGAATTTACCATTAGGATGGTATACTAAAAAAATATATAATATAGCGCGCCATTTTTTCTTGCGCGATTTAAATGCTATTAAACCTGAGTATAATAAAAATATATTGACTAAGCCTGGAACTATTTTACATGATGATGATGATTATAACAATGCGGGATTTCGTATACCAGTTTGGGTTTCACAAGAAGAACTCCCACCTCCACCCCCACCTCCACCCCCACCTCGTGGCGATTATGATAGTGATATTAATAGTGATAGTGATTAATTTAGTTGTTTTGTGAAATTATATAAACTTCACAAACCTGTGCAAACTTACACATAAAATTTTAGTCGAAAGGTGTAATATAAAGTTATAGTGTAAGTATATAATAAGATGGCGGACAATTTTAAAGTTTGTATATTGAATCCGAACGATAACGATGTTAAGCGAACGCTGGTGTTTGGTTCTGTTCGACCAGATGTATATAAAGGTGAATTAACTATGTCAGACCAGCGAATTTTCTTAGATGATACCATCCAAACAATCAAAAATAAAATTCTGATGGCATTGGGCTTAAATGAAGTCTCTTACAAAGAGCTACATCTATTTGCTTATTTCCAACAGACGATGCGTACAGATAAAAAGGAGATTCAGCGAGATGCAAACTATGTGTTGACCATTTATAATCAAATTACACAGAATGATAGCGCGAAATATCCATTTACACGTGATATTATGAAGCATTTCCTCAGTAATTTCTTGATTGATACAGAAAAACGAGAAAAACTAACGAAGACTCAATATACATATGAAGACCTTCTCGATGTCTATAAAAAACAGCCTATAAAAAAAATACTTGGTAGACAGTTCGCGGATAGTGTGAATCACTTGTTCTCTGTAAACCCATTCCAGTGTTCAACACTCTATAATAACCCGGACGCAATGCTATATTCGACTGAAAACTCTGTGCTATTGGATTTCGGTATTTTGCGTGATTCAACAATATATGTATGTTTAGCATCCGACGTATTCGAATATGCCAGGAATAATAGTTTGAGTGAGAAGGACATGTGCAGCATGTATTATCCATTCCTATTCGCTAGCGACATTACAAATTCATCCGAATTAGAGCAACGCAAAGAGGAACTAAAAGCAGAATCAAGACAAAATATACCCGATGACCTAGTCAAACTATACGAGACTGTGAAAATGTTTTATGACATAAAGTTGGCTAATCCATTTCTGATATATTCGAGAGAAGGCATTGTTCAGTTCGATATTGGTATCAAGACGGATTTCATAAATCTATTGCCTCTCGATTCCATTTTCAAGAACATACATGCGACAGAGAACATACCATTTATAAAATACAATCCAGGATTCCGACGTGCAAACATGTTTCGTTTATATAGTAAACAAACGTACACAAACGGACGTCGAAAACCTTATTTGCAAACGTCCGAAATAATAAAAATATCAAAGGAAACTGGCAAATCTGGCGAAATATCGCTCTACACCAGCATTACATTCAATGGAGAACTAGTAAAACTATTTGTAGATTTCCAGAAAGACGGAAGTTTACGTGTTCACGCGATTTTAGAGAACCCACTGATGGCAGAACAACTGGAAGAATTATTGCAAACCGGATTGAATCCAGTGATTCAGAGCATCAATCAATTTATAGAACCGATAGGATATGACATACGGCTATTCACAAATCTAACAGATTCATTTATACAGATTTATAAGCTTCAGTATACATCGAGTCTAAAAATAAACAAACTCTCGGATTATGATTTAAATAAGTATAGAAGTTGCCTGTCTAGTTTATTTACCGTCGAAAACTCGAATATAAATTCAGCGACTGGTGCCAAGTTTCGGTTCAAACGTGTTGCAAATTTCCAAGAAATGAGTCCTATAGATGAATTTATTACTATGGAAAAAAACAATAATTATGTGGAGGTTGAAGAACTCGTCGGTATGGTTGCTAAAGAATTCGGCTTAGATGAGGAAACTGCAAAAGACCATGTCATCAAATTCTATACCAAATATACGATTACAAATAATCGAACAAACGAGACTTCCGGATTCCCCGTGTCATTAAAATCAATCGCATCAGAGAACCTATTAGTGTTAACTATCGATAATATAACGTCGATTCAATACGTTCCGCTTTTGAAAATATACATGGATAGTATTTTGCGAATATTCCATTCGCCTACAACTGTTATGAAAAATGTTCAGACATTATGTTCTCGAAAGGTGAATTTTAATGAAGTTGAAAAGAAGGTGTTCGACACTATTATTCTACCAACAGAAAAACCATCTGAATTGGACGAGACGTTTTTCAAGAAGACTATAGACAAGGAACTAGATGATGACGATGACGATGATATGTATGGTTTAGATACCGATGATATGTATGGTGGTGCGCCAGACATAAACCCAGATGGTTTCAAACTTAAGAATCCAAATCCATTCCAGAAGAGAATCGAAGACCGCGACCCGGAACTGATTAAATACTCGAAAGGCGAAAAGACAAACCAGTTCTCGAGAACCTGTAGAGGTGAAGTCAATCGCCAACCGGTTATGTTAAATGAAGAAGAGAAGAATCAAATCGATGATACTGACCGAGCAAATGGCAAATTCACGGATTGGAATGAGTTATTGACGAATGCGGCAATAAAAGCACCAGATGACATCAAACCCTATATTAAAACTCTTGCATCCTGGAATGAGAATATTATCAAACGTAAGGACGAGTTAATAGAATCAAGAAAAAATGCCATAGCTACCAAACAAGAAAAAATCGATAGACAGATATCAGCACTTAAGCAAGTCCCTATGGCCAAACCACAGTTCGAGTTATTCTTGAAGAAAGAAATATTTAAACAAGATGACGATGCAGATGTTGATAAAAAGAATGACAAATTGAAGGCAAAGGAATTATTTGCACGCATAGATAAATCAAAATTAGATGAATCGATTGATAACCTGAAGGTTACAGAAGTAGACCCAACAAATAAGTCTATATTCAATGCTATGCAGAAACCTTATCCTGATACTGATGCCAAGTTTGAATCTGCTGTCAAAAAGATAATGAGAGCAAAGCGTAGTGTAGTTAAACAACAAAAGGATGATTCCGAATTTCAGAAGATATGGAATTTACTTGAGCCAATGAAGGGATCTTATTTGAGCTCTATATCACTTAGTGCAGACCCAGATAAGAAATTTTGGTATATTTGTCCGCGATACTGGTCATTGAAGGAGAACCGCAGTTTGACCAATGAAGAAGTTGAACAACTCACGACATTAACAGAGGAACAAGTAAAACAGTTATTTGAAACCAAAAAATCAGAATTGTCTGGTAGAAAGGAAGAAGCTGTGAAACAAATATTTATTCTGAAAAAAGACGTAGTTGCATCGAGTGGTAAAAAATGGACGAAATTTTTAATGAAGGATGGTAAATTGGTTCTCAAAGATGATAAGCCGATTGAACAGAAATGCAGAATACGTGCTATTGATGAAAAGACGGGATACCAATTGTCGTTTGAACCGAATGACATAAAAGATACAATACCTATGGAGGCTGTTCGCAACTCGGAAGAGTTTTTCTTACAACCTCAATTTATTATTCCTTATAAATCAGAAGTTGTTCCCGATGGTGCCTATATATATGAGTTTGCTCATCCGGAGGAACATTTCGATGCCAAAGGTGAATATATACCACATTTTCCGGGACTTATTAAGAATTTAAAATCAAAATATGATTTTCCTTGCTGTTTCAAACGTGATGACGCAAACTTGGGTGATTTTGTCAATGTAGATGTAGAGAAAGAGAAAGATGAACCTAAAAAGAAAAAGGACAAAAAGGATAAAAAGGTAGAGGTAGAAGCAGAAGCAGAGGCAGACGCAGAGGAAGAGGCAGAGGCAGAGGAAGAGGAAAAGGAAAAGGAAAAGGAAAAGGAAAATAAGGAGAAAAAGGCAGATAAGGAGAAAGAGAAAAAGAGAGAAGAACCAGAAGTTGATATTTTCAAAGCACAGTATACAGCGGCAAGTAATAAATATCCAATTCAACAAAACCGGTGGGGAGTCTTACCATTAAAAGTCCAAGACTTTTTCGAAGTAGATAATTTAAAGTGTGTTGATGATGACGATAAGCTCGTATCCAAATTAAAATACCCTTGTCTAAAAAGATATGGTGTAGAATTGTCCACGACACAATCAATTGTAGCGTGCTTCGCAGATATATATGCAAGCGTGAATGATATGAAACAAGCACCAAGCATAGAAGAAATGCGAAAAATAATATCTGATGCAGTAACACTAGATTATTTTACATCTTACAACAATAACACACTTGCTTCCATTTTTAGACCAGATTCAAATACAGCGGATGTTTCGAAATACCAAGACACAATGTTTTATAAGGAGATAAATCCTTCAGATGAACCTCAAGTGAAAACAAGAGACAATATCATAAATGCATATGAAAATTTTATAAAATTCATTAACGACCCATCATCGAAAATAGATCATACATATATGTGGGATATAATGACAAAACCCAATGAGTTATTATTCCCGTCTGATAAATTTCCAGATGGAATTAACCTAGTAATCTTCGAAATAAATAAAGATTCCGGCGCTATAGAATTAGTTTGTCCTACAAATCAATATTCTGACTCCAAATGGATGTCAGATAAAAAACAAACACTATTTTTAATAAAACAAGATGTATTCTATGAACCAGTGTATCTACAATTTATGGAAGACAAACATAATACAATCATAACAAAATTATTTGCAGATGCTACAATAGATGGTGTTGATATGGCGAAAGCCCTTGTGCGAATAAGGAAGTTAAATGATACGTGCAAACCGAAATACAGTATTCCCAATGCTTCATATAAAGGTCGCGCACTAAGCGCAATAGAAACCATAAATAAATTGCGCGAAAACAATTACGATATATCCACACTAAATCAAGTTGTGAATTATCAATTTAAAACGGTCGGATTTCAATTACCGATTGGCGAAAAAACGATGTTTCTGCCATGTGCGCCTTCAGCTACAATAAACGATACGTATTTTATATTCGTCGATTATACTGAAATATGGAATGATTACAAAACTACGCTACAGCTATTGATGTCAATGGATAAATCATTCAATTGTGTCCCAAATAGAAAGGTCATGAACCGTAATAATGTTATTGGATTTCTAACTGTATTCAACCAATTTATAAAGGTTACAGACTCAATCACCAACGAGGCAAGTATAGAAATCGACAATGCATTAGGCATTAAACTGCTACCAATAAATGGCGGCGACTATCTCGCTGCCGATAAGAAGGTCACTACAAACCAACCGCCCGATGAGAACCGAATTGATACCATAAAACAGTTAAGCATAGAAAGTAATGCGTATAATTTATTTCGAAGCGCAGTTCGGAATCTATTGAGTTATTACGAAAATAGAAGGGCAAAACTAAATATTCATAGAATCATAAAAAGGAAGGATTATGGATACCACGAAAAAATCGACCGAATCGAAAGGATAATAAAAATGGTTACCAAAGAAGATGTGGTTTTTGGAGACGTTTCTAAGTCCAGTGGATACCAATGTTTATACGACAAAGAGACAAAATGCCCAATTGAATTACCAAAGAAGAATCTAATCAACGGAAAGGATAATTCGGTAAGATACTTTATACGAATAGCGGATGAATTAGTTCGATACAATCGTGTCCGCTCATTCATTATGGAGCCAAAATATTACCTAAATGTTAGTAATGTAAATTACAAAATAAACTCAAATGAGATATTATTGTTGGACTCTGCCATAAATGCAGCGTATTTAAATGACACAAATGTCTTCAGTGTAAATGAATATATACGAAATATTACATATGAAATAGCAGAACCAGACCCAGATAAATCACAGCGCTATGTCAACCGTTTAGTTCTTTGAACCATCTGGCGTTGTATATTTTATCATCGGCATATGCTTGTCCATATTATACATTAAGTTCACGGTATCCGCAGGATATACACAATCTTTATGTAGCGCCGTTGCAAATGTCATAAATGCGGACAAACTACCCGCCATTAATTTACAAGAATTCAATATAATACAAACTTCCATTAAATCTGCCGGACGATAAAACGGAATTTGAATTGGAAGTGGAATATTCATAACAAAAATATTATATTGTTCCTCTGAAAATGAAACAAATATGGTTTTCGATAAATCCAATGTATTAAAAAATGCAATGTCGCTTTTTCGGTTTGGGAATCTATAATCTACTGTATTAATTACGGTTATGTCGCTCCATCTCGTGTCAATCGGTATATTTAGTAACCATTTACGTTTACCATATTCAACCTTATATATTGCCTCCATAACTTCACTGTATGAATTACTACGAAATATATGCGCACGCCATAATGTTAAATCTACATCAAATTGTTCGCCGTTATGTAATCGGACATCTTTAATGTATGGTTGCAGCGCAATGATTTCACGGATATCTTCCAGGGCTTTCGCTGCGCCAAAACGAAATTTATCTCCGAGGGTATCATCCAAATAAATAATACCCTTTTTTCCTGTTTTCAAATAATACTCATATACAACCGACAGTTGTTGAAAAAAATCGCCTAATCTACCTCCCGTTATATAATTTATACAACTCATATAATATACAATATTGTATGATTTTTTAAACTATTTTCCGAATATAACTAATTTGGATACAATCCATGCGCCCAATAGAAGCCACATATTGCATATGGTCAGACCGCTATTATAAATAAACCAAGACAGACCCTGACAATGTGGAGATGCAACTGAAATAGGCGACATGATAAATCCCCAGAGGGTTGTAGGAACACAAATGTTGGCGTATAGATGTGCCGCCGCGTAATGTGCCACTATCCACGCCAAATATACGAGGGTCAATTGAACAAATTTGTTGTCGAGATACTTCATGTTGTTATTGCTTTTATTGTGCTTATTTTTTCTACGCGGTTTACAAATTCAATTTTTCCATTATAGTCCCATGTCATAATCGTCATCACAAACGGTTGCATCCGACTTCTTGATGTTGGTGATATTGTTGCGTATCTTGATAGAACTACTCGCACACCCGTCGCCGCTGTTTGCGTCTACACCAAACATCTTGTCGACATCAGTCGACTTTGCAGCAACGGCGTCAGCAAGCTTTGCCATCTCTCTCATATCCAGAATCACATTGAATGACCCTGTTCCATACTTTCCGTATTGTCCACACATGACACTGGCCGATACACCGCGCATATGGTCGAAATCGGCGTGACGAGCGGCCTCCAAAAGAACTTCCGTATGAACCTCGAACGTCGCCTTTGCAATGGGTCCGATGTTGTCGTTCAGCAATCCCGACCTGAAAATCGGCACCATGTTCTTAGTCATAGTCATCCTGTCACAAAGTAGACTCAAATGGTGGTAGTTAATATACGCGTCACTGAATTCCATCACCTCCGAAATCTCATTGAACAACATCTGCCTCGCCGCCTCAATTCCCAATACGTCATACACCTCGCGTATGTCGTTGCTGTAAGTTCGGATATAGTCAATGAAATCTAGACCGAGGACATTCAATAGATTCGAACCGGTAGTATCTAGAATCCAAATATCCTTACGACTGAACTTGCCCTCTTCTAGAGCAACCATATTCTGTAGCTTTCTGGGAGTGACCTTGTCAATGCTACTGACTCCGCGCAGAATGATTCCGTTGAGAATGACATCCTGCATATTCTTAAGCACATAGATTTCATCTGACTGGTCGAGCGTGTTCGCCACAATCTTCTTCTTCTTGTTGATGTCGAACAAACGAATGCGGAAGACGAGCTTCTCGTTATTGTAATCGGAGAATACGCAGCTTATATTCTCGCCATAGGCGCTGTTCGTAATCGCATAGTGGATGTCATCCATGGTAATATTCTTCTCTAGTAGAGTCGTCGCATCCATTTCCATGCGAATAATCCACTTCGATTTGTTACGCGAATCTGGCTGTTTCTCGTCATCGCCGTTACATTCGTCAATCAGGTCCTCGAACTCATAGAATTGCTCAATAAGAATCTTATCCGCCTCAATCGCAGTAGACCTCTCGTGCGGTTCAAAACAAATCTGGATGGATTTCACAACGTCAGCCAATTTCGTGTATTCAATCATGTTCGCATACTTGACTGCCTTGTCCTTATCCATCTCATCCATAGTCTTCAAATGAATAGTCAGTGACGGATTCTTCGGGTTACTAGTGAGACGCAGGAGTTCTTCGATTCTCGGCACTCCACGCGTGACATTGGATTTACTGGCCACTCCAGCCAAATGGAAAGTATTGAGGGTCATCTGCGTAGTGGGCTCACCGATACTCTGACCGGCAATAACTCCCACCATCTCTCCCGGGTTTACAATCGACTGCTTGTATTTTAGGACAATCATCTCCAATAGCATTACCAGAGCGGCCTTGTGAAACCTCTTCTGGACAAGCAAGCTCTTGGGAGACAGATGATAATAGTAGAGAATCTCAAACAACTTGCCCGGCTTCACTAGAGTGAGCGAATTCAGCTTGGCGAAATACTCCTCGATTAGGTCAAATGCCTCTAGCGGGGTAATGTCTACGATAGAGTTCGCATTGAGACTGAGCTGTCCCTGGATGTTGGCAATCGAGTTCGCGAACGAAACGGGAATCTTCACACCATCCTCATTCTTATTCTTGAATACGGACTTGACAACATCGCCGCGGCACTCAATCATCATATTGATATATTTCACACACTTCTCCTGTGCTCCCTTCGCCTGTGACTTGGCGCGTTTCGCTGCCTGCTTCGTGTATATCTCGACATTCTCGGCAACATCATAGTGCATGTAAATGTCCTCGATGCTCATCCCAACGAGCGGGATGGTCTGATTTTCAACACGAGCCGAATCGATTCCGTCATCTCCATATGCAAACTGGACAACACGACCCATGTTATTACGGACGGTCATGTCATATTCCACCTTCAAATCCTCTAGTCCCTTAATCAATCGACGCTGGATATATCCAGTCTGTGAAGTCTTCACCGCAGTATCAATCAAACCAATGCGACCGCCCATAGCATGGAAGAATAGTTCGATAGCCGTCAATCCGGAGATGTAAGAATTCTCGACGAATCCGCGAGCGCTCGGACTATCGTCATACTTATTATAGTGAGGTAGTGTTCGGTTTTCAAATCCATACGGGATGCGCTTTCCGTCCACGTTCTGTTGCCCCAATCCCGCAATCATCTGCGAAATGTTCAACATGTTACCCTTTGACCCCGACTTCACAATCATAAGGAAACGATTATCCTTACTCAAACTATCTCTCGCAATCTTGCCCGACTCATCGCGCGCCTTGTTCAGAATGTTATTGACCTGTAGCTCGAACTCACTCGAATTCGTATGGGCCGTGTTATTCTCGAAAATTCCCAGGTGAACCTTGTCAATCAGGGCTTGCACCTCTAGTTTCTGTTTCGTAATCGCCTGGATAATCTTCGTCTGTGTCGTCTTGTCGGCAATCAGGTCGCTGACTCCTACACTATACGCGCTCGACTTCATATACTCCGTAATCACGTTTTGCAAATCGTCAATGAAGTTCGAGCAAGCCATGTTTCCGAAGTCGTTGAAAACCCGGTGTAGGATTCCCTTTGACGTAGATGATAATACGGACTTTTCCATCTGTCCACGAATGAACTTACCATTGCGAATCTCCAATACGTTGTTGGATGTCGCATACTCCTCTCCGTCGCCGAACAGATTCGTCTTGTAATTCAGCGTAATCGGTGCCATAATTTGTGATAGCACATCGAAGCTAGTGAGCTTGTTTCCTCCATCACGAATCGCCTTCGTGTCCACCTTGGAATACATCATCAACAGGTTCATAACAAAACGAGGCGTCAATTTAATATTCGGACGCGTGAAACGGTAGGAACCGAGTAACGAATCCTGATAAATACCAATAATCGGCGCATTTGAAGCCGGACTAATAATTTGATAAGGAATGGCCGCCAGGTGGCGCAACTCCGTCTCTGCCAACACATTTTGTGGCACGTGCATATTCATTTCGTCCCCATCAAAATCAGCATTGTAAGGCTTCGTGTCACCGACATTCATGCGGAACGTGTCACCTTTTCTCATAATTTTTGCAATATGGCACATCATAGACATTCTGTGAAGAGACGGCTGACGGTTAAAGAGAACCGCGTCGCCATCCATCATGTGACGGTGAACAGTGTCACCATTCTCGAGGTTAATCGAGTTTCTGTCAACGTATCTCAGTGAAATGCTACTGCCATTCTTGCGCTCAAGAATCTTCGCGCCCGGATAAACTTCCGGACCATTTTGCACGAGTTTCGTCAAGAACTCGCGATTCATGTTGTTTACCGTAACCGGCTTTGTAATATTCATCGCAATTTTTCTTGGAACTCCGAGTTGACGAATTGAAAGATTTGGGTCACCACTAATCACTGAGCGAGAGCTGTAATCAACTCGCTTACCCATCAAATTTCCTCTAATTCTTCCGCCCTTCGAATTCAAACGAGTCGCAATACATTGGTATGGCCTTCCCGACCTCTGAGCGAGTGGCGCAGCACCCTTCGTCTTATTATTCGCAATCATCGCGATAAAATATTGTAGAAGTCTCGTCAATCCGTCAATCACATTCGCCGATGCATTATTCAAGATTTTATCTTGAAGTTCCTTATTCGTCTTAATGATATTGCTATAAATGTGAGTCAGGTCATCTTCGCTGCGCTGCTGGGCGTCGTGTTTTACGGAAGGTCTCACAGCGGGCGGAGGAACCGGCAATACTTGACAAATCATCCAATCTGGACGAGACCAAGTCGGACTAAAACCTAGGAAGTGGACATCTTCATCGGAAATTCGCTTGAAGTTTTTGAGAATCAGTTCCGGCGTAAGTTTCATATTCACCGGTCCGCTCTCACCCGCCTCATTCTCAATATTATCCCACTGAGCAAACACGGTAGCCATCTCCTCCACTTTGATTTTATCCGGTTGCTTGCAGCCACATCCGTCATCCGTTTTCTCGCCGCAACGCTTCACCTTTGTCGCCAACTTCGATACATAATCCCATCTATGGCGCGGTGCCATATTCAGTGCATGAGCATGTTGAGACTTGTTAATCAATAGTTTACTGCACTTGAAACAGACACACTTCGATATTTTCAAAATTTCTTTCAAATGTTGTGTATAGAAGACGGGGCGAGCCAATTCAATATGTCCGAAATATCCAGGGGTGTCGATGTAAGTGAATCCGTCAGTCGGGCAGATGGTTCCGGGTTCCAAAACGCCCATTCTGGGGTCGAAGAGCCCGCCAATGACGGGTTTATTATTAATATAGGTGTCGCGCGTCGTGACTTCCACTACCGAATTTTTTCGGATTTCATCCGGAGACAGTATACTAAACTGAATCCCGATGATTCTGGAAGTCGCAACACGGTCGTTTGCAATAATTTTTGACATGGCTGGTATATTATACAATACGCTTTTATATTATTGTTTCAATTTTGTGTTAAAAAATGCGCATTCGAAAAATGTTCAGATTCGCTATAGTCTAAATATTTTATATTGTCAACAACACAAATTTTTAGGAAAATTGATTTATGATTTTAATGTGTTAAAATTGGCACATTTCACTCTCAAACAGATATTATAACATGGTTCGCACTAGAAACGAGAAGCTTGCCGTTGCCAGGAGGTTGAAGAAGACCCGTGATTCCGACGATGAGAGCATCGGTAGCGAGGACACCGAGACAGAGACTGAGACCGAGGAGGAGTCTGACTCCGACTATGTCCCGAAGTCTAAGAAAAATAAGAAAACCGATAAAAAGAAAAAGGTGGTCGAGGAGGAGGAGGATACTGAGACGGAGTATACCGATATCGACACAGACGAAGATGAAGATGAAGATGAAATTCGCAAGAAGGTTCGTAAGATTGCCTCTAAAATGTTCCCATCTAAGTATATTCAGAAAAAGGTGAAGCAGGACAAGCTCGAGAAGAAGAAGAGCAAGTCCAAGGGTAAGAAGCAGATTGTCGAGGAAAGTTCTGAGGAAGACGAAGAGGATGAGTATGATGATGAGTATGAAGAGGATGAGTATGAGGGTGAGGAAGACGAGGATGACGATGAAAATAACAAAATCAATATCATCTTCGGATTCGGCGGCGGAGACGAGGACGAGGATGAGGATGCCCTCAAAGATGACGACGACGAGGAGTGCAACAGCGATGACGAGAAGATGTTCATGAAAGAGACTTACGTCGCGGTTGATGTCCCTGAGGTCGACAGAAAGGCCAAGGAGAAGAAGGAGAAGAAGCTGAAGAAGGAGCAGGATAAACTGGACAAGGAAAAGATTGCGTTCGATAGCGAATATTCTGACCTAGTCGAGACGAAGAAGTTCCTAATTGAAAAGTTGAAGAAGAAGCCCGAAAGCAAGTCGTTGTTGAAGTCCCTCGCGGATTGCAAGGAGTCTATCCAGCAACTGGTAAAGAAGACGCGTTCGGACAATACCAAGGATTATCACAAGCTGGTAAATGCGCCGAAACAGAAGTCTGAGAGTGAGATGGAGTATTTCAAGAAGAAGCTTTCCAACACGGAGCAGCGCAAGATCATGAAGGACTTGGAGGAAATCAACGCGCATATCATGATTGACCGTCCCTACAGGCTCGCGCTTCTCCAGTCGAAGATTCCGACGAAGTATAAGGCCACAGTGATGCAGAAGCTGAACTTGTTGAAGTCCATGGACACCTGTGACTCGGAGTATTTCAAGTTGAAGAACTGGGTAGATCTGTTTATGCGAATCCCATTCGGAAAGTATGCCATCCTGGACGTCAACATGGCCCACGGACTGGACGCTTGCCAGGGCTTCATGGATAATGCGATGAAAACACTCAATGAGTGTGCGTATGGCCTCGTAGATGCCAAGATGCAAATCCTACAGATGATTGGACAGTGGATTGCCAACCCCGGTGCGATGGGAACCGCGATTGCTCTCAAGGGACCGATGGGAACCGGAAAGACCACGCTCGCGAAGTATGGAATCAGTAAGATTTTGAACCGTGCTTTCTGTCTGATTCCTCTGGGAGGTGCAACAGACGAGGCGGTATTTGTTGGTAGTCCGTATGTATATGAGGGTAGTGGCCCTGGCATCATCACTAAGATATTGAGCGCGACACAAGAGATGAACCCGTGCATCCTATTTGATGAGCTGGATAAGCTGGGTGAGGGTGAGAAGGGTCGCGAGGTTACTGGTATCCTTACTCATTTGACCGATTCTACTCAGAACGACCAGTTCCACGACAAGTATTTCCCGGATGTGGATTTCGACCTTCAGCGTGCAGTATTGTTGTTCAGCTATAATGACGAGTCTATGGTGAATCCGATTCTTAAGGACCGCATGTATAGTATCCAGACGAAGGGCTATAACACGAAGGAGAAGGTTACGATTGCAAATGACTACCTGCTACCGAAGATTCGCGAGCAGGTCAATTTCAAGAAGGAGGATATTATGATTCCCGACGAGACGCTCGAGTATATTATCACTAACGACTCGCTCACCAAGTCTGAGGACGGAGTTCGTAACCTGAAGCGCTGTTTGGAGGTTATCCACACCAAGCTCAACCTGTTCCGTCTGGTCGGTTCGAAGGAGAATATGTTCACCAAGGATATCAACTTGAAGGTCGCCTTCCCCTTCACTGTGACCAAGAAGGACGTCGACGCTCTAATCAAGACTGATGATAAACATACATCGCGAAGTGTATTAAACAGTATGTATGTATAAACTATAAATGAGCGAAAAGTTACGCTTGATAGAAAAATTAATTGGACTGAGGAATGAGTTGGTTATAGAACCAGAAACTAAAAACATAGATAACGAAATAAAACATTTTTTAATGAAACATTGTGTGCACGACGTTATAACGGATTATATCGATATAACGCCAAACAGGGGTATGAATATTAAATATTGTGCAAAGTGTGGACTTACTCTATAGAATCTAAATTACTAACAACCGAATTTAATAATCTTGCTATAATTGCCTGGTCATCTACCATTACATCCATTTCCTCTACAGCGCTTGTAATGAGCGGCTTGTTTTGCGACCATATTTTTTTTAGTTCCACAATAGTTGTTTTTTTGTCAGGGATAGTTAAGCCTTTTACGCGATTGTTATACCATTCAAGCAATTGCTTACTGGCAGATACAACGTATTCTTTCGCTTCTTCTCTTTTTTTTAATGGAATTTTACCATTATCATTTATTAATGATGCTGCCGAAATCAACTTATACGTTTGTTCACGCACCATAAGCAGTTGCGAGTAATCGGGTTTATCATCAATGCCCTCCATTATATTTCCCTTTAATAAATATGCAAATAACATAGATGCAATTCCTACGCCTATGATTATTATTTGTTCTTGTTTCATATTATTATACATAATAATAAGATAATAATAATCATGCACCGATTTGCGAATCGCGTCCGGTAGAATTTCCGCCTCTCGATTGTAATAGATATAATTGTTCTTTTGATAAACAAAGGGGTCCAAGTGAATTGGTTAGACCAGATGAAACTTTGGAGCACGTCATACTTCCAGTCGCACTGCTAAATATGTCAATTATTTCAGATGACTTATAATCGGATGCAGAAATTGTCGTGAATCCTGATTTAACAGGAGGAGTAACAGCAGGAGGAGGAACAGGTGGGGTTCCTAGATTGAGTGCCTTATCCTTAGCCGCAGCGTCTACAAGAGCCTTCGCCGCATCCTCGGCAGCCTTAGCATCAGCCGCCGCCTTAGCATCAGCCGCCGCCTTAGCATCCGCTTCAGCTTTAGCCTTAGCATCCGCTTCCGATTTGGCTTTCTCGTCAGCATCTTTTTTTGCCTTAGCATCAGCATCAGACACAACATTCGCCAATTTATCAGAAGTGGTTACGGTAAGAGATGAATCATACCAAGTTAAAAAATCGCGAGTCAATTCCTCGGCTTTTGCATCTCCCACACCGGGCGTTTGCGGATTTGTTTTTACTTTCAGCGCAATTTCTCTAACGTTCTCGATTACAGCTGACATGCTATAACTCTGTTTTGAGAGTTCACGTTCGATAATTCCAATTTGCTTCTCATTGGAATCCGCGCTGGGTAGCTTTTTTAATCCTGCAACTAACTCTGTGAGTTTAGCATTGAATGTAGAAGCTTCAAAACCCTCATATTTTGCGTAAACCGTTGTCGAACTATACGGCAATGCTCCACAAGATATTCCTGTGGCAATTAGTATAAACAAAACAAGAACACACCCTAAAATTACGTATTTTATATTCATGTTTATCTTGTATACATAAATATAAGATAAAAATATTACTTTTACTAAACCATTAGCGATGGCTTCTACTTTGTACAACGATTTATTAAGTATACTTCCGGTTTGAATTCGACACCATATTGATTAACCACAATAGTTGTGTATAGATATTTGCATAATATTATAAAAAGCACGATAATTAATATTGACAAAAACATATCGTTTTTTATTAACCATGTCGAAGTTATTCTCTCGAGTCCGCCCATCTTATATTATTACCGGACACAATCTTCCATCCATTTCTCAATATTGCCAGTTATGTATGCTATATACATATTATCTGTCTTACACTTAACAGTCCGGTCATCCCAGTTAACGTATATATGCATGTATTGCATTATTAAAACTGCGATTAAGATTATAGCTATTACTAATGTAACACCCGTTTTGTATTTGCTTATATTTGGTTCAATATACAGGTAGCTATTTACCAGCATTATATTATATGCAAATAAAATACATAAAAAGGTTTCTACTATTATTATATTATGAACAACGAAGAGCGTTTGAACCTAAAGAAGTTAATTAACCAAAATGATTGCGTTGATAATACTGAACACATTCGCTCGCTAAAGCATAGCAGTCAAATTCGCGATGATATTGTAAAGATTCAGAATTTGAAGAAGAAACACGCGCGCGTTAAGAAGAATGAGCCAGAACGTTTTTTAGCGTTATGTCAGTCTCAGTGTCCATTTCTATTCAATGGGTATACTGATATATTCAATAAGGTATACAAGGACGAAATAGATTTGAATATTATGAGTAATATGCTGGATGTCCTAAAGCAGATTGAGGATGGCAAGGTGGACCAACACGAGGGTTCAGTTATGATTGGTAAGGTATTGAAGGAATTGTATGTTGATTCTGCACTAAAGCGATGCAATACAATCGACCAGAATGCCGAAAGGGAGGAGCCGGTTTATGTTGAATCTAAGCCTATCTCGTGGAAGCAATATAAGCAGATGAATGACCATGCATAACCATTCTTATATTTATACTATAATAAATATAAGATAAGCATAGTGTATATGCTAAAACAGATACAAAAACAGATACAAATATATAAAGGTGAATTATTCCGCAAGTCATCTGGTCTAAAGTCAAATAAGAAAAAAGTCGTAGTGTTTGATTTGGACGAGACGATAGGTTCGTTTGCCGATTTAGAAATATTATGGAGTTCATTGTGTGAATTGGATGTATTTGAACAGACACAAGAATCCTTTAACCATTTATTGGACTTATATCCAGAATTTTTACGATACGGAATCTTGAATATACTCGATTTTTTGCATTATAAAAAAATGAAGGGGTTTTGCTATAAACTGTTTATTTATACGAACAATCGATTTCCGAAATCATGGACTACTATGATAATACGATATTTGGAAAAAAAACAGAATACTCCAAGATTATTTGACCAGTTGATTTGCGCGTTCAAAATAAATGATTGTATAGTTGAACCTAAGAGAACAACGCATTCGAAAACTCACGGAGACTTAATTCGATGTTCTCTTTTACCAAAAACGAGTGAGATTTGCTTTATAGATGATAAGTATTTTGATAACATGACTGGCGGATGCGTATACTATATACAACCGAAACCATACAATCATATGATGTTGACAAAGGATATTATTGAGCGACTTTGCAAATCAAATTTGATATCCCATAGCAGTCTTACTCGGAGCGCATTTTCGCGATTGTTAATGGATAAATTTTCGAATTTCAATACAATTGCAAAAAGTGACGAAGAAATTGCTATCGACCGGTCAGTTTCGCAAAAACTCATGTTTCATATCCAAGATTTCTTTCGTCTTACCACTAGTTCCAACCGGACCCAAAAAATGCGAAATTATTCAGTCGGCAAATTTACACGAAAGCGCACTCGGTCTACATCTTCCTCACATGTTCATACGCCATAAGTATCAATTGTTCTCCTGTAGATAACTTCTGGAACATAAAACACTCGTTGAATTTTATTTGGAATAATCGGTGTTGTGTGTTCCTACATAGAACATGGCATCCATTATCTAGAAACTTGACATCAAGAACAATCGCACCGTTTGTCAGATTCTTATTATCGTGTCGTATCCAGCGTATATGTTTTCCCTTGTGTATTTCATATATATTCTCTACGTATCTGTATCCCGCTAGTCGATTGCAGATATCGGCAACTTTCGAACCGACGAGTCCCAGACTCTTTACAGCCTTAATATTTTCATCGAGTATATCATCCAATGTTTTATTGTCTAGATAGTCTGTTTTTTCATCATTTACATTTTTTAGTAGTTCGTCAATATCAATCTGTGCTAGAAGCGACGTGTCCTTGCTAACACGTTCAAATATTGCGTTAATGTCCATTATATAATAATACTATTATATCTTTATATTGGCCTTCGATGAAATTGTTCTCACTACATACTGCGTTATTCCCATATCCGTTAGTATTAACACGGCACTGGCAAATATTATTTGGCTATCGTAATGCTTGAGTTTATGTTCTCGGAATGGGTGAAATTTGAATACCAGAATTGTACACACGAATAATCGGATAGCGTAACTCAATGTTTCAACATATCTTGGATTTACGTAGAATACTCCAACGTATATTGAAAAATATAACGCATATAGTGTAAACGCCATAGCGAGATAAATAGGTTTTTTGATGTATTCTATGCCGTTTTCGATTTCCATTATACATTTATCGCCGAAAAAAACCAAATAGAAATAATACCCGTTTATTGTATAATGATTTCGAGTGTTATTTCTAATAAATACATCGTTGATTCTATATTGGGTCATGGAAAATTCGGTATTGTATACGATGGACGAAAGGTTAGCGCACCAGATGAACATGTGGCAATTAAAGTGGAACCGTCCGACAATAAATTCAAGGTTCTCCGACACGAAGTAACCGTGTTAAATTATTTATATTATAATGACGTTAAGTATATACCACGAATCTATTGGTTTGGACAACATATGAATCGAACATGTTTAGTTATGACGCACTTCTCATGTAGTTTACAAGATTATATTCTTCGTAAGGGAACATTAGACCACAGGAAGTTATCGTCGATGATAATCAAATGTATTGATATATTGGAGAGCATTCATAAATGTCATATTTTGCATCGCGACGTGAAACCTCATAATTTTATGATAAAGGGTGGGGATTTATATATGATTGATTTTGGACTAGCGAATGTATTCGTCGATGACAATGGAGAATATATTGAAAAATGCGATTTCGTAGGTTCTCCTAAATACATTAGTTATTATACGCATTGTTTGGAACCTATGTCACGTAGGGACGACCTTTTATCATTAGGTTATATGTATATGTTTATGCAGACTGGTAAGCTACCATGGGAGAACACGAACATTGAAAGTTCTCATGCAGACACCAGCGTATTAAATCCGAATAATATTTTAAGGATGAATGAAAAATCATGGGAAAAGCTAAATGCAATCTTGGATGGGGCGATTAAGATGTATATGAAGTATTGTTATGAGCTAAAATATAATGATGAACCGAATTATCATATTTTAATGGAGCTATTTGTAGAATAACCCATTGAAGATTTCAATCCGCAGGCGTGCGGATTTAATTCTTTCAAAAGGTGTAAATTCTTCGTTGGTTTTAAGCCTTGGTATATTCGCTGACCGATTTATGTTTGTCGAATCCTTCAAACCCCTCGACCGCAGCGAGAACCTCCTCAGGCGTCTTCTCTTTCTCCTTGTCCTTCTCCTCGCCCTCCATGCCCTCCTCCTCCTTCTCCTCGCCCTCCATGCCCTCCTCCTCCTCCTCATCGGCTCCCTCAGTCAATCCCTCACTCAAAGAAGGCAGCGTAGCAGAGTTGGAAAACTTGAGAAAATCCACATTGCTCAAAATAAGGGCGGCGACCAAGATCGCGAACAGGAATGCAATTGGCGCAAGTTTGCTGGAAGATATTCCTAAAAGTTTCATTATATAAATATACGATATAAATTATTACTCGAAATAGATATAACGAAATATATATAAAGGTAATCATCTTGTAAGTGTATAATGAGCAGCGAACGTATTACCGGACGTGTCAAGTGGTTTAACAGCAAGTCGGGATTTGGGTTTATTACGGTTTGTGATGGTTCTCACAAGGACAAGGATATCTTTGCGCATTTCTCTTCTCTCAGGGGTGAGTCGTCCCAGTATAAGTATCTTGTCCAGGGCGAGTATGTCGAGTTTGCTCTCGGAAAGTCGGAGAGCGAGCAGCACGAGTATGTTGCCCTCGATGTGAGTGGTGTCAAGGATGGTCTGCTTATGTGCGATACGCACCGCATTAATGCGAGCTCTACCCCTAGGCCTGTCTCCGCACAGAGGACTCCGCAGGCTCCGGGAAGGTCTGGACCTGGTTCGGATGTTCGTCGTAGGCCTCCCCGTCCCGCTGTTAGTAGTCCCCGTTAAATATATCCGTAAATTTAAATAAAAAAATTTCCTCTTCTATTCGCTGGAGTCTAAAATTATAAAAATCTACTTCATTCCACCACAAATCCCGTTTTAGGTTATTTTCCATTATATATTCTCGATTATATATTATGAAAATTTGTGTTTCGTCGTTAAATGATACGCGTTTCATTCGGTCTACAATGTACCAATAAAAAAGTGGCCGAAGCCATATTTTTATTTTTGTTTTTATATGTTTTATGTTTTTGCGCTTATACCGCCTCGTATCCCATTTCCTTCATGACAAGCTTTGCCAACTCCTCGCGCAACGCCTTAATCTCCTGAGCCTGTGCCTCTACGACCGACTGGAGAATATTCGCGTTCTCGGCAATCTGGTGGATGTTGAGCTTGGTCTCCGAGACAGGCTTCTTGTTCTTCAAGAGAATCCAATACTCCGAAGAACCAAACTGACTGGGGTAAACGCGGACGCCCTTGTCGTTATTGAATACCTCATTCATGATGTGGTCAGTCGACTGGTGTCCGCCGTAAATCGTCCCCATGTGAATGAACGCCTTCTGGAAGCGGGGCTCGCCCTCAATCGGAACGAAGTCGACGCGAATCACCTCGCCGATGCACAAGACACTGGAGACACATCCTCTGACGCGCGTCTCATCATACTCGGAGAGCATGCGGGGAACATAGAAGCTGAAGGAGGAAGTAGACATGTTGTTGTTGTTATTGATTGTGTTAGACTCGAGTGACATAAACATACCAGATAAAACAAGGTTTCAATTTTACCCATTTTTTTGTGTTATAACACAAAACGAACAGCCCAATTATTTTATACCGCCATACAGTATAGGCGGCATAAAATGTTATTTCTGACAAACGATAAATTATTATCGTTATTTAAATCAAATGGCACACATAAACCCACCGTAAAGATAGGACAGCGTATAGTTCCGTTGGTGGAATATATGAAAACTAAAGACAAATTGACGGCTGCTGATGTAAAGCTTTTATTCGAAAACGTCCATAATCGAAATGAATACTTGACCCGATTCTATGAAACGTCGCTGAAAATTCCAGATTCGTTGGCTATTACCGATGCACCAATGAAGAATAAGCAGATGAATAATAACGCATTAGTCAAATACAAAAACGTAATTCGTAATATGTTTTATAAGGAAATTCTGAAAGATACAAAGTCGGGAATGGACAACAACCCGACGTTTTTTGATGTTATCGAAGATCTATATGTCCGCAATATAATTGACTATAAAATACTTACCCCGAGCGCCGTGCATTATATGAAGAATGGACGTTTAGGGAGCGTTTTCTCTTCATTCTATTTCCGTGCGTCAATTATGAACCCATATTTAGTATATTCATTAAATCAGTCAGTTCTCCGAGGAACGCGCATTTTCACACCCACTCTTGGATGGTGTTCGTATTGTTATGGGTTTTTAGAATGCCCTGGAGTTGTTGAGTATGTCGGAACCGACGTTATTACCAGTGTTTGTAAGAAAACTACACAGTTCGCTAGCGAGTATTATCCAAATAAATCTGTTAAAATATACAATAGCCCGTCGGAATCACTCCTCGCGTCAAAATTTGTTGACCAATATAAAAATCATTTTGACGTTGTATTCTTTAGTCCGCCATATTATCGTCTCGAGATGTATCCTGGAACAAACCAGAGCACTACTAAATATAAAACATATGAGGAATGGTTGGCAGGATATTGGGAAAAGACAATCCAATTATGCCACCAAGTTCTCTCACCCGGTGGAAAGCTCTGCTACATTCTCTCTGGATATGGGAGTAATAATGAATTTAATTTGTTGAAAGATATGAATATGGTAACTATGAAGTATTTCAAGTTAAAAAGTCAACAGCCTATGTTTAATAAGAACGTCCATGTAACGGAACACAGGGAAACTGGCGAAACCATTATGATATTCATAAAATAATAGTTTGTATATGCATTACTTCTTGTTTAAGTCATCGATAATATCCATATACTTGAATGTAGAACGACTCGTCATACTCTTGTATTTGGCAGCATCAGTCTTTCTCAACTTCGAAATAGTATGAATATTCGGAATAATCACATTGGCCCAAATATCTGACTTATATAGCGTCTTCTTGTTTTCAGTTATGAGAATAAAAATATTCTCTGTAATCTCCTCAATTACTCCGGATTTGTCCGACTCTTCAGCGAATTTCATCACAAGCTCTTCTAGATAAATGATAATGTCAAGCACGTCGATTTCCGGCATTGCATCATTCTTCATCAAATTAATAATAAACGTAGTCATTGCCCGCCTCAAATCATTATTCTTCACACTTTCGCAGAATCCATCATAATCCGTGTTTGGGTCAACAATACGAATCTGATTAAATGAATCCTTATATTTCGTAATGATGTCAGTGAGTTTCTCACCGAATGCAGGGAACATAACAATAAGGTCCTTATATAACTTGGCATATAATGCCGAATAAAATACATTCGAGCTAACAATATCGAAGATGATATTAATTACCTTCTTCGTATCCTCTTCAACCTCCTTACTTTCCGATATAACCTGGTTGATAAGTTCAACTATAGTTTGATGTTGGGTATCAGCATTCTTATTTGAAAACTTATTCAGAGCGATTCGAATATCCTTGATAGTCTTCTCCGTTCCCTCTTTGACCTCCGCGATTTTTGTAACCTTGTGAGACCGCACCGCGCTCCAGTCTTCGACCTTCTGTGGATACTGTCTATTGTTATTCTTTTGGACAGGTTTCTTGTTTACACCAACGTTGTCTCCAGCAGAATCAGTGGCAGTAATACTATCTGATAGCAATGTTAAAATCTTAGCAACATCTTCAGGGAGTTTCAACTTACAACCATCATACACCTTAGTCGTGAAATCGCTGATGGTGTAATATGTGGTCATGCTCGTCTATTCATTTATAACAGAAAATGTTTATATTATTTATTAATGATATAAATAAATCTTGATAATTAGATTAGAATATGTCTTGGGAATCATTTAAATTAAACGAGGATTTGGCAAGGGGTATATATAGATTTGGGTTTGAGCAACCGACACCCATACAGGAAAAGGCTATACCTTCCATCATTGAAGGACGCGACGTCATCGGACAAGGACAGTCGGGAACTGGTAAGACTGGTTCCTTTACTATTGGCGCGCTACAGAGAATTGATGTTTCTTCAAAGACCACACAGGCTCTGATTTTGGCGCCGACATTCGAGCTTGTTAAGCAGATTTCGACGGTTGTTTCGGCGATTGGTAGCGCCATGGATGGCTTGGTCGTCAAGACGCTGGTTGGCGGAACATCCGTTTCGGATGATTCTGCGGATTTGCGTAACAACTGCCCACATGTGGTCGTCGGGACGGCCGGGCGTGTATATGATATGATTCGTAGGCGGTCTCTACTTACAGATAAGATTCGTATATTTGTCCTCGACGAGGCTGACGAGATGTTATCCAAGGGGTTCAAGGACCAAATGTATGATATTTTTAAGTTTCTCAGTGATAATGTGCAGGTTGCATTGTTCAGTGCGACTATGCCCGATGAAATGTTGGTACTGAGCGAGAAGTTCATGCGCGACCCAGTGCGCATTGTTATGAAGGCTGAAGAGCTCACTTTGGAGTGTATTCAGCAATATTATGTGGCGATGAATGACGACCAGTCAAAATACGATGCATTGAAGGATTTGTTCGCATTTCTGCAGTTATCACAGTGTATTATTTACGTAAGCACGGTGAAGCGCGTGGAGGATTTATACAAGACTATGATGGCAGACGGATTTCCGGTTTGTTGTATCCATAGCTCTATGGATAAGTCAGAACGTGATAAGTCGCTCCAGAGTTTTCGAAAGGGTGCCTACCGTGTTATGATTTCATCTGGCGTAACTGCGAGGGGCATCGATGTACAACAGGTCAGCACCGTTATTAATTTCGATATGACCCGGAGTTACGAGACGTATTTACACGCAATTGGTAGGTCTGGGCGATTCGGTCGCAAGGGTTTGGCCATTAATTTCGTTACAAAACACGACATCGACTTCATGCGTAGACTTGAAAAACATTATAATATTTCAATTGATGAATTGCCTGCAAATTTTGATAAACTGATTTAGTAATGTGCGTTCATACGCGCAGTATATTATATCCAAAACATGTAAAATGTTCTCTATGAATTTAAAGGACATGTTACAACCCGTCAAACCCAAATCTGAGCCAAAGCCAGCTGCGCTTCACCATGGATTTAAATTACCCATACACTACCTTGATGCAACCGATGTTCATGTATTATCGTCTCAAGTTAGTGAGGATTTGGAACTATCTGGGTCCGATTTAAGCGGAAATATGTATTATCATATTCTAACGCCACAACACCAGTTTGCGAAGAATATGCAAGTGGAATGGTCGAAACACTATACGACCAATGTGCCCTTTCTACGCGATACACAACAAGTATTGAAATCTATGCCCGCCTATTTAGAGAATTCGAAATCAGATAAAATCAGTTGCGACAAGGTTTTGCAGATATGGAAGGATACAAAGAATGACGCGAACTTTCTAGAGAAGTATTCATATGTGGAATGGGATTATTTCAAATACCTGAATGAATCTCCACTCTTTCTACAAACTGTTTCGGTAATTAATATGTCATCTCCCATTCTGAGTTTCATTATACCGGTTATATTTTTCATATTTCCCTTTGTTCTCCTGAAAATACAGGGTGTTCCGATTACATTCACAACATATCTATCAGTTCTCAAGGATGTAGCCAAACACCATTTCATCGGCAATGTTTTGAATAACCTCCAGTCAATCAGTTGGGACAAGTTGATGTATCTATTATTTACTACCGGGCTATACTTATTGCAAATTTACCAGAATTATAATTTGTGTGTGCGATACTATAAAAATATAAATCGCATGAATACCCAGTTGTCTGAAATGCACGAATACGTCGACCACTCGATTCAAAATATGCGTTTGTTTATTAGTCTCAATTCAGAATTGCCGACCTATCGCGAGTTTTGCAATACTATACAAGATAAATGTGCAATCCTCACCGAATTGAAACAAGAATTATCCAGTATAAAACCGTTTCGGGCAGGGTTCTCCAAAATATCCGAAATCGGATATATGTTGAAGTGTTATTATCGTCTTCATTCAAATGCTGATTATGATGATGTATTCCGTTACTCCATTGGATTCGAGGGATTTATTAGTAACCTTACAGGCGTTTCGAATCGTATTGTTTTGGGTGATGTATCATTCGCCACATTTGATTCGGAGAACCGTTGTGAATTCAAACAACAATATTATCCCGCTTATGTTGACGAGAAGTATGTTTGCAATGACTGTAATATCAAAGACAATATTTTAATTACTGGTCCAAATGCATCGGGTAAGACGACTATACTGAAAACGACCGCACTAAATATCATTTTCACACAGCAGTTCGGTGTTGGATTCTATAAATCGTGCGTTCTCAAGCCATACACTCACATCCATTCCTATTTGAATATACCTGACACGTCTGGTCGCGATAGTCTGTTTCAAGCTGAGTCTAGGCGTTGTAAGGAAATTATAGATGTAATTGATGCGCCAGAGAACAATAATTCGAGACATTTCTGTATATACGACGAATTATATTCGGGAACCAATCCGACGGAAGCTGTCAAATCGGCGCGTGCATTCTTATTATATTTGACTGCGAAGAATAACGTCGACTTTATGTTGACCACACATTATGTGGCACTCTGCAAGAAATTGCGTGGTTCTCCCAGAATCGTAAATTATAAGATGGACGTTGATATTGCGAGTGATGAACGGATAAAATACACATATAAGATGCGAAAAGGTATTTCGAAGATTAAGGGTGGAATCTTGATTTTAGAGGAAATGCAATACCCCGCCGAGATTATAGATATGATACGGAAGTTTAATTAAGCAGTAATACATATAAAAATAGTAATTATATGTATAGTAAAATGGATAGAATAACTAAATCGGTTAAAAAAATACAGTCGAGAATAAAAATAGAAGGAAAAGAAAGAGTGTGGTATAATGAAACGACCGAAATTGAACCAGACGATGAAAAGTTCGAATCATTTCAGTTTGATATCCTATTTACTGACGTTGACAAGGAGAACCCTATACCCGTTATATTCGGCCAAATAAAGCATAAATATGAGTCTCGCGGAGTTTTATATTATCCTGTGTATTTTTTAAACAAACAGAATATAGCCAGTCAAATTGGTGTTCTCGAAACTGCAAAAGATGAGGTGCTCAACATTTATGAGGATGGTGAGCTCATTCCGGATGTGAGCATGATTTTGCTATATAGTTTTGTAAACAAAGAATATTTAGAATCGCTCGATAAATCGAAACAAAACATACAGGAAATAATAGAAGACTACGAAAAGGAAGAAAAAGAAGAAGAAGAGAACCTCAGTTCTGATTCTGAAGACAGTTTATTCCGCGTGAAAACTAAATCAAAACAGAAGACTGTTTCCAAAAAATCGATATTCTCCGCCGATATACATAAAAAGCAAGTGCCTACTCTGCCAGAAGAAACTAAGGAAGACGCTAGCATAACTCGCAAGTCATACAACCTTGCGCCCAGTGACGATTGGATTGTCAAGCTTATGAAAAACAAGAATTATAAAATTCACGATACAAACAACTGCTTGTTTGATGTGGTCGTGAAGGCGTTCTCCGAAATTGGCGAAAAGATAACCGTAGACCAATTGAGAGAACTATTAGCGGAAGAGGTAACCGAAGAGATTTTTCAAAACGAGTGTCAACTACGCATCGAGTATGACAATATCCAAAATGAAACAGAGAAGACAATTGAGGCTTCCCGGAGAACATTGAACCTACTTAAAAAACGTATAAAAACTGTTGATATTAATGTCGACGAGAAACGCCGAATCATTGAAGAAGCGAAAAAGACGAAACAAACAATTGCTGACCTATCCAAGCAATCTCGTGATTATGCCAATTTTGTAAAGCGCAATTTGAGCCCCAATTTCAATGAAATGCAAGGCATCACCAATGTCGATAAGTATAAGGATTTTGTTCGGTCGCATAAATATTGCGCCGAAAAATGGTCTATAGTTGCCTTAGAACACGCGTTACATGTGAAGTTTATCATCCTGTCTGAAGATGCATACAAGGACCAAGCGTATGATAGTGTGTTGGATTGCGGTAAGGACGATGAGCGAACATTTGCACCGAATTTCTATATTATTGTATCACTCGCGCGATATAGGTATAACATAGTTTCATATAAAGATAAGAAACTTCTTATGTATAGGGAAATTCCATATGATGTCAAGATGATGATAATCAATAAATGTATGGAGATGAATGCCGGTAATTATAACTACATACAGGATTTTCGAAACCTGAAATCGCGTATGGGAATACCTTTAGATGAGGTCGAAGCCGAAGACGACAGAGACTATGGGGTCGAATACGACCGCGATGTTGTGTTTAATTTCAATTCTAGTTCTCAAGATAAAACTATGCCAGGTTTCGGGTGTGGAGAGAACATTCCCAATGACCAGATATTTCAGTATATTACACTGTCCGAGATTCCGGAATGGCGTAACAAACTCGACGACGCTTGGATGGCTCCATTCACAATGGACCGACGAAGATGGATATCTGTAGATAATGGCATTGAGGGCAGCAAATACTCAAAAACATACCCAGATTTTTCAATACTGTTCTCACTGGATAGCGATAGTCCTATATCGAAAAACCCGGCTTTAGCCAAAATCGTTGGTGGCAAAGGTAAGCATGAGCTAAAACCGCCAAATGTAAAACCAGACGGCGATTATTTCACAGAACGTAGTGTAACGATAAGACGTAATGCATTGGTGGCTAAATTCGAACAGAACCTAGATTTGCGCGATACGCTACTTGCTACCAAAAAAGCGACACTGAAACAGTTCACCCGTGGTAAAAAACCCATTATTAGATACGATTTGATGCGTGTTAGGGATTATCTCGCAGGTAAAAGTATGAGATAATACTATAGATGAAATATACAAAAGATTCTGAAAATTTACAATCTTTTGTGAATGATAACTTTAAAGGTATTTATGTAGAACCGCTGAATCAATCCAAGCTGTTAGAAGTATATCAACATATGAATGTGGCGAACACTGCATTTAAAACGGCCCGCATCGAGCGGAATACGCAAATAGTATCCGATATCGACTATGCGCCAACGGAACTAATGCCTCATATAAGAAAATGCAGACACGTGCAATCCATTCAATTTCGATTAAAACGGCGACATGTTATATTAACTATACACTCAATGAAACCACTATCTTCCATACGAAATTATGTTAAGTGCGTGTTTACTTGGTTACATTTGGCGAGCAATTACGCTTGTTCCAAATGTTCTCGTAGTTTGAATATAAATTTATATTTGACAGACCATACTAAGACGTTACCTAGATTTGGTTCTGTTATTGGTCGTTCAAATGTAAACACGGCGTATACCACCCCTTGCGCCGAATCTACGGACATATGCATATTCCGTGAAGAAGAATGGTTCAAGGTTTTTATACACGAATCATTCCATTGTCTCGGGCTGGATTTCTCTGGAATGCAGAATATAAATGCCGATGCACTGATTGGCGCAATATTCAAGGTTAACGCCGACATTCGTCTATTCGAGACATATTGCGAGACATGGGCAGAAATTATACATTCGATGTTCCTCACATTTTTTTCAACAAAAATAAAGAATAATTATGGCATTATGGCTGGAAAATTAGACCGTATTTTGGAAACCGAAGCCAGGTTCTCCTTGTTCCAATGTGTTAAGGTTTTGGATTTTAATAATATGAAGTATACTGATTTATTCATGGAGAGTAAACGACGACTGTATCGAGAAGATACACATGTATTGTCATATTATATTATAAAATCGCTACTTTTATTCAATAAAAATGAGTTCATTGATTGGTGTTCACAAAATAACAAGGTTCTCCTGGATTTCAATAAAACGTCGCACAACGTAGACAAATTTTGTGACCTGATTCGTTCGTTGTCTATCGATAAAGATTTCATTTTATCTGCACAGAGGATGGAACCATGGTTTATATATAATAAACTATCGAATACTCTCGCTCGCAAAACGCTACGCATGACAGCGTTTGAATTGGAAAATTGAATGACATAAACTAGCCGTTAGATTATGGCATTTAAAGTTCAAAATGGGCATCCCTCATCTGAATCGTTACCTGTTGAATAACTGCTCAAATCAATCCATCGGCAAGAAGCACTTGAGCTCGTTCGCCGGAAAAACTATAGTAATTGATACAAGTATATACTTGTATAAATTCATTGGGTGTAATGCGCTAATGGAGAATATGTATTCGATGATTACTACTTTCCGATATTACGGGATAACACCCATATTCATCTTCGATGGCAAGCCTCCCGAGGAAAAGAAAGAATTATTGAAACAGAGATATATGGATAAGAAGGCAGCAGAGGCCAAATACAATGCGTTGAAACAGAAGCTAGAGACGGTTGCACCTGACGAAAAGACGGAAATTGCAGTAGAACTAGACAAGCTACGGATGCGTTTTATTCGTATCAAACGCGAGGATATTGACCAAGTGAAATCATTAATGGAGTCTTGTGGTGTCCAGTATTATGACGCTATAGGCGAAGCAGACCATATGTGTGCGAAAATGGTAATCAACAAGCAAGCATGGGCTTGTATGAGCGACGACATGGACATGTTTGTGTATGGTTGCACGCGAGTGATGCGACACATCAGTCTGTTGAATCATACCGTTATATTTTATAATACTAATGGTATTTTGAGAGAACTTCAAATCCATATGAAGCATTTCCGCGAGATTATGATTTTATCTGGCACGGATTATAATTTAAATGGACCTACAAATGATTTGAATAAGATGATGAAACAGTTTCGACAATTCAAACTTGATGAACCTGACGGCGACCGTATGTTTCGCGAATGGCTGAAAGAACGCCCTGAGCACGAGTTTGACTATGACACTCTGTGTCGTGTATATGATATGTTTTACATCACAGACAAGAGCGAGATTGTGCCTTGTATTAGTTCACCAAATCTTGACAGAATGAAGACTATTTTGAAACCATATGGGTTTGTATTTGTTTAGATAACCATTTTGAATAACTCGGGGTGTTGGTGTATTGTATCAATCAGCGCAAAATCATCTGCATAATATTTTTTTATGAATGCATGGTCCTCTTCGGTTAGCCGAATATCCTCACCGGCGCCCTTTGTAATATTGATTTTATCCAACTTTGTAGATGGATTACGTATTCCCAAAAAGGTCATTAGCCGTTCTAGTTTGTTAGTCAAGTCGGGTTCATATATTATAACAATCAGATTGCTATAATCAACTTCACGAATCCAATCAACCTGCTGTTTGAAATGGTCATCGAACGTGAACGTTTGATGTAAATCATCGATACAGTCGTTCTGTAATAGTGTGATAAAATCCTGTATAGTATGGTTTTTGTATTTTTCTGAAAATTTGTGGTTGCGCTGGAATATAGTATCAAGCGCACCATATTTCCAATATTTGTATGTAGATATGAAACGGTCTACTACATCTCGAATCACTACAATTTGATTAATCTCATTTTTACAATGATTGAAATGGCCGGTCGCTTTGATATGCTCTTTATAGTATGTATCGAAGTATTTTTCACACGCATTCCCACCAGTCTTTGGAGGATTCACAAACGTATATCGCTTCATCTTGTATATATTATAGTATTATCTATATTATTTATCAACCATCGTTTCTTTTGCGAGAACATGAATGACTTTCGGATAGTAAACCTCACGGTCACTACCTGCTAGAGACTGCCTTTGCATATCTAAGCATCTCTTAGAGAACTCGGAATCCGCGTTCTGATAGTCTGGGTTCTCCTGTTTCCACTCCATTAGTTTCCCCATACTTTTATAGGAAACTGTTTGGATTGCCTTCTGCAACTTAGTGTCATCTGGCTCCTTATTCCATTTGTCTTCATCTTTTATGTACATAGTTTCTCGTTTGACATCAGTACAGTGAATTGGACGCTCATTGACATCGAGTAATTTTAAATTATCAAGGAATATCTTCGAAATCCCAGCAACGAATCCAAGTTGTGCATTGTTCTCCAAATCTTCATAGGATATTTGAATTTTATTTACAAAATCGGTGAAATTGAAAGCATCTTTGCATTGCTCATTAAGAAACAGATTGATATTGAATTTGTTATTAATGTTACCATTGATAGTTGTATTATTTGTAGATTTATTACATTCCAATGCCTTGTTCATAATATCAACTGTTTCCTTTTTGTGTTCACTCGCTTGTTCTATTATAAAATTTCGTAGTTCTTTATTCTCGGTTAACAGTTTATTTACAACATCATATATATTATCATTAGGAATAGATACGTCGCATTTTTTCGAATGCGCCCAATAGCTGTTATATCGGTCATATAACTTTTTACACTTTGAACATTCGTATTTTTGCGGAATTTTTGGAAACTTATGTTTCCTGGTCTCAATGTGTTTTTCCCATAGAGATAATTTACTGCATACATAGTCACATTTTTCGCATCTAAATTCTGGTTTATTTGAACTTGCGGAAACATCTAATTTGCTGTTTTTGTGATGCTTAGCAGTCAATAAATGACGGTCCCAATCATTTTTTCTTGAGCATTTTACGTCACATAGTTCGCATGTGCGGAATACGGAAACTTTTTCACTAGAAAACATCCAATAATATTGATTATATTTAGATATTAAAACTTCCTAAAATTCCGCAATCTCGAATATTATAAAAATATTATGCTGCCATTTTTTTAAATAAAAATACAAAATCACACCATGATGCTAACACTTGTATTTTTCGACGAAAATCTATTTTTGCATATTTATTTTTGGACATTTTATAAATGTCCAATTTTCAAAACAACCTATTAATAATGTACCCGATCCCAAGACTTTTAAGAGTTATTGATTTTCCTACTTAAAGAACAACCAACTTACTTATCCACCATTGTTTCTTTTGCGAGCAAATGGATGACTTTCGGATAGTAAACCTCGCGGTCACTTCCCGCTAGTGACTGTCTTTGCATATCTAAGCATCTCTTAGAGAACTCTGAATCCGCGTTTTGATAATCTGGGTTCTCCTGTTTCCACTCCATTAATTTTCCCATACTTTTATAGGATACTGTTTGAATTGCCTTCTGCAACTTAGTATCATCAGACTCCTTGTTCCACTTATCTTCATCTTTTATGTACATAGTTTCTCGTTTGACATCAGTACAGTGAATCGGGCGCTCATTTACATCGAGTTGTTTCAAGTTATCAAGGAATATTTTAGAAATTCCAGCAACAAATCCGAGCTGTGCATTGTTCTCCAAATCCGCGTATGATATTTGAATTTTATTTACAAAATCGGTGAAATTAAATGCGTCCTTACATTGCTCGTTGAGAAACAGATTGATATTAAATTTGTTATTATTAACATTCCCATTTATAGTTGTGTTATTATTTGATGTTGTTTTGCAACAATCCAATGCTTTATTCATCAATTCGTTAGTCGACTTCGATTGTTCTACTAAGAAGTTTCGCAGTTCCTGATTGTCTGCCAGTAGTTTATTAATGATTGCAATATTATCAGACTCAACTAAACTAGGACCTAAACACCTTGACTCGTGATACCATAGGCTATTCCTAGCCGAATACTCTTTTCCACACTTTTTACATGCCGACGACTTTTGCGACAAATCTGTTCTATTTGTTCTATTTGTGTGCTTGCGGGTGGACAAATGTTTGTTCCAATCGGCAGTTCGAGAGCATTTATAGTCACAACTCTCACAGTTAAATTTAGTTACGACAATTGACGACATTTTTGTTCTAAAGTGTTCTATATATATAGAACAGATTTATCGTAAGCAAGATTTTACGCAAAAAATATTATGCTAACAAATAATATTTTTAAAAACGGAAATCAAAGCATTATGCTCACAATCGATTTTTTCGAAAAATCGATTTTATAGAGTTTCTTGTATATTTATTTTTGGACATTTTAAAAATGTCCAATTTTCAAAACAACCTATTAATAATGTACCCGTTCCCAAGACTTTTAAGAGTTATTGATTTTCCTACTTAAAGAACTATATCCGATATTAGTTTTATATTTATCATCTTTTAATCCAATCTCGAAAAATAGTATCCATATCATTTATTCATCTTTAACGTCTGTCTTCTGTTTAGTCATATATATTATTTTTAGAAATAATATAAAATTTCTTCAATGTTTCGGTTTTACACATGTGATGTAAACCTGATTATACATTTACGTATACATTATTAGTAAAGTTCCATGTTGTGCCTGTATAATCGCTTGCCAATACAAAGGACGTGTTTGCTGTGGGACTTGCAAGAGAAAATGTCGTCCCAAATGGATTCAAGAAATTGGTTCCATTTGTTATATTGTATGGTGAATTTTTTGTTGTATCTATTGCGTTACCATTAGTATCTACTGAACCAGAAGGATAAGTTGCTATAGCAGATGAATATCCTGTGTCGGGTGGGCTAGAAATCACATACACTTCTACAAATTGCCGCTGTGACCCTATATTTTCCTTTATAAGCCTAATTTTATATTGATATGTTGCTTCTCCAACAAGATCCAGGTAATAGTTGTAAAATGTAACAAGCAATGTAGTTATAGAATAGTTCGTGCCTGAATAATTTGAATAGTAAAATGTTTTTAACAATCTGTCATAATTGCCTAGTAATATTGCGGGGACGGTAGCACGTGAAATATTAACTTCTGATGTTGGATTTGGAGTTCCGAATACTAAAGCATTGTTAGACGACCAATATAAACTATCTGTGTGATTTACGCCGAAAAAGTTAAATGTCATACCGGCCATAGGTATTGGTACATCTCCATCATCTAATGCTAAAAATTCAGGTGGTCTCGCATCATAAAGTATACCTGGTATACTAACTTGCGTGAGATTGCTAATATCAGACGAACCGATTCCATTGAGTATGCTAATAATAAACTTGTTAATATCCCAAGTGTATGCTCTTCTGTGTATAGCTAAACCCGAACGTTTTTTACCCATTATGTTATATATCTTACACGTATATTTAAGCCATGCGTATTCTCATATTAGTGACTCCATCGGCATAAATATGAATATCACATATTTTTTCCATATTTTCGTATGCAATCTCATTGAATGCACGCAAAGCGGAATTACCAATTAACATATCACGCAACACCTCCTCGACATCTTCCACATTTTCAACAATATCGGGCAAGCCCGAAGTCTTCACTGGTTTAGTTCCATATTTTGTTTGACCACGGTACAATCCATTACCATAAAAAATCTTGTCCATGAGTTGGTCAATCGGTTCGAATGCTTCTAGTTCCAAATCAGCAGGACCACAATCTCCGCTTCCCGCATTCACGCCATGTTCTTGAAATGCTTTCCGAACTAGATACAAGAAACGCAAATCCGCACTTGGATTCACTTCGGAACTACTCATGAAATATGTGTCTGGCTCCATCATGTTCGTTAAATATCTGAACCCAGACCTATTGCCACAATCTTCACCATTCTCATTACAATCATCAATCGTGCAAACGGTTTTGAGAACATCGGTGGAGGACACGTTTTTGACTTCATTGTCCTTGTAAAATGCCCTACCATAATCGATTATTTTGGCCATGTATTTCGATTTGAACGTAACAGTCTCACTGCCATTATGATAATAATATTTAATATATTTTCCAGGCGACGGCTCATACAACAACACGTTATTATGGTGTAAATCATAATGCGTGAACGTCTTTGTCATAACGGCCAGAGGCATGTAAATCTGATATAAAATATACGGCAAATCTTTCAGTGTAAAATTACCCCATGTTTCGCCATATTGACTCGATGAATATAATAAATCACCGAACGTCTGCACATTATTAAAATGTTGAATCAATAGCGCAGTATATTTCGAATTATTACAAGCATCTTCATTAATCACAGTTTTAATATCATGATTATAATTGTTCAATCGCTTATACAATTGTAATGAATCCTTCAATATATTTGTAGTCATGCGTTTTGTGTCGAGCGCATGCTGCCATGCTTGTTCGGACTCATAATAATATAGGCCATATGTCTGAACAAAGCAAGGAAACCGATTACCCATGCGATTCAAAAACATCCCAACTAGAAATTCGTATGCCAAATTGTCTGCGGTGGATTTGGTTGATGATTTGAGAACCGCATTTGCGGAATATCCGAGACGCTCATATTGTATGGATTTAACGAAACCATTCGACGACGGGTTTCCTATGGCAATTACTGGTGGTTTGACAAATTCAAAATTTACGAACCCATTAAAGAAATCGAATATCTTTGCACGATTCTTACCTATAGCATAACAAAAACCAGAATCACTACACATGGCCTTTAAGAATTCCGCTCTGCGTTTATACGTGGTTTTCTTCATAAATTTCTGAATTGTTGCAGCCTTTTGATTTTTGTTTGTCTTCCTTCGGACACTACAATCAGATTTATTCATCTTAAATGTTCGTTCTAAGCGGCAAAATTGGCGCTTTTCGCCATTCGCGTAAGAACAGCGTGGAGCTTTTTCACAAATTTCGGTGTCTAAACCTTTGCAACCAGACACACATCGCGACTTTGTCATTATATACTGTATTGCGATTTTTATAAAAAGGCTTAAAGATAAACGACAATAAACAAATATAATGCCAGGCGAGGAAGATACCGTTATTGGAATCGATTTGGGGACCACGAATTCGTGCGTCGCCGTTATGCGTGATGGACATGTCGAAATCATTGCAAACAGTCAGGGTAATCGCACGACTCCTTCGTGGGTTGCGTTTACTGATAGCGAGCGTCTCGTAGGTGACGCGGCCAAGAATCAAGTAACCAGTAATCTACCAAATACGATTTTTGATGTAAAGCGCTTGATTGGTCGTAAATTTAATGACCCGGATGTTCAGAAGGAGCTTCCGAATCTTTCCTATAAGGTAGTTAGTGGAAAGAACAATTCGCCAGAGATTGTAATCGATGGAACTAATTATACACCCGAGCAGATTAGTGCAATGATTCTTACATCAATGAAGGAAACTGCGGAGGCATTTTTGGGACATAAGGTTACCCGCGCGGTCATCACCGTTCCTGCGTATTTTAATGATGCGCAGCGTCAGTCAACGAAGGATGCAGGAGCTATTGCCGGATTGAAGGTAGAAAGAATCATCAATGAGCCAACTGCCGCCGCGCTGGCATATGGTCTAGACCAGAAGACCACCGGAGATAAGAATGTTCTCATTTTCGATTGTGGAGGAGGAACGCACGATGTATCTCTATTGCAGATTGACGATGGAGTGTTCGAGGTGAAGGCCACTGCGGGGGACACACATTTGGGCGGCGAGGATATCGACACAATGATTGTGGATTTTTTGAAGGAGGAGTTTCGCAAGAAGCATAAGAAGACTATCGAAAATCCAAGGGCAATTCGCAGGCTAAGAACGGCAGCTGAGCGCGCAAAGCGGACATTGAGCACATCTACCAATGCAGCAATTGAGATTGATGCGCTTATGGATTCGATTGACTTTAATACTGTTTTGACTCGCGCCAGGTTCGATGATATTTGTGCAGGATTCTATAAGAAGGCAATGGAGCCGGTAACGAAGGTCCTTATGGATGCAAAGATTAGTAAGTCGCAGATTAACGAGATTGTTCTTGTAGGCGGAACGACTCGCATTCCTAAGCTACAGGAGGAGTTGAGTAAGTTTTTCAATGGCAAGGAGCTGTGCCGTTCGGTGAATCCGGATGAGTGTGTTGCGTATGGTGCAGCAGTTCAGGGCGACGTTTTGTGCGGAGGAACTACGAAGCAGACACAGCAGATTCTTCTACTCGACGTTGCTCCTCTCAGTCTAGGAATCGAGACTGCCGGAAACGTAATGACTGTTCTAATCAAGCGCAATAGCACTATTCCTTGTAAGAAGGAGCAGGTATTTTCGACATATGCCGATAATCAGCCTGGCGCAAACATTTGTGTTTTCGAGGGAGAGCGCCAGTTCACACATGATAATAAGAAGTTGGGCGAGTTCGTTCTAGATGGAATCCCGCCGGCACCTCGCGGAGTTCCTCAGATTAAGGTAACCTATGATATTGATGCAAACGGCATTCTCACCGTAAGTGCCAAGGTTGGTGAAGGAACTGGAAAGTCTCTTACTATTAAGAATGATAAGGGTAGATTGAGCGAACAGGACATTGAGCGTATGATTAATGATGCGGAGAAGTATAAGGAAGAGGATATGAAGCGAAAGGAGCGCGTAGATGCAAAGAATCAGTATGAAGGCATGTTGTATGGAACCAAGAATGACATGGATAAGGTTCCCGAGTCATCGAAGGATGAGGCCAAGCGGTTTTTAGATGAGGAATTTGCGTGGTTAGAGAAGCAGAACGTGGACACAAGCGCCGATGAGTTCAATAAGAAGATTGCCAGTTTCAACGAGAAAATGTCTTCGTTCACTCCAAAGCAATATACCCCTAATCCGGATATTGCGGAGGTTGACTAATGATTATCATATGAATTTATAATTCAAATGATACTAATGTTTATCTTCCGATACCCCACCCCCAATTCTGCGTTCGTTGCATAGACATTATATTATATAAATAGACAATATATTTATATAGTTTTAGTAACTATCTTCCTACGCCCCAGTTTTGCATTTATATTATATAAATATATAATTAATCTAAATGTTTAACGGTCAGTAATCAACTGTGATAGATAATTTCCATTGTATCGCTCGATACCAATATGAGTGAGATTGATAGAGATGTCAACCCAAATCTCGCCTCCCATCTTGCTCCACCTACTACAGAACATCCAATCCTCGGAATAGTAATGGTCATCCTCAACTCCACAATCAAATAGCGCATAAGCATACTTGTTCTCCTCCGGACGAAGGAATGACACATCATCCGTATATTTGGTCGAAGGGAATGCAATAAACATCTTATCGAAAACCTCACGCTTAATCATCATAAATCCTGTAGCAATATGTCTGACCTTTCCAATGTTATTCTCAATAGTCAATCCAGTAGGGAGCAAGTTCAAATTATAATTGAGTAGCTTGTGTTGAATCAAGTCTTTGTCAGTAATCAGATTCTTTAGCTGTGAAGCATTCTTCGCGTCAATCCAAGTCTTTGTAATTCCCGTATCTGCACTTAGCTTGTCCCAGAAGTAATTCTTGAGAGGATAAATTCCACCGATCAATCCCTTGTCCGCGACAAGTAGCTTCATAATTGAAACCGGGTCCCAAATAATATCGGCATCAATAAAGAGAACATGAGTAACCTCCTTGTCGCTCAGAGCTCGCGCTACCAAATTATTACGAGCCCTAGATACAAGGCTGTCATTGCGGCAAAACTCAACCTTTACTCGAATTCCTACCGAACTACACACATTCATAGTAGCAATTAGCGAGGTTACATACTCAATGAAACAAACCGCACCATAACACGGAGTCAGAAGGCACACATAAGGCTTATTTTTATCGACATACGTCTTAACAATCTTCTCGAAGTCAGAACTCTCAACCGCCACTGTATTCTTGATGCTAGAATCCATTATGAATTATAATGCATATACTATTTAAGCTATTTACTATTAAATATATTTCTGCTTGTATTATGTTACAAGTTTTTTCTTGTAATATAATTTATTATGCTCGATTACATTTTTGTTTTTGTTTTATTTTTTCTATTTTAACATTTACGCAGAAACGGCCGCCTCCTTGATGAAGTGGTGCTTCATGTAACGCTGGAGGTTGAAGTAGGTGAGCTCATCAGCGGCAGTGAGCGCAAGGAGCTTGGAGAGGCTCGCGTCGGGGTGAATCTTGCGTCCGTTCTCCTTGTCCTGGAGACCCTTCTCGCGGATGTAGGCGTTAATCTCCTTGCTCACCTCAGTGCGCGCCATCTCGGTTCCAACGGTCTTTCCGAGGAACTTGGCAAGCTCGTCACTGATGCGGGTGGGCTTGACGAACCCAGAGGGCTGCCTGTTTCCAGAGGACTTCCTCTTCTTGGAGTTCTTCTGCGCGCTCTTGAGCTCGCGGGAGAAGACCTTCTCGAGGGTCTTGTAATCGCTCTTCATGGCAGCGAAGAGTCCAGCCATCTGCTGGAGCTTGGCACCGAACTCCTGAACCTTGACGGCAGTGGAGGACTCGACGGAAGCAGCGGCATCAACCTCAACGACGGCGGTAGTCGCAACGGGGGCGGGGGGCGCCGGGGGCGCAACCGCGGGGGCAGCGGCAGCCTTCTTAGGCGCGCGAGGCTTAGCGGCGGCAACCTCGACCTGGGTCGGGGTGGCAGGGAGAGTGGCAGGGGTGGGGGTAGCGGATTGCTTATCGGACTTAGTGGCTCTGACCATTTCGGCTTATACTATGTTATACCTTTATTATTTAAGTAGTTTATACCATAAATATATTTATTATTATATACAATGACATGATAACACGGAGTGCACTAAACATTTTTGATTCATAATATTATTTTTACATAAAATACGCGCCTATAGACTCATTAAATAAACTATCGAATCATGCAGCCATGGCATAGCAGTTCTCGCCTCCCGAGATACTAAAGTGATTACCGATAATATATGCATGACCGCTATATTTTTTAAATTATCATCGCGTCCAGTATAAATTAAATTCTCAAATGCGATGATACATATCTTCTGACATTCCTCATCGGTTAAATTTCGCTCTCTGGCATTATTCATAAAACTCAAATATCTATTCAATCGGAACTGAAATGGTTCGAAATAAGGACAAATCAAACGTTTTGTCTCATCTTCCATCTGCCCTCTATAATTCCATAGTTCTCTCACTCGTTTGAATAAATAAAGATACTGTTCTCTATTCAATCGGGAGAACCAAGTAGACGACGTGTAGTTGCCTAAACGGTCGATTTCGTAAAATAGCTTTTCAATTCGTGCATCAGCAGTTTCATTTCGAAGTTCACGCAACCGATTGAATATTTCAAACTCCATTTCGTCTAAAGATTTAGTCTTGGGTTTGTCGATGAGCGCATTTATATTACGGAGCGTTGTATCTCCAAAAGCATCACGATTATATGGATTTATCAGAGAACCTTGCGTCTCCTTCATCATTGCTAGAGATTTTAAACTGAATCCATATATGAAGCCTTGTTTATCTGTATAACTGAAGAAATCGATGTTCTCTATTTCTGTAATTGGTTCGAGTGTATAGAAGTCAGTGTCGTTTACACATTTTGCTCTGTCTTTTGCCTTGAGCGCAGGACCTCTCATGTTTATCTTCAACAACACGGCATTTCGCCTAGCTCGCGACTGGCACTTTATAACATGTCGAATCAATATGAAATTTCGGCGTATTCGCTCGATTAGTAGTGTCTTTGTTCCTGACACAAATAACCCATTATCTCTTGCAATTCGTTTCAAGTCAGGAATTTTGTATTTTGACAGGTTGATGTTCTCTGCAAAATATCGTTTATGGTCTAATGGCGCTTCCACTTTTGTGTTAGAATCTACAAATTTAGAAAAAGTCTGCATATACTCTCACTAGTTATACTATGTTTATATATTTTGTGTTGTAAAGTAAATCCAACACGGAACTTATTGCTAAAACACACGATTTATGGTGCGAACTCGATTTATTGTTCGGAAAATTGATTTAAAGGTTAGAGTGTTGTTATAGTATTCAATCAAGTCCCTCTTCTGTTATAAAGATGTCTACTTTCACTCAGTCTAAGCCCGTTGTTCTCTCTGTTTCCGACTGGAATACCAGTGCCATCAAGTATATGCCGCCCAAGGTCAATGAGAAGGGAGGAAAGTCGATTAATGTTATTAGCAAGCAGACCAGTAGGTCGCTTCATTTCACTACCCCTCTTATGATGACCTGGGGAATCACTGATTTCATTGATGATAAGGGAGAGTCCGATGGCAAGTTCAGCATCTCGCTCAACTTCCCGAATGATGAATACAAGACCCCCGCTACGACGGTATTCCTAGATAAGCTCAAGGCATTCGAGAATCAGATTCTGGATGATGCTGTTGCTAATTCCGAGCTTTGGTGGGGCGAGCAGATGTCGCGTGAGCTTTGCAAGCACACCTTCTTCCCGTTCCTCAAGTATAGCAAGAACAAGGATACGAAGAAGATTGATTACACGAAGCCGCCCAGCATCCGTGCCAAGGTTCCTTGCTACAACGACAAGTGGGCTGTCGAGCTCTATGACACTAACTCCAACCTCATCTTCCCGAGCGAGGACCCGACGCAGACGCCGCCGGATTTCGTCCCCAAGCTCAGCAACATTGCTTGTGTTCTTCAGTGCGGAGGCATTTGGATTGGTGGAAAGGGTTGGGGTCTCACTTGGAAGATGGTCCAGGGAGTTGTCAAGCCGAGGGTGAGCGACAGCGTTTATGGAAAGTGCCATATCAATCTGTCTAGTGAGGATAAGGAGGCGCTTGAGAGCCAGCCTGCGCCCGTCGATGAGGATGCTGTGGAGGAGGAGAAGAAGGTAGTCGACACTACTGCGGAGGATAGTGACGAGGAGGTAGAGGCTGCTCCCGCTCCTACTCCTGCTCCCTCTCCGGCGAAGAAGGTCGTCGTGAAGAAGGCAGCAGAGCCTGCTCCTGCTCCTGCTCCGGTTGCCGCAGAGGAGCCTGCCAAGAAGATGGTTATCAAGAAGAAGGTAGTTGCTGCCAAGTAAATAATCAAATCAAGTTTAAAAATCAAGTTTAAAAAATCAAGTCTAAAAAAAAATCAATAAAAATAAAATTATTTTTTATTGATTTATTATGCATGAGAAAATAATGTAGAATTAAATAGCATCATCGTTGCCATATTTGCATTATGATAATTATAATGCCATCCGTGATATACGCAAGCGTCAGGATTGAACATGCCCTCGATTGCCAAAAACGAACGATGGATTACGTCAGGCATTTGTTTGTTCAACATTTCGCATGCATATGTAAAAAACACATCCTCATTCAGCTTTAGTGGCCGACTTAAAATGTCGCGATTGATATTTCGGAAAATTGCAGACGTATTAATCAGCGCATCTTGTCTATATTTTTCTATCGAATCAAATGTAATCTTCTCGAGACAATCAATCATAGCCTGACGATTACGAAGAGAGAACCCACCATTCACACCTTCATTGAATAATGAAATGTCCTTAGTATACCAATTTGCTCCGGCAAAATCATACTGCATAAAATATTCCGGAAACATCTTGAACATAATGCAATCCTTCTGAAAAATACAAATATTATCCGCCGGCAAACTTTTCCAGAAATTCACATCCATTAGTATTTTGTTATAGGAGTCAACGCTTATGTTTGGCACGCCATTTGAATCGAAAAATATCATTTCGCTTTCAATCGGACTGAAGAAACAGTCGGGGTATCTCTGCGTAATTTGCTGACGGTGAAGGTTGCAACTCATTATCAATAAGTTCCAACCGCAAGGATTCATGTAATACATGAAATTTTGTATAACTGCCTCCATCATCGCATCGTATCTAGGGTCGATGATGATAGCGAGTTTATTACTACCTCGCTTATGTTCGACGAAATATTCGTGTGATTTTTTATTATGCAATAAAGCATTTTGGTAAATATCAGAAGACGGAGTCATAGACCATATTCAAAAATACCTTTTAAGTATATTTGAATAATTAGCAAAATATGTTCGCCTATAGTATATGGGTAAAGTCGGCGGAGTAATAGGACTTTATAAGGATGGCGATGATAAAGTTAATTTGCTCGAGTTTCTGAAACACTCTAGTATTAAATATTTATCAAAAGGTATTAGTGGCGCGACATTTATTGCTGAATGTAGTGATGATGCACCTGGTATTTATTATGGGTTTAGACCTAGCCAATTTGGAAGTAAAATTAAACGAATTGTATTAAAGTTATGTGTGTTTCGTGATGGAATTAAAGACCCTAGCCTTGTAGATAGGGATAGTTTGTTTGGGGGCATAAGACGAATTAATTTTAAAAATGAACGCGTTATGCAACAGGAAATTGTAAAGTCAACTTGTCAGTTTTTCGAACCAAATGCGCCAACAATATTGTGTCATGATGATAATTTTGATATTCATATTTTACTATCTTGTGTTTTGATAGGCAAAGATACTAGTTTTTTTTTGACTTCATTTTTAGGTAAAGATGTCGGATTATTAGCTATGGAACACGTGGGAATAGATAACTCATGCGCGACATTAAAAATGCAATTGTCTATATCTGATATTGATATTGATAGCAAGTTACAATTAATGTCTATGATGATTTACGAAATTTTAATGCATCTCAAACATGGATATATACAAAATGATTATCATAATGATAATGCATTAGTTTGCGAAGACAATGATTATTTTATTAGCGACGATGCAACAAAAAAATGGTATAGTGAAAAACGAGTATTAGTTATTGATTATGGGCATGCAAAACATACATCTATAAATTTTAATAAACAAATACAAGAATTTTTACTTGCATCTGGAATGGAAAATAAACGAAAGATTTTAATCGATATTCTAAATATTTTGCAAGCAAATAGCTATAATGTTAAATATATATATGACCTTGTTGCTACGCCGGGTATTCCTATAACAGGATATGTATTTGAATTATTTGGCGCTAGAGATAGGGCGATTCAACGGGTAGTAAAACATACAAGAGAAACTATTGCAAAGGATTTCCCAGACGCGGGAGTAGATATAAATGTTATAAAGGGTTATTTATCGAAAGGTTATAAAATTGCTAGCAATAGAGAATTAGTTGAGTTTATATTTGATGAAACTAAGCATCCTTCTATGGTAAAAAAAGCGTCTCCAACTCTTCTAACCAAGATGTCGTCGTCATCGTCGTCATCGTCGTCATCGTCATCGTCATCATCATCATCGTCATCATCGTCGTCTGATGATGGCACTGCAGCCAGGGCTGTGCCGCTTCGTAAGATTAAAACACCAATATTTTTATCGAATGATAGAAAAGCGACGCCAAGTGAAGTTAAAAAAACATCATCTGATAAACCCTTAGCTCGAGCAATTCCAATTAAAAAAAAAGCATCATCCTATCGCGTAAGTAAATATGTAAATAAAATGCCGTCTATTCCAGAAAATAAAGACACAAATGTAGTAGATAGACAACAATTAGATTTAGAGATGCGTAAGGGCAGAAGTTCTTCATCCGAATCATCCGATTCATCTAGTGGTGGAGGAGGAGAATATGTTCGTTTATTTAAATTGATAAAGTCAATCGACCTAAATCAGTTACTAGAACAATCGTGTTTTGCTATAGTTGCAGTTATGTATATGACAGGAAAATATAAAGATACCTACATAGAACGCTCATTTCAAACGCTGAATCTAGGTTTAATAAAATTTCCTATACCTAAGCGCCTATCGCCATCTAGAACATCAAAAAAATCATCAAGAGAAATATCTAAGAGGCAACGAAAATTATTTACTCGAAAATCACGTAACGAAGCTAATGTCTAATACAACGTCACCTCTTGTTGATACGTCATACACATTCTTTGGTTTAATTCGAGATATTCCAACTCCTACGAACGCAATCTGTTGTCGATTCATTATCTTCAATTCTTTCGGCTGAAAAGAGAATTCACGCCCACCAATGAGAACATTGACCGCATCCATAATCAATAAGTCACATATATTGTATTTTAATGAAACTATCAGGTTGTTCATTTCATCAATTTTTACATGGTCGGGTAATATTGGGTTACATTTGACATACAAATCGCTGCCAGAATTATCATATACGAGTTCATGATGCCAAAGCGGTATCAAATACGTTTGTTCGTTTACTACCAATTTATACAAGTTATCTCGCATCAAATCTTCTAATGAAGGATTCAATACAATACGCTCATCGCTGCTCGTCTTTGCTATTAATATTCGTTTCATTTCATCTATTAGTATATCTGGTATATGTAATACATCTTTATTGGATACTAATAGTTTGTATATATCAATCAGTATCTGTTTGTCTATTGTCTCTATAAATTTGACAGCCTTTTCTTCACATAATTGTGTCAGCTTATTTACTATTATATGAACAATCGGCGAATTGTTATTCAAAAACTCTTTCAATAAATCGACATATGTCTGGTTCTCTGGAGGTTTGTTATTGTGTGATAGGAATTGATATGCTTCGTGTATTTGTCGGAACTGTTCGTTTGCATCCTGTGATTTGTTCTTATCTGGATGATACATGAGCGCCTTTATTCGATATTGCTTTTTTAATAGCTCCGGAGTTATCACAACATGCTTGTCTATATCTAGTGCTAAGCGGGCCATTTCATTATTCATAATGATATATCTTAGTTATAAAATAAAACAGAATACTTTCTAAGTGATAAATTGGACGATAGTTATTATTGTAGTATTTCAAGAACATATAGCATCTATCGAGTATATCAGATACATCTGCGTCGCGCATTTTTTCATTTTGAACGAAGTAGTATAAGATATACCAAATGCATTCCGTTATATCCAAATTGTAAATCAACATGTCGTATATTGCATCGCGAAATCCTACAAATGACAGTTTATTATGATTCTTCATTTCTTCAATGACATTATCGCATATTACATTAAATATATCCTTTGGTATTTTTCCATCCTTTATTATAGCAAATGATTTGACTTCTTTACAATTTACAATCTCATTAACGTTGATGGCATTTAAAATATTTCCATTTGTAGTATGATTTTGTCGGTTTATAAAGTCGTAATCAAAACGACTATTTATTACCATTGAATATTGTTTGCGTGTAGGTCTTCGAAGGTTTATAATATTACATGACTGAATTATGTTGTTAGGTATAAAACTTACATGTTCCGTTATAATAATAAATCGAATGCATATACTAGCACTATGCTGTTGCATATAACTGTAGAAAATGTCTAGTAATTCCGCATGTATCATATGAAAGTTCTTACATACGATTATTCCACTTTTATCATTTTTTACGGTTATTATGTCTACAATTTGCATATACACATCCCTCCATAATATCTTTGAATTACATCCTAGAAGAGCCATATCTACTTCATAATGAACGTCGCTAATATGGTATGTATAGTCCTGTTTTTCCGTTTGAGTAGTAATTTTTTTATCATATTTCAAATTGGATGCACTATATTTTTGTAATATGTTCAGTGCTTGCGAATACTTGCCGATTCCCGTCGGACCATATATTATCATATTTCCGAATTCGGCTATAGTTTTTGGTAAATTATCAAGCACGGTTTTTAGTTCTGGATGTAGATTGTTCTCCTTAATCGAGTCAATATAATCTTCATAATGTGATTCGTAAAATTTCATTATGTAATAAAATAACTAAAACTTTAAGTTCTAATATGATTGATATACAATCGACGCTAGCGTTACCTCAACAATTGAAACCAACAATAGCAATGGGATTGCATACGATGGCATGAATTCTAATTTATCTATTATCGGTTTAATAAATTCTATATCTGATTTGAACCCGAATAAGGCTATAATTCCGAATAATAAAGTCGTTATACATATAAATGTTTTTACATTATTCAACATTTCAGTTTGCGATTTACTTTTCCTTATCTTCTTATTGCCTTTATCATTCGTAATTAGTTTTATAGATGATAGATGTAATATTAACGGAATAACCAGTATGTATTTTAAATAAGGAATTATGTTTCCAAATCTGTTTGCTGTAATAGAGTTGAATAATCCACCAATATCAGCAAGTATCCTCGATTCCCTTATAAATTTTGGCGCTTCGTCGTATTTATATAATTCCGAAATCAATCCATATGCAAATAAGATTGATATATAGAACGAACCGATTAGCATGACCCATTCTAATTTATCGTTAAATAAGTATATACAAAAAAACAATTGTAAAATTAACGCATAATATAACATAAATTTACTTAATTCTATTTGCGGCATATATTCTATTCGCATATATTTATCTTATACGTATCACATATCCATTGTATCAATGTTTCTTCTTTGCAATAAGTGAAGCTTTCTTTGAATTTTTTTATATTGTAAAACTCTGGTTTTGCCATATTATCGCGCTTGTAATATACGTATGCCCCATATTTTCCAGTTCGAACGCTAAGTTCATTGTTTAGAACGCGCAATATATTACTATCTGCAGTTTTTGTTGTTACTAGTAAAGGTTTTACATCATCTAGTGTTATTTCTAAAAATGGTTTCTTAATAGAGCTAATGCCTTTCTTGTCGGACCCCCATTTTGCAAATACTCCGAAACGGCCATTAGCAATCGATAATTCATGGCCCTCCCATTCTCCAATGATTCGTTCCTTTACTTGTTCTAATTCGCCAATAGTATAATTGCCGGTCTTTAATTTGTCTACGTCTAACACCACATCACGATTTACTGATTTAAGAGAGGAAGTTGTATTATCTCGGAGAACTGGACCATTTTTTGTAAATATAATATCGTGTGCGTCATCCACTTTGTATGTTGCCTTTTTAACCGGCACAATCATTGATTGTATTGCCGCGTCGCAATCGATGCAAATTTCGTGCCAATTATCCTTCGTGGCTTTATCGAGCATAGTTTCCATATTACTTGTGTAATTATAAGAGAACAGTCCGTCAAAATGTAGTGCCAAAAACTCGGATATCATTATACCAATTGGTTCTATAACTAATTTATCTCGTTCATTGCCGACGTTCTTCTCAACCTCGGTTTTCGTAATCTGATTACCAGTTAATTTATATTCAGCAAATAACATCTTTTCTCCTTCTAAGTCTCGTTTTTTTACATATCCTCGGTCTTGTATTGTATCCACAATCGATGCAAATGTAGATGGTCGACCGATTCCCATATCTTCTAATTTTCGTATTAAACTGGCTTCTGTGTAATGCGAATGTTTGTTATGAAACGCCGGACGTGACTCTATAGAATTATAGGAAACAATTGGTGAGGCGAGGGATTTCAAATAATGCAACACGCCATTTCCCTCGCTCGCGTCGTCGATTTTGTCAGCTGCTATTCTCCAACCAGAGAACATTGGTATTTCTACAACACGTGTATAATTCAATGATTCCGGCGCGGTGATTCGACACTCAACTAGTGTCGCCTTATAGTCTGACATACAACTTTCTATAGTAGTTCTCCATAGTAGCTTATATAAAGATACTATTTTGCCTTCATACTTTCCAACCAACTCATTTGCATCAATATGGGTTACGCGGATTGCTTCGTGTGGATTGTTCTCATTTTTGTTCTCTAATTTCGACAAATCACCTATAAATTTATCTCCATACGTCTTCGATATATGAGAACCTGCCACTTCTAAGAACTCTTTTGAATATTTATTGTTCTCTGTTCTCATGTATGTTATGTGACCGTCCTGATACAGAACTTGACATAGAGCCATTGTGTCTTTCGGAGATAGACGCAGATTATTGCTGGCGAGTTGTAACAAAGCAGATGTGTTTAATGGCGTCGATGGACCTTTCACAGACTCCTTGGGAGAACCTATACTTAAATTATGAGAAAAATTACTTGATTTTGATAGAAATCCACTTACCTCATTTTCGTCAAGTTCTCTGGAGAGGCTAAATTCTAAGTTTCTTGAAAAGAACCGAGCAATCGTTTTGTATGTTTTGCTAATGCAGACTCCATTTTTTTTATCCATTTCGTTTTCATATACGAGTCGAAGTGCCGGTGACTGGCATCTACCTGCAGACAATCCATTATCCTTGTTATTATATAGGTATTTCCACAGCACCGGCGAAACACGGAAACCAACCAATATATCGAGAACCTGTCGCGCAAACTGTGCATGAACTAAGTTAATATCGATGGTTTTCTTATTTTGTAGTGCCTTTTTTATTGCGGATTCTGTTATTTCGTGAAATAATATTCGATGCGTAGAGCAAACTGGTAGGTCGAATGTGTCGCAAATATGCCATGCAATTGCCTCACCTTCGCGGTCATCATCAGTCGCCAATATTATATTTGGTTTCGGAAACATTCCTATAATATTGCGCAGTTTATCTACATGGTCTTGTTTACTTGGTATTATAGAGAACTTTGGTGTATAATTGTTGGCAACATCTATCGATTTTAGTCCATCAATTGTTCGAATATGACCATTACTCGCAACACACTTATATTGAGAACCTAAGAAACTCTCTATTTTTTCACACTTTGATGGCGATTCTAATATTAATAACCATTCGGCTTCTCCCTTGTCAAATGTTTTTTTGGTTTTAACATAGTTAACCTTCTTTCGGGGCGGCATTACTATATAATTGTATATAGTAATGTTTTTGTATGGTTTATTTACGAGCAATCTTCGTTTCTATATAATTAAATAATTTTAACATAGGCATGTCGTGTCGCTCACGAGCCATCGAATCAACTGTTTTCATATTAACATCTATAAAGTTCATGTTGTTTATAAACAACCATGCATTATATAATAAAAAAAGTGCCAATGTAAATATTACATCTTCATGTTTAATTGTATCATTACGCATGTAATAAAGTGGTAATAACTTTGTTATTATAACTACCATGAAAAAATATAAAACTGACTTTGCACTAGCATTCTTGTATATTAAAAGCATAAGCACTACTATATTTTCTAGTATTCCGATTATAAATGCAAATTTTGGACTAAATGTTGTAAATTTTACAACGTATGCGATAAACCATATAAGAATCCAATACGAAAATATGAAATCTAAACGCATTATATATAATAATACACATATATATTTGTAACGTAAACTCATTAAAAAATATTTATATTACAATGTAAAGACATTTTTATTTATTCATACATAATGAGTGACGAGTTGGAAACAATTGAACGTATATACGGAAATATTGGAGTGCCGGTATTAGTATTTTCAACATTTGTAGGATTTTCTTCTGGTATTATGGGAGAACTATGTCATTCCGATAAATACGACCGTAATTCAGCAGTTACGTCCTTTGTAAATATAACTGGTTGTACCTTTTTGGGAGTATTTACCGGATTTTACTGGCCGTTTGCTATGCCATTATTAAGCCTGGGCGCAATCTATAATAAATTTGCGTATAAATCGCCGAAGCAGTTAACAAATAAATAAATTCGATAATAACTTACTTAAACCACATATTGTTTTATAATTTATAATGATTATACCGATTTCTAATGAAATACTTGACACATTCCAACTAAAAAACCACGAATACATGGTTAATTCTGACTATTATGTAAATAAATCTGGCGACCAAGAATATCGTTTGTATTCATACTTATCTACGTTTTTTAATCACTCGATAATATTGGATGTCGGAACTCTCACTGGTAGAAGCGCTATCGCTCTATCACATAATAATTCGAACCATGTAATTAGCTATGACATTAATGATTATATTGGTGATATTAATCACAAACTGTTTACAAAGAGTAATATTAAGTTCCATTTGAAGGACGTATTTGAGGACTTAACGGAAGATTTTGTAAAGAAACTCTCGATTGTTATGATTGACGTAGACCACTACGAAACGTTTGAACGACGATTGATTGATAGGCTGAAAGAGTTGAAGTTTAGTGGAATTATTATATTGGATGATATAACTGGACACCCGGACCCGAAGGTTAAGGAATGCATGCAACGATTGTGGGATGGAATAACAGATGAGAAATACGACTTTACTAAATATGCGCATTGGTCTGGAACCGGCGTAATATTAATAAATACCGATATCCAGTTTAAATTTGATTGATTTAGGACAATTATCTTTGTATAATATATAATGTCCTCTCGATGCCGTAATGGAACCAGGCGCTGCCCGCCTAAAACTGGCAAGTGCTACTCTGTCAATAACAGAACCGTTAAAAACAGGTCTCCGCCTCCCGCGAAACGCCCGGTGTCATTCATTGAGTTCTGCAAAATAGCTGCCGAGTTATATGGAGTAAAATATAGTTTCTGTCGTTCAAATGGTAGAATGCGCATGATTTACTATGGAGCGAAAGACAAGAGCAACATCATTTACCCTAAAAAACTGGAAATGATTGGAACGCCTGCCGACGAATATATTACGAGACGCCCCTTTAATAAGATGGCCGTCAAGAGTAAGACCGGCATAACTGCAAATGTTACGGTCAGATAATAAATTATAAACCCATATAGACAAATGCATATATAATTATATGCATGTATCAGATAATAGTAGAAAACGGACAGTTTGAGTTCTATGAATTCGATTCGCTTATTCCAGAGCGTGATAATGAGTCATTCAAAAATATCCAAATGAAAAATTCTAAAATGTTCTCATTGGATGTAGTTGATAAGTCAGGAACGTTGATGTATTCGTATATCCGCTCTGGTGAAATAATTCCTGGCGTGCTTATTCTGAATGGCAATCGGACATACGGCAAGACAGAGAATGGTAAGCGTAATTTATACAAGTGTATTCCTGATAATCGAGAACTTCCAGCATTCTTGGTTCCATATGACATTAAATTGGGGTTCTCAAAGGATGTAAAAAATAAATACGTTGTAATTCGATTTGAACACTGGAATGATAAACACCCGAGGGGTATGATTTTGGAAACGATTGGTGATGTGAACGTAATGGACGCATATTATGAATATAAATTGTATTGTAGAGATATTCATGATTCAATCGCTCTATTTACGAGTAAAACGAGAGAACTAGTAAAGTTGTATGGCGATGTAGTGAATAGTATACTTCAAAATACAAAGTATAATATAGAGGACCGTCAGGATGTTCTCGTTTATTCAATTGATCCAGATGGTTGCACTGACATAGATGATGCATTCAGCATTCAACCAGATGGAGATGGTTATAAAGTAAGTATCTATATTGCAAATGTATTTGTCTTCATGGAAGAACTCAAATTGTGGGACCAGATTGAATATAGAGTATCTACTATCTATCTACCTGATAAGAAGAGAACAATGCTTCCTGCGGTTTTATCTGAAAATCTATGTAGTTTACTCGAAAAACAAACGCGAATCGCATTTTGTATGGATGTATATTTGAATTCTACTGGACAGCTTATGTCTAAGCACGAGTTTAAAAATGTCTCAATTAAAGTCCATTCTAACTTTGCATATGAAGAACCAAAACTACTTGCAAATAAGAACTATCAAATGATGCTAGGACTAACTCGCAAAATGAAGTCTGACATAAACAATAGTCATGATTTAGTTGAATATTGGATGATTTATATGAACAGTAAGTGTGGTGAACAACTCGCACTAATTCAAAATGGAATTTTTAGAACCGCTACTATAAAAGAGAACACAGACAATAAGATGAGTAGAATTATACGTAATTGGAACGATGTATCTTGTAAATATGTTGTGTTCTCTAATACAGAGAATATTAGTCATCAACTTCTGAAGGCAGATACATATGTTCACATCACTAGTCCAATCCGACGATTGGTGGATTTGTTGAATCAGACTATTTTCATTTATCATATGAATATTTCAGAAATCAGCGAAAGCGCATCCAAATTTGTAAAGGATTGGACACGCAAAATCGAATACGTAAATAAGAAAACTAAGTCTATACGTAAGGTCCAAACTGATTGCGATTTAATGACCATGTGCTATAATAATCCGGATATAGTTGCCGCCATACATCCTGGTGTGGTTTTTGACCAAGTTATAGACAAGGACGGAATGTTCAAATATTCGATATACTTGCATGATTTGAGAACATTTGGAAAGATAAGGACCGATTTAAATATAAGTAATTATTCAGATGCAAATTTCAAATTATATTATTTTGGAGATGAATATGATAGTAAACGTAAGCTAAAGTTTCAAATTATATAGCCTTAAATTATATATGGTTCTTAAATTGGAAATTACAAATGATAATTTAGAAGTCCCGACATGTAAAGTGAATGTGCGACGCGATTCGAGAAAATCTAGATTTTGCTATCGCAGATTGAGTCGTCGGAGTGGTGTTTTAAGTCGTAAAAAAAATGGTCGAATGCGTAGAACAATACGTAATAACAACGTCCCAATGCGCATCATGTAGCCGTGTAAATTATCGTATCAAATAAAAAATGGTTTCATTAAACTAAATGAAACTATTTTTATAGTATTTTTTGAGGTTTATATTTAACAACCTAATGCCCCTTAAGGGAGGGGTCTTAGGGGAACCGTAGGTTCCCTTATAACTTAGAATAGGCAGATGATTTGATTGATGTGGTCGAAAGTGCCGATAGAGGAGATGTCGTTGTCGTTGTCGTTGTTGTTATTGATAGAATCATGGTCATAAAGATTGAAAAGTTTGTCAATAA